GTTCGGGTACATGATGTTTCCATTCTCCCGTATAACGGGTTTCTACTGCTTCTAAATCAACTAAAAATATTTTACTCACAATATGCTATCGCCTTTATATTTGTCCCAGCTGGTAAATTTAGAACGATCTTTTAAGTCATGCAAACTATGGCTCCATACACCGGGGTTTGTTGCTTTAAAATCTTTATCGTCTATTTTTAACATTGTATTATAATTCCATAATTTAATATACGGTATAGGCACCCGAATTTGCGGAATAAAGTTATCGCGTTCGTTCAAACCGCCTTCGTTAAATTCTTCAACAGCACTAATAGGAATATCCAAACTGCAAAGAAAGTCTCGATCGAGAAAGAATGTAATCATTCTCTCCCAATCTACCCAATCTTTATTATTTTTTGGACTAAAACTATGATTGGCACCAAAGAATATATGGTTAGCACCATTTAATCTTTTTGCAATTTCGTCAGTTGGTTGTATACCAACTACAAATAAAGTTTGCATACCAAATGCAGGAGTGTGCTCTACTTCCTTGCCGGAAAAGAAAACTACATCTTCAGCAGTGCCAGTATCATAGTCTCGGTTCATTCTATATCCTTTAGTAATTCATCGGGGTCAATATCACCCCAGTCGTCTTCAGTTTCAATAACAGGAGTATCCGAATCAAACAAGTTATTAAAAGCAGCACCAGTGCTAACGCTATTGGCATTGACATTTACAGCATTAAGCAAATTAGCAGCACGATCTAGTTCGGTCATAGGTGTTTCGCTAGTAAACACTCGATTGATAAGTTCTACCATGTAAACTACATTACGAGGTACCCATTGACTTGGCTCGTCAATGCCTGCTTTAACCTTACGCCAGTGAGCAGGATCAGGTTTGCTCAACAAGCATGCTTGGTCGGCAAGTGCATTTGCACGTTGTACGCTATCAATGTGTTGATAAACGTTATGACTCATCATCAGGAAATAACTAAAACTATCCCAACTTGTTTTACTGACCTTGCCCAACTTGTTTTCTTGCCCTGGCTTATAGTAGCAAACATCACCTATAGACATACGCTCACTTATAGGGCTACCCCATGCAAACGGAGTTTCATTACCGGCAAATCTACGATCATCTAGAGCTTTAGTCATTACGTATCTAAACGAATTATTTTCGTGTCTATGTTGTGTATACAACTGGCCTTTAGCTGTTGCAATAAACGGGCTTGCACAATCATACGTGATAGTCATGTTGGGATTTACGTGCTCTCGCAAATTACGCTGCACTGCTGTTAGCATAACTGCCCATTCTAACTTACTAGTACCCAGGAAGTGGATAACATCACGCCCGGGCTCTAATAGTTTTTCGTCTCGAAGAGTGATCATCCTGCGTAGCATTAAATATGCATCTCGCATGTTTTGACCCCCAAAGGCCCAACCCTCGAATGGATAATGTTTTACAGTGTTATACCAAATGTCAGCATCTGCACCATTGCCGCCTTGTAGAACGTTCAGGAATTTAGTTTTACCCTTACGGTTAGCAAGAAAGTAATCATTGTTAAACAACGTTCCTTTTAGTGCATCACTAAAACCGTTTAGTTTTGTTCTCTCTCGATTTACAGGATCAGCAGCCCATGTTGGGATATCAAGAATCATCGAGTAGTCAGCAGTTTCTTCCAACCAGTTAAGAATGGCATTGCGAACACCATCAGCGGAACCTTTGTAGTCAGCATCACCCTTCTTTTCAAAGAACCGATCCCAGTCAAACTTGATAACACCTTTACCAATTTGGAATCCGCCAGAGTCGCCTAGGATAAAAGTTTCCTTTTTATCTCTACCGTGAATCATAGATTCTTCAACTAGACTTTTTTGTATATCTAATTGTGCATGCCCTGCAGAATATAGTGCCCAAGGATAGTAATAGTAGGCCTGCTCTTTATTTAGAAAGTTAAAGCCTTCTATACCATTTTCAAATTCTTTAGGTATTCTACTTGCAGGAACAAATTCTGCATGCTGCTGTTTGCTCACGTGTGTATTATAAAATCCGCTAATACTAGGTAAGAATACAGCATAACCTTTGTTTCTATCCCAAAGATTTACCTTTGTTTTTTTACTTGTCATTAAATAAGTCTCCTTATATACCGTGCTTTTTATCACACGGTATATTTAGGTTTTGAAAATTATTTTGCAACGTAGCCGGTGCCAGTATATTGCATACTTGCGGCCAGATCTGGCCAAGCACTCTTATAAAGACCCACATGGATCTTTAGCTTTTTTGGTGTGCGATCATTTGTGATCTGAATGCTAACATCATATGTATAGCTTTGCTCTTTAAGCACGACTTCTGTAATTTCATAGTCGTGAATCCAACGATCTGCACGTAGGTCGCTGAGATAGTTTTGGAACATATCAGCAGCCATATGACCTAAACCGTCTTGTAGTATGCCGTCATACATTTCGGCAATTTTTAGCAAGTCATACTTGATATCATTGATATGAATCATAGCACGGCTAACGCTATTATGATATTGGTTCATAGTACGAACCTTAGCTCTTGTTGTATTGAATGTGGCATCCATTTTCATTATCCTCACTTACGTCAATCCAAACATCACGACCCGGATGCTTGGCTTTAATTTGTGCGTATAGATCATCGGCGATCATTTCGCAACTCTTATAGTCTAGTGCTAGTGTAGCATCTTTGTAGAGATTTTCCAACCAGCGTTTAAACTGAATAAACTCAATATCCCTGTCATCGTGAAACACTTCGATGGCAATCTTAAAGTGAAAAATATGACGATGTGGGTAGCCTAAAAAGCTAACATCATATTCATCACCGGTTGCCAACTTAGGGTCTGTTAAGGCTGCGGGATATTTGTGAATGCCTTCACGTTGAAAGCGAACCCAAATCATTTTTTGCATGCTTAACTCCACTTTTCGATGCTAGGATACGTTGGCTTTTTTACTTCAGCTGGTTTTTCTGCGATCTTTGGAGATTCAATCACTGCGGCTAATTCGGCAGTTTCTTCATCTTCAGTTGCGCTAACTGTTTCAGCATGGCTGCTTTTACTTCCAAGTAGATACTCATGAAAATTCCAAATTTTCCAGTCGATTGCTTCTAAAAATTGCTCAATGCGCTTGAGTGTTTTTAGTATTTGTTCGTTAGTATCGTCATTCATAATTATCTTCCTTAATAGTTATAGTATAACCGTTTTCTTCTGCAATATTATTTACCACATTCATCAACATCCAAAGTTTCCAATCTGTTCGATGCATGTATTCTGTTTGCTTTTTAAGTTCGTCAAGGATCTGTTGATGAACGTCAGGCTTGGTTGCTTTTGTTTCCACATTAGGAGAAACAGGTGTTAGTTTTTTAGTAGCCATTATCGTGTGTGTCCTGGGAGAATGTAGTTATACACACCGATGCCGCTATCGATAGTAATCATACAAGCAACTTGGCTAAAATGAACACGACATTCACCGTTCATACCCAACTTGAGAATAGAAAGGAACTTGTCAATAGGCCAAGCATAGCCTTCTTTCATAGTGCCTGCAACATTTGTTGCAAATGTCATACGACCAAAGTGACTACCACCCGTATCGCTACCAAAGATAAAGACCAAGTTGCCGTTTTCTGTTTTAACAGTAAAGGTTGGTTCGATGCCGCTGTAAATACCAGCCTTTTGGCTCATCTCACTTACTTTGCTTTTTAGCGGTTCAAATTCTACGTCCCATTTGACGCCTTTAAATTTGCTTTGTTGCAACTGCTCGTCGATGATTTCTTTACTCATCAAGCGATACTTGTCGCTGTTGCCATCGTTGTCTTTAAACTGGATGTAATCAGGAATGATTGCACCGTTTTTAGTAGTAGTAAGAACTTCTACTTCGCTGCCTTCTTTATTGTAAAGACCGCTGAGACCGTTTAGAAAGCCAAGGTTGCCAAGGCCGACTTCACCAATCAAATCACCGTTTGGTGATTTTAGTTTTGCATCAAGCACAACTGTTTTCTTTTCATCGCAGGTCCAAACTTCTGTGTCAGTGTCTGTTCCGGTAATTTTTGCCAGGTCAAAGAAACCAAGGCTGGCAGTGTGCCGCACGATATCTAAAATTTCGTTTTTCATTAAGTTATCTCCTATTATGAGATTATAAGGGAAAAGGATTAGGAAATCAACACGTATCTTGCCAATATTATCATTACGATAAAAGTTTGGTGATGTGCGAACTGTTCGGCGCCAAGCCATTGCCAATAAGTCTTATCACGATAAGAACGTGCGCCAAAACGCATATGTATCCAATCTATGTGATAATGAATTATTGATTCGAGAACTACTAATCCTAGTGTTAGGCCTAAACTAAAATCTACTATTAGGCCTGCCATCAGCGTGCCAAACGCATGATGTAATACGTGTATAAAACTATTTATAGAGCCGTATCGCAATTTGCTCACGGCCATGTCTTGCGTTTGTAAAACATACTCGCATATAAAATGCTTTAGGTTTAACAATATCGCAAAGGTGATTAGGGAAAAGGTAATTTCGAATGATGCCACATACTTATTTACTCTTTACCCGAACCAAGTAATATAGTTAGATAATCAACCAAACAATTGATCAAAACTTGTCTTTTGATCGCTTGCACTAATGTCCCAATTTAGCACACCAATCAAGTTATCTACCTTGTTGTCAATAATAGTTGATTCCATAGCCGCATGATCAAATGCTAATTCTTTAAACCAATCAGGCAATCTCATTTCGTCAATTGGGTACGCCATACTTGTAATGCCCATTGGATTGGATTTAAGTTTGCAAACAATAACCTTCATACCGTCTGTAATATCCATACTGCGAGAATCGCTGTTGGCTCGCTTAAATCTATTCCAATTGATAGCTGCCATCGCATGACCGACTCCGCACTTACCAGTCTTTTGGAAGTGCTCTGTATGCTTGGTCAAGTTGTTGACACGTTTGGGAGTTCCTTTTTCCCAACCTGGGCGTTCCTTAAATGCAGTTCTAAATTCATTTATAGCATCAATAACGTCTTGCTTATCTTGACCTCGTAAGACCATGAGTAGAATCTTCTCCAAAAACTTTTGCATGAATTCTGGAGTATCTGCTCGCTTAAGGTCAAGACCCATAGCTTTAATCTCGCCGTCGCTGCCGTCTACATCCTTGCGCTTGCCTTCTTTGTCATAGATAAGAACTGCATAACGCTTTTTAGTAATAAACAAACCTTTGCTAGCAACAACTTCTCGACCTGCTTTAATAACATCGCCAAATGTAGTAGGGCAGTTAAAGGCTTGATTCATAAAGGGAGTAAAGCTGGCATTGACTTCTTCGGCAACAGTGTCATACAGTTCAACAACAGTATCTTTAGTCCAGTTGATCTCGCCTTTGGCTATTTGCTCTTGATAAACAGGCTCGGCACTGAAATAGCAACTGTCAGTATCGCCGTAGATAATAGTCTTACCCACGTGATTGTAATCACCTGTAAATAATTTATTTGTTTCACTAGCCATATGTCGAGCAACACAACGACCGGTTAAGGTAGTTGATTGTCCAAGTCGTTGATCAAAGAATCTACTACCTGCGTTAAGCAACGCACCATATAGACTGTTCAAATTAATCTTTTTCACCAACTGTCGCTTGTCCCAGAACTCAAATTCTTTCTCGTTATCAATACAAGACTTGGCTTTCTTTTGTAGCTCTTTACGTTCACTGTACCAACGTGCTAGTAATCCAGGAATAACGCCTTGTTTCTCATAAGTAAAGATTGTACCGTTTGCGGTTAGCATCCAAGGATTCCCACTTAGGTAAATCAAGTCATATGCTTCGGCTGCACTTAGTTCTGTGCTGCGTCCATCTTCCCAGTCGATAACTAAGTCATATCCACGATTACGATTCATGATTTCATCATATTCGTAAACGCAGAACTTGCCATCCCAGAAGTCAGCAAATGCTTTTCCTTCGGCTAGCCACTCTTTTAATTCAGCTTTAGTCTGTCGCTGTCTAACTTGTCCAATAATAGTTTCGGGGCTCATATTAAGAGCACGAAGCAAACTTGGATACAGACTGTTCAAGTCCATTGAGCCAATCCAGTTATGCACACCTTTTTTAGGATAAGCAACATAAGCACCTGCGGCCTGTGTTTCACCATCGGCTGATCTATTTCTATCCCTTACTATTAGTCCACGACTGTGAGCTTCGTTGATAATAGCTTGGTCGGTCATAGCTACTGCGCCCAGCGTAGTTCGCAAGGTAACAGTATTAGCATGAGCCAGAACGTTTACTAGATCGATATATTGTAGTTTAGCATCTAGTTTGACTAACAATGCAGTATCTTGTCTGTTATACAAGATAAACTTTTCAAAGTCATTATTGTAAAGTTGATCTAGCGTACCTTCATAGTGAACTTTAGTTTCGCCTAGCTCAATCTCCCCAACATAGTCCAGTCGATATGTGTGAAGTTCGTGATAGGTATACTTGCGATAAAGTTCGAGATAGTCCAGGTGAACACGACCAACAAAGTCAAATGTTTCTGCAACCTTGCCGTATTTTTCATACTCGCGACGTGTAGGCTTTATATCCCAAAGACAGAAGCGTCTTGTATGATCAGCACCCAATATTCGTGAGATTCGGTTGACGGTGTAAGGTACGTCATAGCCTTCGCTATTCCATCCACTAAGTGTATCAGCATCTTGTAGTAAACTTAAAAAGTAGTCCAACATCTCTGCTTCAGTATCGCAAAGTATTGTATCATCAAAACGAGCAACAATAGCTTCTGCTAGTGCTTGATCCATACTCTTTGGTTTAATAACTAGTGTAATTAGCTTGTTTAACCAGCCTAAATGAACGGAGATAGCAGTAATAGGATTAAAAGGATCGCTTGGGTCAGCATACCCTCTTACCTTATCATATGCAACTTCAATGTCGAAGAATGCCTTGTTAAGTTCAGGTGCTTCGCTGTTTAGATAGTTAGTTTCCAAGCAACGGTTAAGCGGCTTAATGTCACTTTCATAAAGCCTCTTATGACCAAATATTTTTTTCTCTTTGTCAAACGCCTTGCGAGTTGCAACTGCAACCTTACTTAATCTTTCTCCGTCGATACCAGTATATTGACCTTTTGGATCGGCATAGTAGAACAGATAATGAGCAGGATATTGTCGCTCTTTCCTAACTCCATCTACTCGTTCAACTACCTTGACAATGTCTTTGTCTTTTATATAAATCGCGTCAATATAACTCATGTAAGTATGTATTTTGTAAAGCCGTAAATGTCAATGCAGGTCAGCATGACATACATACTTGTTTGTCCAAAGCTGCCTCTACTCCATGCACATACGGCTGCAATACTACAACCACTTAACCATAACGGGTATAGTAGATAAAGTGCAGGATCATTTACAGTTATAGCAAGTATAATGCTGCATGCTATGCTGGCAAACCAGTTATAGCACTCACCTGCCATTCTTAATGGATGTTCGTGCCAGTCACGCTTAATCCATGCAATAGTATCAGATATCAACGGTGACCTGCAACTTCAAGAACTTCTTCAACTTCTGTAAAGGCATTTTGTTCTTTTTCAAACTCGTTTTTATAAGCGATCTTGAGTGCTTTTTTTAGCACGCCGGGCTTCATATCAAGTTCTTCTGCAATACCTTTAATAGTATCGGTGAGACCTTCGTTAAGTGCAGCGACTTCGCTCATCACTTGCATGCCTTCGGCAAATAGTTTTTTGATTTTGGCCTTTTCATCGGCACTGAACATACGTGGATCCATAATAACTCCTAAAGTAAAGTGTTATTATAGCAGCAACTATAACTAAAGGTCAAGATTGTTTGGTAAAGAGGGCGATTTCTTTTTCTCGAAGATCTGCCAGTTCAACTGAAGGACGACCGGATTGTAAAATCCATTTACGGAATTCTGCAACTGCTGTTGGCATATCATTTCTGTTTATTGCCTTGAGTAAAGTGCTGTTTCTAAATATAGCAATACCTTGACTTGATACAAAAGACTCTAATGCTGTGAATTGCGAATTGGTTAGTTCTACTCTAACCAATTCTTCTATTTGACGTTTGATTTGCATTATCTATTTTTTAAAGTAGCAGCAAGCATCCATGCATGTTTAGCAAATGCATCTTGTCTTTCTGCCATCAAATTACTTAGTCCGTGCAGGCCATTTTGTTCTGCAAGATCATAACAAACTTTAATACTGCTTTGGACAATATCTATATCTGCTAATAACTTTTGCAACATGTCATGACTTGTTGGTATCTCAACTTGATCTTCTATTTGGCTAAGTTCTGCATAACGACCAAAACTACCCGGAGCATAAGCGCCAATGGTTCTAATGCGTTCTGCAATAGTATCTATACTAGCATAGACTTCGCTGTAGATTGTTTCAAACAGACCGTGATATTGATAAAAGTCTGCACCTTCTACGTTCCAGTGAAAGTTTTGTGCTTTTAAGCTGTATGCATAGTGATTGGCTAATACTAACTTAAGCGATTGACTAAGTTCATCCATTTATTGACCTCCTACTGCACGACCTTTAAAAGGATGTTGCTTTTCTTTTTTGCCTAATACAGGGCTTGTTTTCTTTGGCATTTCTTCTGCCGGAACTTGTTTTGCTCTACGTTGGTCAGCATCAACTGCTTCCATTGCTTGTCTAATAGCGCTAGTTCCTTTGCGACTATTTAATGCAGCTTGCAATTCGCTTTGACTTGCACCAGCACGTCTTGCTCGTGTTAGATAGTCGTTATCGCCTGTTTCTGTATATTTGGCTAATAGCTCTTTACGTGTACCGCCTTGGCTTTTTGGATTGTAATCAGTGACACTAGCTTCACCTAATGGATCCCATTTTGTACCAGACAATGCATACTCAATTTCACTAGGATGGACATAGCCTGCTTCTAAGTCTGCTATTAGGTCAGATTTTTCTTGTTCTCTATCTTTTCTTAACTCGCCGATAGAATCTAAATAGTCTAAATAGTCTTCGACCATATCATCGAAAGGGTCATCTGTTTGGCGGCTAGCTTCCGCTACACCTTTCCAATCAGTTTCGCCACCTAAATCATCAATATACATTGCTTGCTTGATGATGTTTAGTAGATACTTTTTGGCGTCTGGCGTCGGTGCCATTTTAGCATATTGTTTTGCTGTGTAATCGTCACCGTTATCTAACGCATCTCTAACATCTTGCTCGTCGCTTGTCTTTAGCTTGCCTCGCAACTCACTTGCCATCTTTATGTAGTGGGCCTTCTTTATATCATTCTTGGTTGCTTTTGCTCTTTGTTCGTAATCAGTAATCATTTGCCATAAGCGATTCTGACTTCTTTCTTCTGAGCCTTCGGCCACACCTTGCTCTTTGACATACTGTTTATCACCAATAGTTTCTAGAGAACCTGAAACAACTGGATTGCCATGAGCATTTTTATGTGCCTCTTGTTTTGTTTTATACGAAGCCAAGACATTACCATCTAATTTTGATACAACATGATGCTGGTGGGATGTGTTTGCTTCTTCCGCCACACCTTGTTGCTTCTGACGCCATACGCTAGAGTTCTTTAGTCTGCCTGTTGAGCCCCAGGCAATACTACGACCGTTGAACACAAACACTTGCTTGTTTAATACAACAGCAGGGCTATGTGGGTCTGAACCAAACTCACCGGAAACATCTCCGATCTTACGAGCACCCTTAGACTCTAAGAATTTCCAAAACTTTTCTACAGCTTTGGCCTTGTGCCATTTAGGTTGATCTTCTGGCTTCAAATCACGCTCGATAAAAATATAACCAGGATCTTTGTAACGTGAGCCATCACCGCGAGTCCACATTCTCATACCTGGATTCTTGTAATCCATTGGATAGTATGGGCTACCGCTCATTTGAGTGTTGAACTCGCTAATCAAGCCTCTGATAAAATCGATGGTATTAGACTCTTTTAAGTTAGGATTGCGCCAACCTTTGTCTACTTTCTCAGCATTGCTCATACCTTTTGTTGGTGGTTGCTCTGCTTTTGCTTTCTGGCGCTGGGCCCAACGCAATGCGTTGCGCTGTTGTTGTGCAGGGCTTGCTTTCTTTTCTTTGCTTAGATCACGATATAATGCCTTACCTAATGCACTAGTGTGAGGATTCTTTTCAGCCTCTGCACCCTCTCTAGTAGACACGCGCTTCATAACGCCCATAAAGTCTGGACTGTTCTTTAGCTTGTCAAACTCTTCGTCAGGATCATACCACTTACCTGTTTTACGATCCTGCACCTGACGAGACTTATCCATTGCTCGATTAAGAATATCGGCACCGTGCTTAACAACATCAGCCGGCTTGGCTACTTGACCGATACCCTCTTCGCCTTGATTAGCTTCATCGTCATATCGACTGCCACGATAACCTTGACTATCCATTTCATTTACGCCCTGCTCTCGTTGTGCTCGTTCAGCGGCTTGTATAGTACGCCATAGATTATTCATAGGTCCTTCCATATCACGAGCTTTACGTTCGTAGTCTGTTAGGTTCTGTTCTCTATCTGCATACTGCCAATTGCTACCACCTAGACTCTTATATTTCTTTTTCATGTCTTCATACTCAGCACGTAGTTCAGGCAAACGAGCGATATTATCATCCATTTGTTTTTTCTGAGCAGCTTGCCGAGCAGCTTCGTCGCGATTCTTAACACGGTTAAGTCCTGCTTCTCTACGACGATAAGTGTCTAAGTCTTTGGCTTTTTGTTCTGCATCGCGACCAAACATAGCACCCATTTGGCTAAGTGCTTTTTGTTTGGCGGCTTTTGTTCTATAGTCGCCTAAGCTAACTTCATCTAACTTTTTATCGTTGCCTAAGTCTTCTAATCTCATTTTGCTGCCTTTTTGTGTGCATCATCATAGACAGAACCTGTTGCTCCGTCCCATTCGCCGATGCCTTTACCGTTGGCCATAGCTTGGCAAATATCACGATCACCATCAAATTCAGTAGCGCCTGCACGTTTGCAAGCTGCACGCCAACCGCTATAAGTGTTGTATTCTGTTTCGCCTATATGGTTCTTAGCTTCTACAACATGACGTAGATTTTCGATAAACTCGCGAACTTTCTTTGGACGTCCTCTTGCACTCTTATAGCCTGTTAAGTTTGACGAACTAATAGTTTTTGCTAACTTAGATGCAATGTCACCTTTAGTTCCGCCCCATTCTCCTGCTACGTAGAATTTGTTGCCTTTTTGTACAACTGCTACAGCATTTTCTCTGCTACCAACAACTTTTGCACCTTCATGGCTACGCTTAACTTTTCTATACCATGCAGCATAATCATTTACACTAGTACCGCTATCAGAAGATTGTACTGCTGCACTAGGACGACCGCGACCACGGCGAGGTGTTTCTGGATTTAGTTTTGCTGCTGCTTTAGCTTCGGCATCACGTTTTTTAGCTGCGGGCTTTTTGTTACCCCAAGAGTCAAAATCGTCTTCATCTCCGTCATCACCTTGGAACTCACTACCATACTTGCCTTTATGGACAACGCCGCTGCTAGTTTTAGTAACAGTAGTACCCATACCAGTTTTATGAGATTTGTCGTTAAAGCCATACCAATCGTCATCTTCGTCGTCGTAACGCTCAGCAACAACCGCTTTCTTGCCTTCTGTAATTAGGCGTTTATATGCACGTTTAGCTTCAGTAATATAATCATGTACGTCACGGTCGAATCGTTGTGTTACCCATTCAAACGGATCACCATCGCGAGCTTTAACTGTTCCGTATGGCATTTCACCGTGCATAGAGTAGTAGTCAAATAATGTGTGATACAAATCTGTATCCAATTCTTCGCCGGCTACAAAGTCTTTAACTTCTTTAGGGAAACGCTGTACGATATGTTTTAGCGTATTAGTATTATCTGGTAGTCCAACTGCTGGCGCATCTTCTTGCATACCGTGCTGCGAGATTGTTCCGATACGCTGTGCTGCTGCCTGTGCCATTTCACCGCTGCGATCTCTATATAACATATTACGCATTGGCTTCATGATGTTATCAAAAGTTGCAGGATTAGATAACATTTGCATAAACTGCTCTTGTTGTCCATTTTGCAAGGCTTTCTTGTATAAGCCATATACATAACGAGCTTCTGGGTGCTCTAGTGTAACGGGTTCACCGCCTAGTGTAATAGTTGCATTACTTCCGCTTGTTGCAGCGTTTGCAATAGCTTTTAAGTTGTTTGCTCCAGCAATAACTGGGCTTTCGTATAGTTCAAATAGTTTCATATTGTTTAACCTTTATAATCGCTGAAATCAAAAACTCTTTTTAATCTGTTGTACGCTTCTGTACTTATTTCTTCGTTCACACCTTTTGTCTTTAACTTGCCCGGATAGCGTTGTCGGCCAGGACGACCTTCATTACCGTCGTCACGAATCGGATGTTCTTCGTCATCGTAGCCTTCCACTACACCTTGCTCGTCTTTATTTGCTACTCGGCCATAGCCGCGCTGTTTCATTTCACGGTCGATTACTTTATCAACAAATGCTCTCGCTGAATTTTTTCTTGGCTTTGATTGGTCTTTTCTTGATGCGACAAAATTCGCAAGGCGTTGTCCGTCCATATTCTTAAACGCAGACACTGCGCCTGCCGGCGTAACCATATCAGGCGCAGCACCTATCCCCCAACCTTGTGTAGCACGTTTAACAGACTTCGCGGCACCTTTGATCTTATCACTAATGGAGCCTTCCGCCACACCTTGTTCTTGACCTTGTACATCAACAATAGCACCGTTAGATAGTTTAACCATCATAACGCCTTGTGGACTATACAACTTTTTGTAGCCGGCGGTGCTTATACGGCTAGTAACTGTACCATCTTCAATCTTACCAATACGGTCAGGGGTAATACGAACCGCGCTACTACGTGGTAGTGTCTTCCGACCATTGCGGTCCTTCAATGCAAGTAAATCTTGTAGGATAGCATCTGCATTGTCTAACACGACTTGACGGGCTTCTTCTGCACTTGATGCTAGTACAGTGTAATATTTGCCACGGTAATCACTATACTTGCCTGCATAGTAGTTGTTAAAAATAACTACCTGCCAGGTCTTTAAGCCTTTAAGAGCAGAGACAAAAGTGTCTTCTTGTGCTTCATCTAAATCGTCATCATCACGGAAATTAAATTCACGTTCATTATCGTCTTCGACACCTCTTTTTGGTGCATTAACAGAATAACTAGGAATACTGCTTCCGCCGTCATCAGTATAAGAGCTAGATTTGCGAATATATTGTGTGCGACCGTTGCCTAACTCTTTACGCTCTAAATTGCCTTCGTTCATTGCTTGCCAGTCTTCGTATTCGATATACATATCAGTATCGGGGTCGTAATACTTTCCTTCTACCTTATCATAATAAACAACTTTGCCGCTTTTAGTACTAAAAGGACCTTCTAAACCTTGACGTTCTTGATAACGTTCTTTATCAATACCGCGTGTAACAGTATAACCTTCCGCTAAACTACGAGCTTGTTTAACCATAGCCATGTGTTCAGCTAATTGTTGCTCATTTAGACTGCTAACATCTACAGCTAATAATTTACTAATAAACTCTTTTAGTTTTTGTTTATCCATTTTTCTTAGTGTCCTTTTCTTCTGCTATATTAGCATAAGATCTACGGCTTGCAATTTCTTGGCCGGACTCTTTACGCATGCCACGAGCTTTACGTCTGCGATGCATACGCATCATAGGCATAGAAACACTAGCAAAACTGCCTGCTCCTATACCGCCTGCGTCTTCGATGAGTTCTTTAATCTTCATAATGTTATTTAGTCAATTTGTGTCGAATTATTTTTTAAGACGTTTTACTTTAGTACCAAGTAATTCAACCATTAAAGGACCTTTTTCAACGTAGTTTCTTCGTTCCCCGCTCTTTGTCACTTTAACTCTAAACTTTAAAAATAACTTACCTGTTAGTTCATCATATACGTCAACTTGAGGTAAGCCAACTTTTCTATTGTACGCTGCGTTTAACTTAACAGCGGCTAACTTTGATTCCATATCGTCAAACTTCATCATTTTGTAACCACCGCTAACAAAGTCAATTAAAAGGACATTTGGATTGTTTAGTGTTGCAAAATAGTTAATACCTTTAGCTAAGTCTGTAATAAACATATACTCGTCTTCGTCATTGTTATAAGACAATAATGTTGCCATAACATCCGCAGCAAACTCGTATATGTATTGTACTGCTGGGATTAGACCTTTCTTCTTAAAGATTGCATCAAATTCAGGTTCTGTTCCTTTAATATCTACCCCAAACTTTCCCCATAACTCTGTTTGCTTTTCAAAGAAGTCGTATAGTCTATCGCTGCCCATACCCACTTGCCCAAACTGTGCAGCATCTGCTTTTAAGCTAATGTCTAAACGTTTGCGGTCAACTTTGCCTGTTAGCTTGTCAGTTACTACAACTTCAATATCTACTTTACTAATTTTTTGCTTTTCTGGGTTGCCACCATCGCATATAATATTAATAATATCAGGACGACCGTTTAGATAGTAATACTTACTAAATTCAACGTTATCATCGCTGTTGGCAAAACTTGCAGCACTATCTGCTTCGTTAGTTAAAAGAGCACGTTTAGCTGGATTGATAAAGTCTTGATATGGCTCTGGAGGAAGGACTAGTGTAAAAACAATTTTGTCGTTAACCATAGAACGACCATCTTTAACGCTTACAGAATAAGTATCTGCACTTGTTTGTGTTAAAGAATCAACTACCGACCAAATGTCTTGTACTGTAATTTCTGCAATGTTTTTATTAACGCGAGCCTTAAGTTTAGCAAACATAGCTGCTGCTAAAATACCTTCTGCAACATCACCTCTATTAGAAATCTTGTTGCTACCGTCGCCGCCTTTTTCATCTTTAAATTCTGGAGTTTTTTGTAAGCTACCTAATGATATTTTACCACCATCTGTGAGTGCTAAAACTATTCTTCCGGAAAACTTTCCAGCATCCATTAGTTGTTCTAATCTATCTGCTTCGTCTGGGTCTATTTCTACAGTGTCGCCGGTTGTTGTTTCAAAAGGGCTACCTGTTCGAATTTTATTTAAGAAAGTTTCTTTTCGTCCGGTCCGATCTAAAATGCCAGCAGCATCTAGTCCCTTTTCATTTAAAATAGCTTGTTTAAGTTCTAATAGTTTCATAATATATTATTTATTTTAGTCTTTGTCTAAAATATCCCTGTTAGCACTTAACCATGCTCGTGCGGCTTTACTGTCATCGAATATTTTTCTAGTAACGCCATCACCATCTAGCACATGATAACGAACTTCCATGCTGCCATCAGCACGATTACGTCTAGTCTGTTTAATAAATGCACGACCGTCATCCATGCTTTCCGTTAGTTCATTTATTCTCATGATTTCTTACCTTTGATTAAGTTCATTATACCTGCAAACTTGCTGTGTCTATCTTCTAAACCTTTTAAGCCGCTGTTGATTGGTTTAGTTACTTGTGCAGTATCATTAAAGTTATTTACACGAGGAGCAACTTGCTGTTGCCAAAACCAAACTGCTACTTTAGCAGCTACGTCAGGACGCTCGACTAGTTCAGGGCGTTGTTCTAATGGCAATCCTAGTGCTTGTCCTGCACGTTTATAATTGTCTCTGCCAGTTAGTTGTATATAACCTCGCCCTTTATAACGCTCCCCGTCGCCCGCCTGTTTATTACCTAGCATCTTTGCCTTGCGTGGATTGTGTTTTGGATCGTATTTTCTAAAATCTAACCGACCGCCGAATTCTGTTAGACGTGTAAAGTTAGCGGTTTCATGAGCACACTGAGCTACTAGCTGTGCTAGCTCGTTTCCTTTTATACCTGCCGCTTGAGCAGTTTGTATTAGTATTTTGGCGGCTGGTTTTAAAACTAGTTGTGTTGTTTGGTCATAACTTAATGCTTGTGCTGTTGCAGCAGGAGGTGTCGACGGTAACTGTTTAGCTTGTGCTGGTTGTGCAGAAAGGGCTGCTGCACCCATAGCGGCACCAGCTACCCAATCCTTCCATCCTTCGTCTAGTTCAGTAGAAACGATATCATCAACTCGCATTATTCGTATCTCGGTGTCACTGTAACTTCACCGCCTTCGTGTTGTCTAATAAATTCCGGACTACGTTGTAATATCCAAGCACGAGCTTTTTGGTTTGCTTCGCCTTGAGTTTCTGCTTGTACTCTAAATACAACTTCATCGCCGATCTTAACGTCCCAGTATCCTGTAAAACGTTGTTGTGCTTGTCCAGGAACTGTTGCTGTACGTGCAAGAGCAGTATCAGCTTGTTGGCGAGTTCTAACACCGTATAGTTCAGGTGCTTCTGCACGCAAGCCTAGTGCGGTGCGTGCTTCTTGCTCTGCTGCCATGCGATTGGTATGGTCTAGGACTCGAACACGGCTTCCATCGCTTATTCTGTAAATTTCCCATGGGCCCGGGCCGCGTGGTGTTAAATCACCGCGATTAGCATTAGGTTCTTGAAACTGGTCGGCTTGTGTAGGTTCAATCTCACGAATTTCGATATCGCTTCGTACCGTAGGATTAGACTGACGCAAATCTGCCAAGTATTGTTCTGCTGCTGCTCGAGTTGTAAATCTTCTTAAATCTTCTGTTCCGCCCCATTTTGCAAATCGTTCAGCATTGGTTAGCCACAGACCCCAGTTGCCTGACATACCTTCTCCGCTTGCAGGCGGGGTATTTACAGAACTTTGTGGTGCTGCCGGTGCTGTCTGTTGTGCAGGAGTTGCAGTTGTAGGAGTTTCTTCATAAGGACGTAAGACACTAGCTTTAAAGCTCAATGCTGCTTCGCTTTCATGATGTACGCCCCATTCTTCGGCTGCAACGTCTTTGGCTACTTTTTCGTTTGGCGCAACAACTTCCATGCGGCGACCGTTACTCCATTCTACGTTCCACCAATATTTCTTACCTAGTGGATTTTTACCTTTTGAAATATCTCGACTTAATTGTGCAGCACGAACTTGTCTAATTAATGCTTCCTTATCTAACTCACCAGCACTAAAATTTGCAAATAATTCTACGATGCCGGGCTCATTGCTACTAGGTGCTAATAACTTGTACAATTTCTTAGCATATTCTTGTTTGTATTTTGTTTCGTCTAATGCTGCATCTAGTGCAACAACAAAACGTAGCAGTGTTGGTTCAATTAGGCTAAAGTTAGCATTTAACCAATCGCCGCCCGGACTGCGGAATTCTATATAACCGCTTTTAGTATTGATACTTGTAAACTTGCTAGTTGTGCCGCTGTGTATAACTTTTGCTGCTGCGGTGCTTAAATGTTCTTTCATTTTGTTTAGCAATGCTGCTGCATCTTCTGGGCGTTGTTTAATGTTTTGCTTGACAATTTGTAAAGCACTTTTAGCGTAGGTATTACCCATACGGCCAAATTCGTTTAACACTCTTTCATCGCCTAATAATACTGCTAACTTAACATAGTCTAGTTTTTCCATACTAAAGTCAGGAACACTAACGTTGATGTGCAAGCCTGTGCTGTCATTGGTATAGCAGCCATTTTTATCGGCCCATTCTTTTACAGATGCTAGATCTGCAAGTAGTTCGTTGATAGGCATCGGCGGGCTAACAAACTCTAGTCCTGCATCGCCGGGCTCATCGCCTTCTAAACTGCCGTCGGGTTCAACTACATAAGCGTTAGGCTCTCGTCGTGCTCCGTGATAACTAGTGCTAAAATTTACTCGCTTGCCCATGTGATTGCTAAAGTCGTCAGCAATACGCTCTGCATTTTCTTCACCGCCGCCGCTGCCATCATATTCAGTCCAGTAGGGCCATTCAATATCATAGTTTCTGGAAATATCACTCATGGCAGTATGACCTTCAAATTCTAGCCATTCACTTTGCGTATCAGTGTCGGACATTATATTTTGCCAGTCGTTATTTTCCCATTCATCGTAGGCTTCGTCATAGTCGCTGCCCATGTCTGCTAAAATTTCATCAACTTTTTCTTTAATTTTTTCACTGTGTAATTGATCAACTGATTTCCTAAACTCTTCTGTGCCTACACCAAATTCTGGATTAGCTTTTTCTATTTCTTCTACAGCTTGATCATACAGTGCATCGCTATAATCTCTATCAACTAGTTCTTTAATAATATCGTATGATGCATCCGCCCATTCTTCTCGTTTCTTTTCGCTTAAAAAGTCACTGTCATAATACGCTTCCATGATCTCATCCATAAGACTAGCAACTGCTTGACGACTGTTATGATCTCCGTCATGGAAAAACCTTCTAATGTCATCAAAGTCTCCTATACTTTCGTCTTGATCGTAATCAGGTTCGCTTTCGAAGTAATCCGATCCGTCCATATCTCCGATTTCAGGAACGATCATTTCAAATTCCATACCAGCTCGAGCATCTATATTTGCTGCTAGTTTACGCAATATGCCGGGACTCATATTGACTTCATTGATTAGTTGTTCTAAAATTTCAGTGTATTTCATTTTTTCTTATGCTTAAAATATTCTATTCGACGCTCTTGCTTCTTGACCCATTCTTTACTAGGCTTGCCTTCGCCTTTAAAATAAACTAAAGGACGTCCTTCTCGCTTACTTACTATAGCCCAACGCTTGTGTATTTTACGTAGATACTCAAATAAGTCAGTTGCTCTATATGCTTCACTAACTGGCTGGTCAACATCTTTTAACTTTAAACCTAACTTTTGCAATAAAGGTAATAGCTTATGTTCTTCTTCTTCGCTGCCAAAAGCTAAAATAGTTTCAGGTGCACCTTGACCGAATAGTTTAGGATCGGCATCATCTAAATCACTTATAACTTGTCCTAGTTTATACCAGTCATAAACGTCACTTACTTTAACTAAAGTAGTTCCTTGTGGGAAAGGTATTAAATTACCTTGACGTTCTATTTCGCCTGTTTCATCATCTTCTTTAATTTTTCCACCGATAAGTGTTTGCTTATACTTTTTAAGCCATTGTTCGTATTCCCACGGACTTCTGAATTCTTTACGTTTTTCGTTTTCGTAATGTTTTCTTTGTTTAGTTATTTCCATTTCGTCCTGTGCATCTTTATCGCCTGCAAAATAAGCTCTCATAGTGGCAAGACTTGCCTCATCTAAAGATACGCTAGGTAAGTCTGTGTTAAACTTTAATTTTAACATAGTCCTAAATTCGTTGTAGCTAGATGATGTTTCGAAGACGAAAGTGTTTGTTGTAGATTTATCTGTTAAAGAAGCAGGAGGATAACTTACAACTGCTTCTTTAACTTTAAATTTACTACCTTGACTATTTTGTTCTACGAATGTTGCTAGTGCAGGAGAATCTAACGATATGATTCGATTATTAAGTAGCATTAAAGGAACAACAATATATCTCTTACCTTTTTTAAGTTGTATGTTTTGGTATAAATTGTTAAACGATTCGATTGTGTTGTCATTGTTAGATTCTGTTAAATTTCCCTTAATGTAAAATTCTTCGAGAATTGCAATCTTACCATTAACGCTAATTGATTCTGGTAAATCACTCCAACGTAGGCCTGCTTCTATACTTTCAGTTTTCTTTGCCCGCTTAACAGGCAATGGAAATTTCTCACAAGCTTCTTTTACAGTATCAAAATAAGTTTTACCTGCAACTTTTAATTTAGGATCTGTACCACTTGCATGATAGAAAGCAACTTTATCTCCAGCACGAGCTGCATCACGTAATGCTGTTGCACTGCTTACGCGGGGACTAGGTACGTGAACAATTTGTGCAAACTTGTAATAGCCATGGCGACCTTCTACGCCGTTGTATTGATTTAATAACTTACCACTCCAAGCCCAGTCTGTTTCGTCTGTGATATAGGCAATAGTAGCATCTTCCTTATTGCCCAGGTCTTTATAAATTTTTGCTGCTAACGTGACTACGCTTTGTTCTGCTGCAATATGTCCGGCAATAGCAGGATAGATAGCTTCCATCCATGCAGACTTTTGTTCAAATGTTAAAGGATCATTGGGTCCTAATGTGCTTGGGTTTGTACCAATGTACCATTTTACTCCAGCGTTCTGTACAGTTTTCCATACTGCAATATGGCCCATGTGACAAGGATTCCATCTGCCGTATGCAAATGCCGCCGTAACACCCGCTGCTTCTTTTAATATTTGTCTAATTTTCATAAAAAATAATACCCTATATCTTTAAAAGATTTACCAATATCTTGTTCTGTAAGTAATTTGTTATTTACGACATGTCTTTTCGTAATTATATCTTCGCAATTTTTTAAAATTCTTCTCAACCCATTAGAACTAATTAACCCTATTTTATTTACAAACTCTTCGGCACTTGTAAATTTTCCATATGGGGTATGTATTGCTCGTCTATTAGGGTTATTTAAACCAATTAATATTTTAGCTTCTTCTGTAAAAGGAATACCCAGCCTACTAGGAACTTTTCTGCTTTTAGCTTTTTCAGACATAATAGACTTGGTATTAGCAGAATGAGTTTTTCCATAAAAAGGATTATTTTCTCCTACTACGTTTGGCAACTTTTCTTTAATTTCTTTAGCTCTAGTAATACCGTATATTTCTTCATAAGATTTACCCAAACAACGTTCTTGATTTAGGCGAGCATGTTTATCTTTAACTTCTTGAGAAACTATTCGCTGTTTGCCTTTCGCGCTCGGCGGTCTATTGTTTTGGCATATGTTAGTTAGAATACCATTTTCGTCTAAATCACGTCTCCCATATTTTTTTATTAAAGTCTCTTCCAACTCATAAGCCGCAGATTCATCTATATTTTCTTGTATTTTTTCTACGATTGGCAAGAGACCTTTATTTTTTAACCCTTGTATAACTGCATATTTTTTCTTGTTTTCTGTATTATCAAAAGTTTCTCTAAGATGATGCATCATCCTGTTATTTGTACCTTTTCCGATATAAAAAGGAAGTAGTGTCACAGGGTGAATATACTGATAAACATAAAACTTATTTGTCATTGTGGTGTCCAACGCTTTCTCGGTACGAACTTGACGTTGCCGAATTGTTTATTTTGATCCGCATAACGCACTCGACCTTCTCCGTTAGTATCCCAAATATCTGCCTTAGGACCCGACTCGATTTGATCTATTACGTTGTCTTTTAACATTTGTATTGCTCTTACAATTTTAAATATTTCAGCCAATGCATCATTATTACTTGTATTTAACTGTTTTATTTTCTCTTGCTTTGGAGCAGAAACTTTTGTAGCTGCCCAAGCAAAAAAGTGCTCAGTGCTTAAACTATCTAACTGTTTTGCCTTGGCCGTTTGATTTACATACGTGTAGATAACTTGTTTTAAATCACTCATACCAGCAGCACCTGCAAGGAATGTATCTACTTGTTTGCTATGTTGTTTAATATGGTTCTCGACTTGATCTATCATTGATGTATCGACCTTAACCGGTGCTACGTTATAGATAGGACCGAGGACAATCAGTCGAGGGTTAGTGTTAAAATGACTGAAGTCTTTAATTGGTATTTGTGCAGAATCTGCTTGTCCGTGTGCTGTAAAATAAGCATGACCAACAACCATAACTTCTGCCTGTGCTATACGCTTGCCTAGTTCACTGTCAGCACGAACGTGATAACAGGTTTGGCTTTTAGGATTAGGGCAGAACGTATACACTCCATCTTTTAATTCTGGAGGGCTTAGGAACAAAGCGTCTGCATAGACATAATATGTACTGTTGCCTTCTACTTTGTCGGGTGTTGCTGCGGCAAACAACGGTGCTAAACTAGCAAACTTGTTAGCAAACTCTTGTCGACTTGCAATCTCTTCTGGAGTAGATGCTTTACCAGTTGACATGATATAATCTGCAACATCTTTACCGGTTGCAGGTAAGTTAGCACGACCCCATTGTGCATGCCCGTGCGGCGGGATGATTTGCCCGTTTTCTCTACCCCAATAGATTTGAGGATTACCGTCCCACTTCATACGAACACTACCGCTGCCTTGCTCTGTGTTCATGTCCTTAAGGTGTTCTAGCGCTTCTATCGTGCCTTTGCTGCCGTAGAAAAACACTAGGTCTTCTAAGTGATTAAATGCTCGACCTAGTTTAGGATCTACGGCTTCTTTTAAGTATGTTTCGCTTATATTAGTTTTAACATTAAAACCTAATGACAGCATCATCATAAATTTTTTAAAAGACTCTTCATTGTCAAATAAAAATGTTTTAGAGTATGACAAGTCTGTTATGCGTTTATCAGGAAATACTTCACCATCATCGAAAGTTAAATTTCCTTGCTCAAATTTAGTTAATTTTCTAAATTGTTTTTTTCCAATTAGTCTAACTGATTTATCCCCTGTGAAAAATAGCAATACAGCTCTATAACTTTCGCCGACTACAGGTTTAGAACTAAATTTAACTAAACTTTTTAATTGTGCTAAAGAATTTTCATCTAAAGATTCTACTATTTTCTTGTTAGCTGAATCTGCTTCAGCCAAACTTAAAAATAATCCGTAGTCTTTTACACCGTTCAATTCAGTGATTAGGTTTATATAAGTTTCTTTTAATTCTAGTAATCTCATTTTAGTTTAGGGTTTCCGAATACTGTTTCTCTTATGACTCGACCTGTAGGCAGTCTACGATCATAAGTGTCATTGTCAAACATTTCCAAATAGGGATCGTTAAACAATGCTTGTAAAATTCTAACATCTTCTACGGCAGGCACATTAAGTTTCTTTAATACTGCTCGCATAGCATCACTTGACTCTAACCATATACCTGGTTTAGTTAGCAATGCTTGTATCTTTTGTATGGCTTTGTCTTTACTTGTTCTAGTGCCATCATGTCCAATGCCTTGTATCTTATATCCTACCCATGCTTCGTTAGTACGAGCTTCCCTATAAAATACACAGGCATCAACATCAGGATCTTGATCCCAGTCGATTACATTCCAATCGCTAGGTATAACATCTTTTAAACTGTTTATAAAACTACCATCAGATGTGTTAGTATACGCTGTTTGAACAAGACTTATAAGATCATCTCCAACTTCTTCTTTATCGGCGTTGGAGATTAACAACTCCCATGCATTTTTTGATAAGACCAGTTCGTTTATTTTCATTGTCCTGTCCAAACTGCATACAATCCCGTATCGGAATTATAGTTGCCGTATACCTTGTTTAGGTTTGTATCTACGTAGGCCTGTAGTTCTTGCTTAGTAGTGTTAGGTTGCACATCAAAGGCAAAGTAGTGATAGCCTTCGCGACCTTTGCCGATATATTGCCCACCTAGCTTACCCATAATTGTATCTATTCGTTTTTCAGCAGCTTTGTTTTTGCTAGCAATATACCTTTTATCACTTGCTCTGCTTGCATCAGCAGGATCATCAGTTTCTAAGTCCCAGTTATCAACCTTGAAATAGCCCTTCATTTCAACACCAGGGATCTGACTCAAGCTCAGCCAGTTTCTACGGCCACCAGGTGTTTGACTAGAGCCAGCCAGTAGCGGACGCTTCATAATAGTTAAGACAATACCATATAACGCTTTGGCTAAACCCACGCCACGATAGTCTTCATCAACGGTGATTGTTCCGACTTGGACTGCACCGTTAAGTGGGAAATAAGGACCAACATTGTTCAATGTAAGTTGTCCTACCAGTTTGCCCGGTGCGTTATCAAATTCTGCTTTTCGTCTAGCGTTTCTTTGTTTTATATATTCTAATCGACTGGCCCATTCACGTCTAGTATAATAACTAGGACGTTCGGGGTTCATTGGAGGTTCTTTATATTCTCCCTTGCTAGCCTTATCCCAAAGTTTAACAATAAACTCACTGCCTTGTTTTGTTATAGAATATAACAAACCGCTACCACCTGGTAGTTTACGAACAGTTTTTTCTCTACCGTAGCTGTCTAAATATGACTTGCCGCCCGAAAAGCCACTAGGGCTTAAGCGTTCTATTTCGTCTAATTGGAATTCGTTTATTTTCATAGTCTGTTTAACATATTACGGAACCATTCGTTAGTACCAACTCGGCTTTCTTGTTTAACTTCTTTCCAATTAGGATCAGCCCGACCGCGAGCTAATAGTTCAGCCGCCTGTTGCTGCGGTAATGCAGCTAAGATACTTTCCACGCTACCTAATACTGTAGCATCAGCACGCCCGGTTAAAATCTCTGCAATCTTAGATAAGTCGTCAGTAACAAATTCACCTTTTTTACCTTCAGGAGTTCTGCTGAATAAGCCTTGCCATGCACTCCACATATAGCCTTTGTCTTTGGCTAGAAAAGCCATGAGTAATTGTTTGTTTACGCCTTTGTAAGGACTACCTTTTGGAATACTATGTGTATGGAATTTAGCGATCCTGTCTGCATTAGCAGTGACCATAATATCAACTTGGTGATATTCTGTACCAACCGGAACATTTACGTGAACGTTAATACCTGTTTGTGCTGTAGCTAGACCTTTTCCGGCTATGTAATCGTTTAATGCCTTACGTGCCGTTTTGGCATCTTTAGCGTTAAAATAACTCATAACTGCTGCTTCATCGGCTAATACATCCATATCGCCGCTTTGTTTACCGGGTGTTGGACTAGCTGCACTACCAACAGGAATAACTGTAATTCCAGTGCCTTGTAATGCCGCATTAACTGTTTTTAGTATAGCAGGGACATCTTTATGGTCAAAAGGTACAGCGGTATCAAATACATTTCCACCCTCTAATAAAATCATGAGAACTCCAATTTGTTTCTTTTATTTATTAAAAAGTCCAGTCATAGCTAGGCATTTGTACTAGCGGTATTTTATGTGCTCACGCACATTTAAGCCTTCATACTTCGTATTCGGCTTAAAATTTCTATTCTTTTATATGCTGGAAACTTTGGTATTAACAGTGCTTAATATTTCGTAGATTCGGTCACAATTTGCCGTTAACCGGCAAAAAGTAAAAACATTTCGTGAGTTCTGCTTTCACACTGTATTAATAAGATTTATCAACATGAGGCTGATAACAGAGGCGGTTGACCTGTACCCCTTACTTAAGATTTGACTGTCAGCGGTAGCAGTATAGTCCCATACAGCGAAACTATACCAGCTTGCGGTTGTATCTTTTTCACATTGCCGCATCTTTTAGGATCTTTCGTTAATCCCTTACGTATTCGACCCAAGACTCCGACGGCACAGCACAACCTGTACAATCTCAATGGGGATTAGCCTACACTAATCAAACAAGCGAATAGTTTTGTATTTTATGATCTTTACCAAAATAGATCAACGATTATTTTTGGTTGTTTAGCCACTTGACAAACGCAGTTTCACCAGCCTTTAATGCTGATTCCCAGGTTGTGCCTGCTTCGCCGTCAGCATTGTCGCTGATCCATTTCATGCTGGTCCATGGGATTTTGTGTAAATCGCATACCTTAGCAATAGCCCAAAGTTCCATGTCTACTATGTCGCAGTGATCTTGGGTCCATTGGTCCGGATTGGTAACAAAGTTATTGCCACTGCCGCAGCGAATGCCTGTGTTGCCGCTTTGATAGTAAAGTATGTTTTCACCTAGCATAAATCCACGCTCTCGCAATGGGCTGCAATCTGCATCACGCTGGCAAACTGCGGCAATGCTTAACAGGCCTGTATGTTGTTTAAGGGCACCGGCTGATCCGTAGTTAATAATACGATCTGGGCTATGTTCGATGATAGCATCGTAGGTCATCATAGCAGCGTTACTAAGTCCAACTCCGGTATAAACTACAGGGCAATCGACTAACTTGGCATCTAACTCTTCTGGTAGTGCTACTAGGATAACAGTTTTCATAAGGTAATTTTTTGATCCCGGCCGTAGTATTTTCTAGATTTTAAAATAGTAGGAACAGCATATCTAGTCTCAGCCTTTTTAATTAAAGGGATATTTAACAGTGTTTGTTGGTCGAAGAAAACATAGTTAGTGCCTTCATCTTTGTTTTTAAAAAACTTTAGACCACGATTAAGAATACGAGAAAACGCATCTATTAGTTCTACGGGAGTTATTTTTGGTAAAAGTTCAGGTCCGCGATTTCTCTTTTGTTGTATTTGGTCTTTAAAATGGCTAGTTATTTGTATTGTTATGCCTAGATTTTTTAAAGCGACTCTTGATATATCATTTGCAGCTTGGAACAGTAAATTTAAATCTTCAGCAGAATATCTGGTATCTATACCATAAGTGGCTTCGGTGATTATATCATTGATCTTCATGGTATAAAATATTTAAAGCTCACTTTAAGTAGCATCTGGCGTAATGCTAGTCCAGGCAGCAGCCGCCTGTTTGACGCCTTCTGCTTACGCAGATAACCGTTAGCGACAACGGAACCTAAGGTAGGTTGTTTTTATTATTTATTCCTGCCCCACGAAACTTTATCCCAAAGCCGTTCGTGTATAAAATATAGTACAGTATTAAATGTTAATTGTATTATAGCAATAGTTCCGGATACGCTTACATCGCCTAATATTAAGTAACTAATTGCAAACGTAGCACTACTGCCAGTTATTCTCCAGCTTACAGTTTTTGCAATACTTCTGCCAGTGCTATCACTCAATACCCATTTCCTTACGAATCTTAGTTGCACTTATGCTAGTGATAGTTTCGTCAAATGTTTCTTGTGTGATTGTATAGCCTACATCTCTGCCATAGGTTATGTTTGTTATATTAGGAACCACTTGTATTTCATATTGCCCTTGATATAACGGGTCCAAATCTCGTTTAATATAATTTTTAACCTGTTTAATAGCAAACGGATTGCTGCCGTTCCAGCCTTGACAATCTCTAATCATAATACATACTTGACCAGTTTTTGCAATTGCACGTTCGAATAATGCTCTATGGCCTGCGTGCCATGGTTGCCAACGCCCTAACATTTGTACAGTTTCTTTTTGCCAATCAAAACGAGGTCTACGACGATTATCTACAATATGTTCTGCAATAAAATCTGCCCATTTTTCGGCATCTTGTTCTGTTATACGGAAATCATAAACTTCAGGCTCAACAAACATTTTATTAGTGTCTTCGTAGCGACCTTCTTTAATTGTGTCTACCCAAATCGTCCAGTCTGCTTTAAAATTATTTCGCATCTCTACTAAAGGTGCGACAAAATCAACAATACAATAATCTGTGTTAGATTCGTCTGCTAATTCCCGCATACGCAAACTTTGTCTAATACGACCTTCTCGACTAAAGTCCCAATCGTTGTAATGACTACGGATGGCATCTGCATTAAGCCAGCCTACAGTTTTATTACATTCGTTTAATCGTTTCTTTAACTGTTCTGCCAGATAAGTTTTACCTGAGCCTGGTAAGCCCATTATAAGAATTCGTTGTGCTTGTTTCATCGCCATTTCCTTGAACTGTTTTTTGCTAAATTGTCTACCCAATATTCCGAAATCGGTTTGAGATATTTTTTATTTGCATTGTCTTTTAAAATTTCTTCTATTTTTATGTTGTTAGTATCTATAGGAAACTTTAAATCGTTGCTAATCTTATTTAAATATTGTTGTCTGTATAAAATTAATAGTTCATGACTTAAGAAATAAATTTGATCTAAAGGCAATCGTCGAAAACATTCTAAAGCTGTTGTATAAGTTAGACCGCCGCGTAGTCGTTGTTCTTGCATGGCTAAAATGTTTTTATCTCTACCGATAACGCCGATGATTACTTTAATACCTAATTGCTCTAATTGACTGATAAATTTATCAAACGCAGGAACTGTAGTAACACCATTCTCTATGTAAGGTACACTTATACTTGTTATATAGTAATCAGACAATGACCAATCGAACTCTTTAAGTTTAGTAGGGTCTTTCCAGTATTCATTAAAAGGTTCTCGGTCGTGCCCAATCCAATAAGTAGAATTTAATTCGTCCCAGCCATATACATCTTTATGTAAACTAAAAACTTTACTCCACATATGATTACCAGAGCCTTGTGGCCCTGTTAGTATTAACATTGTTTTCATCGAATGCTAGCTAGATATTGTTCGGTTGCTTCTGTACGAACACCTGTTAACTGCAACGTAACTCGAGGACTATGCCCGGCATTTGCTGTACTGTGAGGTAAGTTTGCCCAATCAAAAGTAGTCACATCACCAGCATGCCATTGTGTATGTACGTAGTTACCATAACTCCAGAAATGCCCTTGTTCCCAGTCTGTTAAGTGAATCATAACTCGTAGGATAGTTTCAGGATTCTCCGGTGCCCATTTTTGTAACTTATCGATATGCAGGTTCCATACTTCTCCTGGCTTTTGTATGTGCAATCGTGACATGCAATCTTTGAGTGCAAAGTTATCAACAACTGCTTTTAGACTATCTGGCAACTGCCAATTGATGTGTGTAATAACATAGTCTTTGCCGTAGCCTTGTGCTTCTAAATCATTTTCCTCTGCAACTTGATCTTCTCTTGGTGCCTCTACACCTTGGCCTTTATAGCCTCGAGTTTTCCAAGTAGACGGCCTGGACTGCTTGATTATACCAGCAACATCTTCTGCCCATATAGGTTCTATATGTCCTAATTTAATAATACGATCCTGTTCGGGATCATTTTTAAAATTATCAAAATGATAATTGCTTGATTGTTTTGTTGCTTCCCAGCTGGATTTCATATTACTACTACCTTTATGTCAGATAACGGATAAGTTTGTGTGTACTCTGCAGGAGGATGTGCGATATTTAATAAGTCACATAATTCTAAATTATCAAGGGGTAATTGCGTTTCATCAGCACTTACAACATAATATAAAATACCATCATTTTGTTTTTGTATTATTTTTGCCATAGTAGGCAAATCTTTGTAATATTTACTGTAGCTTGGGTACGTAATATTAAAATGCCCGCACTTTACCCACCAACCAAGGCAACTATCGTCACTGCGGTTAACCAAAACAATAAAGCAATCAGGCCAGTGCTGTTTAAGAAATTCCAAATTTTCTTTATATGAGAAGATATGACTTTTAACAATTCTAACTCCTTGGCCTGTGAATGGTTTGTCGAATAATTCTTCTGCTTGTTCTTTAGTTAGAGAAGAAAGATTATCAGGTAACTCGAACTCCATACCAGGGTCAAAATATGCACCTAAGTGCATAAGTTGCATTTCACCACCAGCATCGTGATAGTATGTTCTTTCATCGCTGTAGTCACTGCGATCAACATCAGGACTGTAATAAATGTTTTTTGCTACGCTGCTCCATTTACTGCCAGGAGCACCGGCTACGAATATATATTTCATTAGTCTAATTTCATTTTCTTAACGTAAGGAATCCATTGCTTTCGAATTTCTAAAATAAATTTTCTAGCACCTTCTGGACTTTGCTCTGCTGCTACTGGAATCATTAAATTATTGTCAAAAAATTCTTTAGCTTCTTTACTTTTAATTGCAGGTACAAAAACATCTTGATAATGCTTAACTATTTCTTTAGGAGTTCCTGGAGGTAACGCAATCATCCAAGCACCGTAGATGTTTAGCCCAGGCATGCCAGAGTCTTTCCAAATAGGAACGTTAGGCAATTGAGACAATTTATATTCACTTGCTAGCGCAATATATTTGATTTTCCCTGCTTTGTATAACCCATAGGCAACAGCAGTGGGCATTATACCAAATTCAACTTGATTACCAGCTACATCTTGTGCAGCTTGCGCCGGACCTTTGTATTTTATACTTTTTACTTGATCTCTATTTCCATCACCCTTGTCCATTAAATATTCAAATACCAAGTTATGGGCACTTGCACCTAGACCAAAAGAAATAGGCTTGTCTGTATTTTTAAGACGCTCTAATAATTCCTGCGGAGTATTAGTAGGGCTGTTTATGTTTGCAATAACTGCCAACGGACTTTTAGCAATAGTTGTAACTAGTTCCATGTCCATGGGATTAAATTGCATTTGATTTGGATACCATTGCTCTATAGTTGTAAAGACTCCCTGCTGACTTGTTATGTACAAGTTATGTCCGTCGCCGGGTAGTTTCATAAAATAATTCAATGCTATGACTTCATCGGCTCCGGGTTTATTTGTTATAATAAAATTAGTAGCGGGATTGTTTTTCTCTACAATTGCAGCAATTCCTCTAAAGCTAGTTTCGTTGCCGCTGCCTGGAGCATATCCGACTGTTACGTTAACTGTTTTTGGTGCTGTAAACGCTATAGCACTAGTACTGAGTGTTATTAGTGCTGCTAATAATAATTTTTTCATAATCTCTCTTTTGTGGATTAAACTAATAAGTAGTTTTATAAAAATATTTATCCAATCATTCAAAATTTTTACTATGAACACAAAAATTTTCGCTCTTTTACAAAAAAATCTACAACTTGCATTTAATTTATCCAAGTATGCAAAAATTTCTATAGATGAAAATACTATAGTCCAGGGCTTGCCCTGGACGCCAGCACGCTATAGAAAGTTTAAAGATGCCGTAGAAGCTGAACTAAGTTTACCTTGTGATTACATTGGTACATTAAAAGATATTACTGCTGATTTAAGCGAACGTTATATTAATAGGTTCTTTGGAGAGATATGGCGTCCTCGTACGGGCGACTATGACTACACAGGCTGGGAGTTAGCTGAAGAAGTCAACAACTTAAATCCACGTAGCGTATTAGACGTGGGCTGCGGATATCATCCTTTTAAAGGGCGTATTAATAATATTGTCGGTATTGATCCATACAACGATGCAGCAGACTACATGGTGGATATTTTAGATTATGTAGGCAATCATGATATTGTTATTGCTTTAGGAAGCATTAACTTTAATAGTAAAGATGAAATTGAAGCTCGTTTTGCTAAATGTGTTGCTGTATTGAATGCAAAAGGGCGTTTCTATCTGCGAGCTAATCCCGGCATCGCACATAAAACAGGTCCGTATGTTGATATATTTCCTTGGTCGTTTGAAGTAGTTAAAGAATTTGCAGACACGTACAATTTAAAATTGTTAGAGTTTAAAAAGGACGCTAATGATAGATTGTATTTTGTCTACGAAAAACTTTAACCAAAGGTTAAGAATCCAGCGCCTGCTACTAATAAAAATAAAAGCACACCGGTAAAGCCAAAGAAATACCACACTGCAATTAATAGTAAAAACCATGCAGTGTGGTATAATTCAAACCACCTGGGTAAATCTTTATCAGTTACACCAGCTGGTTTTTGCTTCGCCATAATACTCACGAGCAAATCCGTTGGCAATTAGCATACTGCGTAGACTCTTGCCGTCTAGTAAAATATCGCCCAGCATACGTCCGCCATATTTGTCCCAGTCCATAATCATAACTTGAGCTACTTTGCTTTCTGTAATGACTTTTTTAGTAAATGCACTTGCTGCTTGTCCGCGTTGATCTTCTTGAGGGCATTTTGCACGGAAACCTTTTTCAGGAGTGTCAACACCAAAAACACGAATGCTCATCTTCTTTGGTAATGGATCGGGTGTCCACGGAGTAGCAATTTCAACAGTGTCTCCGTCGACAACGCGGTTGATTTTCCAGTCGTAAACAACACCGGGTTTTTGTTTAGGTGCTTGTGCCATAGCTAGTGCTGGCACTAATAGTAGTAAAGTGAGTAGTTTTTTCATAATGTTATTTATTGCCAAGCAACCATTTTAAATCGTTCGTTTGGTATCCCAAAATAATCACACTTCCAACGGCTTTGGTCGAAGAAGTCTAAATGATGCCATTGGTCTTTTCTTTTAAGTATGTGTACTGCTGCATCATCCCAGTCTATTGTAGCGAACTTGGCCTGTACTTGCAGTTTACGCACTTGCACTTCTTCGTAATCGAAACCATCGTATTCCCAGTGCAGAACTTCGAATGCATTACCTTGACGGTCGACATAGTCCATACTAAAATCTAATCCCCACTTGGGCCTTAGTGCAATAACTTTGTTAAGCAAAGGGAGATCACGAGCCCATTCTTTTAACTGTGTTAGAGCCTGTCCTGCATAGCCTTTACGCTCAAATAAGTTGCTGTGATTTAACACTGCACCTTCTATCTTATAGTCTTGTGTAAACCAATCTTCTTTAAGGCAGCGTATATGTTCTCTATGCTTTTTTGGTTTAATGTAATTGCCGTAGGCAAAGTGCTGTTCTATTTGTGTAAGGTCGTAGCCGTTTTGATCAAACAGTGCAACATCTTCTGCGGTAGGCAAGTAGACTAACTTAGCAACTGGCTGCGTCCAATAAGGTTCAGGATTGAACCTATTGTCTGTTAGTTTAATCACCATTTTCTGCACGACCAATAACGTGCTTTTGTTCTGGGTCCCGGATTGCTACAATTATGTCTTGCCCTAAAGCTCTTTCGTCGTTTAGGGTTAGACTTCTTAATAGACATATTTGGGTCGCCGAAGTTTACCTTTTTAACATTTCCTGTTTTAGGATCTTTAACATAAACGTGAAATTTTTTAGTTCCTCCTCTAACAGGTTTGCCTAACTTAACTTCGCGGCCTTGATATTCGGCTTCATTTATTTCATCTTCTTTAACGCAACTACCTGCTTCGCCACGCTTTTTACCTGGAACCTTTTCATAACCATCCCAGCACTTGTCGTAGATTTTGCTGTTAGGATGTGCTTCTGCCACGCCTTTCGTGACCTTAGCAACACCAACCCGTTGATCTCGTGGTTCAGTTGGCTTATAGTTTTTATCTTGTTCTTTGCGTTTCTTTGCTGCTAGGTCTGCTACACTACCTTGGCGTGGTTTTTTAGCACCATAACTGAAAGGACCGCCTTCCGCCACACCTTTCTTTTCGTGGCTTCTAATATCCTCTTTAGACAAGCGATACATAGAACCAGATCCGGGAGCATATACATCAACGGTGTTGCCGCTTACTCTACGAACAATACCTTCATAGTTGGGATGAAACTTGTTATACCACCAAGTAATCTTATCACCAACTTCTATGTTATTGGAGCCTTCCGCCACACCTGGTTTCTTACCCTGTTCATAACCTTTCTTATATTGGCTATGCTCTTGTTCTTCACCTGGCTGGTCATATGGATTATCATATGCCCTGCCTTTTTTAGCGTCATCACGACCTTGGTCGTATGGGGTTGGCATACCTGGATTGCCAGTGCCTCTCGAGGCTTCCGCCACACCTTCTCTAGTCTGCTTAGGACCTTTTCGCTCTTTCCACTTTTTATCAGTACTGCAATAATAACGGCCATAGCTTTCTGCTAATAGCCTAGCACCTTGACGATTGTCTGTTTCGGCAACGATTTCGCCATCTTCTATAGCAGTAATAACGGCTTCGACAATTTCATCACCTAGTTCTATTTCTAGGATATCGCCAACTGCTGGCTGTTCTAATTCAAATAAACGCATAATAAAAAAACCCCGACTAATAGTATATTTAGCCGGGGTTAAAGTTAAGTTAAGTTTTTATTATTTGCTTAAATTAGTGTAGGCTTTCATTACACCTTCACCAAATTTGACATAGTCAAATTTCATTGCGTTCTGAACGCTTTTAGTTGCTTCGCTAGCAAGAGTAGTAAAAGTATCCATACCAACTTTTGCAGCCTTCTTTGTATAGTCGGCTTGTGCATCTACGAAAGAATTTAGTGCGCCTGCTACTGCTTCGTTAGTGACGAAAGTCTTAACGAACTGCTTCTTAGCACCTTGGATTGTATCAACGGTTTGATCGATTGTAAACATAGTTTTCTCCTTATTAAGCAAGTTTACTACAACCTCTATTGAGCGTTGTATGTTTCTATTATACTATTATTTATGTTGCGATGCAACATTTTTAGCAAGAAAAATTAGTGAGTTGATACTAATTTTTATGCAGGTCGAGCAAGATCTGTTTGACCTGCTCACTTGGTAAAATGTCCTGAGTTGTTTTGATTTTCCTACAGACAAAGTTAAACCAAATTCTAGCACTAGCAGGCGGATCTTTATCTATATCATTAAACACTAGATCTTCGGTTTCTTCGAATTGTTTAAACTTTCGATAAAAGTTTTCATGCATTTGCATCTTAACATGATCGCTAACTGGCACTTGATTGTTAGATTTTAACAGGGCTACGATAGCAGTTGCGCGGTCAATTAAATGATCGTGCCAAACAAATACATCGCCTTTTACATGTACAGGGCGTCCGCTTAATTTTGCTACCAGCTTGGCTTCTAGTATTTCAGTATCCGAGAGTTGTACCGTCGAATTCATAATTCATAGTATTATTTTCGATGATTTGGATAAATTCATCTGGATCCATAGCATAGCCATAGCCCACGTATTTGGCATAACGTGCAAGAAATGCTCGTTCATCAAATCGATTAAGTTTTAAAATCTTATCAGCAGCATCCTTTAATCCCGGACCGTAGGCAGTTAAATCATCATTGACTGCAACTTGACAACAGGTAAAGTCAAAATCTGCAAACACTGCTTCTAAACTAGGATACCACTTGCGCTTGATAAGTTGCACGGTAAAATCGCCTACTCGAAAAGTTGTAGCATTATCGCTGGCAAACTTTTCATACATTTCATAGCCAAACGTGTCATGTAGTTTGTTGGCTAGTTCGTCGTGTTGTTGGCGATCCTTAAACCAAACGTCAATGTCGTTAAAGTTAGATTCCCCAATGGCAATTTGCCTACCCATGCCGCCTGCAATCCACGGGCCTGACCGTTCGGTAGTCTGTTGATAGATAACATGAACGATATTTTTTAAAGTTGGTTCTAGCTTTGGACTGCGATCGGATTTTTCACTTGATGTACTAGCTCCAAAATCAGACAATGCTTCAAACAGATTTGTCAGCAGACTCATTTAGTTTTTTCTCATATAGGTAAAGTCGAAAGTAATATTCGAACTCTTTTGGGCAATGATCGGGGTCAGGCAACTTGTCGCCAAACATTTCGATCAACTCAGCAGCCGCTTGCTCGAGTGTTGCTTGATTCATTTAGTTATTTTACTTTATTAGATGGGGAGTATGTTTTAGACTTAAAAATAAATCACACATGATTTTCGAGGCTTTTCCAGAACTCTGCTAATTTAAAACTAGCAAGATTTTTTCCTTTGCTTTCTACCATCACGTCGGCCCATTCATTATGTGTATATGCCCATGTATTCAATGCGTGATTCCACATAAAATCACTATGTGCTCTGAGCTTGCCGCGCTTATAACCCGATTCGATTAGCGTGTGATAGGAGGGACGTTCATCACAGGAGTGCCCGATAAGATAGTCTTCACGAGACATGGAGTAATGTATAACAGGCCTAACACCGTGCCAGCTATCAATAATCCTTTTAATCCGATCGTCATTTGCTTCAATGTATTCGCCGGCGTATATATTGTGATGATGGATGTCTAGGACCAATGCACAAATATCTGCTAATTCTAAACTACTCTCAATGCCCCAAGAAATCTCGTCGTTTTCAATAGTAATACAATTACGTGCTTCTGTGCTGAGTTTTTGGTAAGCTCGTCGGATACCTTCTGGGCCTTGCTTACCTGAGATATGCACGTTGATTTTAAAATCCTGGAACTCTTGCCCATAGCCCATATAACGAGCCATGTCAGCGTGATACTCGAATTCAGCAATACTGCGTTCGACAATACCGGGATTTTCGCTAGCCAGCACAGTAAATTGACCTGGATGCATAGACAGTCGAATGTCCTGTTTTCGTGCTAAATCACCTACTTGCTTAAAATAGCGTTCGAGATAGGCTCGAACATCTGCTTGTTGATAAAAGTAGCTCCACGTAGGTTCAGTGTAAGCTGGCAAAATATCACTACTGATGCGCAACATTCTCAAGTGAGGTTCTAGATTGCCCACTCGTTCGACCAGCTTGCGGGTAGATTCGATATTACCTTTGACCAGATCCCATAGTTTTTGTTCAGCAACATCTCGTGTTTGGCGTTTGAGCCATGAGATAGTTGTAGTGCCCGTATTGTATTGTTTGGCATCGTCGTTTGGTTTGATGCCATCAACTTGATCTGCTCGGTCAATCCACTTGCAAGCAAACCCGATTCGCTTTATAGTCATAGAGTCACATTACCTGTTAGGTTGTACATAAAGATTTCTTCTTTTGGAATGAGATAAACATTCCAACCTTCCCGTCTATAATTCTTATAAGCTGGGATAGAACCACCCATTGCTCTGTGTGTAATGTCTTTTTTCCTAATAGCCGGGACGACTGTTAGTGTTGTTGTGTTTAATTTTAGCACCTTAAAAGGAAAAGGTCTATTACCTTGGACAGCCAAAACATAGTCGCCTTGGTTGATCTGCCGACCCATCATATCTTTGTGATTGCCGTTAGGCTCTACGCTAACTACTGGTTTTGGTTTAGCTTTCTTTTTTGGTTTTGTAGTTGTACTTGCAACAGGTCTGGGGAAACCAGCGGCTGCTGCCCAGGAAGCGAAAAACGGTGAAGGTTGTTTAGCTCGAGTAGCCATTGTAATCTCCCTAGTAATTTAACATACTAGCATTATACAATAACTATTATTTTGTGTCAATTACGGCTTTTATATATTACCCAAAATCCTGTGCAATATTCTAACTCGTCATCGTATAATCGCCAATTTAATTTGGATATTTTGGATTTCGGTGATTGATATTCAAAGTCTATATTTACAAGCAAATCTGCAGGTAGCTTATTACGGAATTTGGCTTCTAATACTGCACTTACACTATGCGTATAACCTTCGTGGAGATTATCTCTAGTCATTATATCGTTAAGTATTTTTGGCAAGCAACTAACTATTAAGCCGCCTTGCACGACTAAGTCACGACTATGTACAGGCCCGTCGTCGCCTGTGATGCGACCGAACTCTATAACCTGTTCCGGTGCAAATTTAATAGATGTAGTCAAGCGATACATGTGTTTATGTATCGCTTGTTGTCACTTTAACGAATGTACAAGTTGTTCCATAACTGCACGGTTAAGGACTTGTTGCTCGCTAACTGCATCCATGCTGCTTTCGCATTCAAAATCATCTTCAGGGAATAATTCTTCTAAATCAAAAAGAATATCATCCCCTTGTTCAGCAGTCAAGTCCTGTGCTAGTCTAATATCATAACAATGAGCTTGTGTTTCCGGATCTAAATGATAGACCATAACAACATCTTCAGCATCGCTTTCAACTTCGGCAATGTCATCGACAATTTGCAAGAAAGTTTTAGCTTCCTCGCTGGACAACTTGCGTGTTATGCAAATTCTAAAATAGTGTTCAAACTCATCTATAATCATAATATTATTTACTATCTATATTCTGAGGAATTACCGCAGGCGCTGGATCATCTAAATCGGCTAATTTATATTTCCCTGTAACTGTATGAACTACCTTTTTATTTTTCTTGTGTGCTTCTTTATAAGCGAGTTTCAAGTCGCTCCATACATATGGCGCAGGCTTGTAATCAATAGGAACACCATAACGATATCCCATTGATTTCCAATACCCTAACGGATCGGGATCCATTTTAGTGATTTCAAATATTTTCATTATTGCTTAGATTCTAATTTTTCTTTAGTGCGTCCATAGGCAGCGATACCAAGTACAGCACCCATAGCAATGTGATACAATCCAGCACCTTGCAAGGTAATTGGATTCCATTGGCTACTAACTTGCCCACCTTGGATTGCTTGTAGCAAGCTCCAAAGAATTGGGAATACAACAAAGTCCATGGTACAGGTCATCATATAAACCCAGCCCATAACAGGACGCCATTTTTTATTGATCCAGTCGCTACTTTCTTTATCGTGCGCTACAAGAACATCAGCACCTTGTGCTGCGTTTGCGCCAGCAGCATTACGGTCTGGTTGTACTACAGATCCAGCTCCGGGACCAAAGCTGCCGCCACTGTAACTGCCTGCGCCGTAGGTGCTTCCTGGTCCATAGCTTGTTGGTGCAGCTTGTCCTGCTGTTCTGCTGGCAGTTACAGCTGGTAAATTACCTGGATCAACGAAATCTTCTTCATCTAACTTAGGCATAGTATCTCCTTTATACGTATGTTAAAATAATTGTCACTTGGCCTTGCCCAAGTTGTGTAATTGTTAGCTCTGCTACAATTTCTGTTCTACTGTCAATGTGATAATCGCAATCAACGGCATACGCACCAACCGAAGTCAGTACCGAATCTTGCGTTGCTATTAGGCAGTGGGTATTATATATGGTTCCTACGCTAATAGTAGATCCTGAAGTGCAAGCTGCTGTTACTAATACCTTTACGTCTTTAACAGTTCTGCCTCCACTAACGGTTCCTATAGCAAACGAATGCAAGCCTGTAGTTAAAGAACTCAAATCAACATCGTAAGTTAAAGTTCTAGCATCAACTGCATCAGTACGTTCGTTGCCAAACCTAGACCAAACACTGCCATTCCAAACAAATATAGCCCATTCTCCAAAGCCAGCATCTAATACATGTGCTTGGTCACCTACTAGTGGATAAAGAGCATCTCTAGCAACAATGTCTGCCACTACAGTTGTCTTACTGCTGCGAAGTCCTTGCTCGATATTTAATCCCAGTGCATAGTGCCCAGTTTGTCCGCTCATAACACCTGTGCGGTCTAAGAATGTTCCCTGTACGTCCCTAATTGTTATGGGGCCACCGTCTGGTCTAGTTAAACGTAGCGAGTAAGTAGAAGTATTTGCTGCAACAAATAAAGGTAAGCCACTAACACTGTTAGCACCGGCAAACGGATTTCCGTTGGCATCGTTGCTGATATTCACTATAGTAATGCTGCCACCGGCAGTATGTTTAACTGCAAGAGAAGTTCCATCAACTACTTCGGCAACAATATCGGGAATAGCAGCATTGTTTATTTCCACTGCCATGTCATTCACGTCAGCAACTGTAGGATCACCGTAGGCAGCACTACCGCTGACAGTAGTTGCAAAGTTGATAACAGTTCCGTTGATGCTGGCACTAAACGGACTATAGCCAGCAACAATACCATAGGCAGTTGCAATGCCGTCGGCTCCTGATACGGCTTGCGTTGCGGCTCCGACTTTAGTTGCAGTTATCTTGTGGTAATAACTATCTGCATTTATTAAATCAATAGCTTGATCTAACGTAACAGTTGCACCGTCTGTACCTGTTAAGGTTATTTGCCTTCTGTTTAATTCTACTACTTCACCTTCTTGTGCTGTTGGGTTTATTCCTGTGCCCGTAGTAGAGCTTGCTTCTGAATAGGCAATCTTCATGTAAATAGGCCTACGGCTAGCATCATTAGTTGTTAAATCACCTGAACCGTCTATACTTGGATAAATGTAATCACCTACGATGCCTGGTAAGTTGGGAACAAAGTCGATAATGCCGTTGGCAGGTCTGATAATAAACTGGTGCGGACCTGGACCTGGATGAACTACAGTACCTATGAACTTATCTACGTTATCGCTGTCGCTTAAGACAAACTGTTCATTTTCGATACAAATAGCATCACCTTGTTCGAAACCGTGATTGGTCTTTTCTAAAACATAGTTGATTAAGGGGTTGAGATATTGGAAACGACTGAATACGTTATCGGCAAAATCGGCGGCAGCTTCTCCTGGAATAGGATCCAGCATAGGATAACCTAGTTCGTTGATTTGGAAAAATATAACTGCGCCCGGTGTATTAAAAAGACCAAAACCAGTTGGATCTCTAAATGTGTTATAGCGTAGTTTATCTTCTACAATAGCAACAACTTCACTATCCGTCTTGCTGATAATACTCATTATCTGACAAACTTTACCATCCTGAGCACCGCCAACAAAGTCGCCTACTTCTATATCATGTGCATTAAATCTAAACGGAGTTCTAGTTAAATGACTACCGTGCAAGCGTTCATTGACTGTGAATGTTACTTGCCAACGATAATACTGAGGGTTAGAGCCCCCGCTCCAATAAGGATCGTCTTCTCCGTTGGCATAAGGCCAAAGCCCTAAACTGATAAATGAATCTGCTGTACCGGACAATACCTTGCTGGGCTTATTAAGCCCAATAAAGTTTGTTTTCCATGCATGAACTGTCATTGCTTGCCTTTATACTGAACTTAAAATAAACTGTACAATACAGTGTGTTGTTTGTCCTACTGCTGCTGTTGCACCAGTTGCTGCTTTAGTTAAACCTAGTGTCATTGTGCTGGCGTTAGAATCAAATGCATCAAATGCTGTTGGACTTCCACTCGATCCGCCTGCTAGTAAAGTTCTAGTTGGGAAATCGCTAGCTAAAGCACGAGTAACATACACGTTGCTTGTACGCTGATAACCATAGACCTGTATGCCCATTGGTGTTCCAGCGGCACCAGTAAATGTAAAAGTAACTGTAGCAGTTGTGCTGGTTGCAGTTGCAATAACTGCACTGATGTTTCCATTTAGTATGCTAACAGTGCTTAAGTTACCGCTAGCATCGTATTCAACGCGAGCAGTTGCTTTGTAAATGGAACTAGTTCCTCCGCCCCCACTGCTTGCAACATTGCCCGGTGCCCATGTATTACCGTTCCATACCAGCGCTTGCCCAGTAGTAGGAGTAACGTTAGCAACGTCTGCTAGTGCCATTAAGTTGCTTTGTGCTAGCCTATTATCAAAACGGTTGTTTGTAAAGTACAAGTTAGTTGCACCTTCTGCAACTTGATCTGTATTGGCATTTAAACTAATAGTACCTGTGCTGCTGTTAAAGCTAATACCAGTGCCTGCACTTAGTGCAGATCTTGCACGAGCTTGTGTAAAGTACTGATTTGTACCTTCGGCGATATCGCTTGTTGTAGCACTTAAACTTGTTGTAACACTTACATCACCGCTTGAGTTAAATGTTGCAAGACCTGTAACTTTACCTGTCAATGCAATGTTGCGAGGAGCAATGCCAGCAGCACCAGCAGGACCTTGAATACCTTGCGGACCTTGAATACCCTGTAGGCCTTGCGGACCTTGGGCACTGCCTGCGTTTATACTTGTGCCATTGCTTAACGTTAAGATCAGCTGTCCAGAACTGTTGATAGTTGCGGCAGTAACACTAACACCCTGTGCACCGGTTAAACCTTGTGCTCCAGTAGCACCAGTCGCGCCAGCAGCGCCTTTAACTTGTCCTGCATTTACTGTAGCACCGTTAGTTTTAGTTAAGATTAAGTTACCGCTTAGATCGACAGCGGCACTGCTAAATCCTACACCGTCTTGTCCGTTAGTGCCATTTGCACCTACTACTAGCCCGGCATCGATAGTTGTGCCATCATTTAGAGCAATAATCAATCGACCTTGTGCATTTACTGCTGCATTAGAAATAGTATTGCCGCCACCTGTTGCAGCATTATCTGTTGGATACCAGTAGGTTCCGTTAAATGTAAGTACTTGACCTGTTGTTGCATCACTAACAAAAACATCCGATAGTCCGTCTAGTGTAATAACAGGATCCGGTAAGTTGTTGATAGCATTAGTAACGCTGGTATCAACGTAGCCTTTTGTTGCTGCTTGCATAGGCAATGTAGGTGCTGCCGGTAACGTAATAGCACCAGTCATAATGCCGCCGCTGGTGTTTAACTTACCCTGCAATAATGCTGTTAAGTTTGCTGCAAAGTTAGGATCATTGTTTAATGCATCACCGATTTCTTTTAGTGTGTCTAGAATAGCCGGAGCGCCATTTAGCAGTTCTTGTACTTGTGTATCAACGTACTGCTTAATAACTGCTTCACTTGCTGGCTCATCGCCACCAAACCCATCAACATAAATTGCCATATTATATACTCATCATAACTTTAGTAATATCACCAATAGATGATGTATCTGTTAAGTAGCTTCGTTCTTTTCTAAATCTAACATGAACAAAGTTTCCTCTAAACGCAAAGGCTTCTGTGCCGTTTTTAGCTACATTGTATTGTTTGTAAGGGACAGTCTGTAGAATCCAAACAGGAAACCAGTCGGCTTCTGTTGGTTCTAACTCAATAGTTCCTTCGATATAAACTCGTCCGATAAAGTTGTTAAACTGGATAGCCATTGTATGATTACCGTCTCTGTAGCCATAGTATCCATCGCCTCTGACAGATGCGCTTAGTTGATCCACTTCACCGTTACCTACCATTAAGGTAGTAGTCATCATATTAGTTGGCATCGCGAATAACCTCTACAATAACTGCACTACCTACTAGTTCTTGTGCAACTTGCTCTAGGGCTTGTTGAACATCGGAACCTGCAATACCTGCGGTTTCTTGCTCGTTGTCTTTAACAATTTTGCTAAATTTAATTACTACTATATCTTCTACAATTTTTGCCATTACTAGGCCTCCGTTTAATAATATTTAGCCAAAATAAAAGGTGCAACCGAAATTGCACCTGGGGTAAAATACTTGTGTTTTACTGCTTTAAGTCGCTTAATAAAACAATTTCTTCTATTTTTAAAATATCATCATGGTACTTGAGTTGGAATAGCATTAGATCATCGGGCTCGTTTAGATAAACTGCTAGTGTATGACCGATAAATTTAATAGATCTTTGTGTAGTGAATAGTCTATCCAGTGCAGTATTGGGTGCCCAATTTAAGGAAGATTCTTCTAAAAAATCACTCAGCTCGGAGTATCTATCAATTCTTTTGCTATAGTTGTATTTTAGGTAAATTTTAAATTTATAAAACTTGTTAAAAAGAGTTTCTCGTACAATGACTTTTCTATGTGCATCAATGACATCTGCGTGGCGATCGTTCATTGGGTGCTCTATTTCTACTACGCGAGTAGAGCAAGCTACCAGTAAATTTTCAATAGTTTCTATATCGTTTGTAAAGAAACTGATCCTATCGTGTTCTCTGCGTAGCCTGTAATCTGCGCCTGTTGGGACAGCACGTTCGATTTTATACAACATAGCAGTCATGAGTTCTCGACGATTTGTATAAGAATCACGACGATAGCCATAATAGCTCATTTTAGAGCTATTTGGTGCTCGTTCTAGTTTAGTCTTGTCTATTTCAAAGACTAACTTTGTCCTATACTTTTTAAAATATACCCGCTGGGTATACTTGACTTTACAGCCAGCGGGTATAATTTCCTCATTTAAGTTCATAATCTGTGCCATTGTGATAAACTACCAAGTTGGTGTCCTTTAAATTCTCGAACACTATCTTTTTACTTAGCGGTTTCTTAATCTTGTCGGCGATCAGACGCTTCATTGGTCGGGCACCCATTTTAGGATCGAATCCATCTTCAACAAGTTTTTCTAATGCACGATCTTCTACACCAATGGTGATATTTCGTTCTTTTAACAGATCGTTCATTTCACGAACAAACTTCATAGCAATTGGTTTAACTTGCTCTTTGCCTAGCTTGTTAAATTCAATCACTGCATCTAATCGGTTTCTAAATTCAGGAGTAAAGTGTCGATTGACTGCATCCTTGCTAGCACTAGAGTTTGGACTGTTATCGAAACCAATGCGACTACGCTCCCCGTCGCGAGCACCCAAGTTGCTGGTTAGAATAATAATTGCATTGCGGCAGCTAACAGTTTTGCCGTTGCTACTAGTCAGCATACCATTATCCATAACACCTAGCAAGATATTTAGAACATCTGGATGCGCCTTTTCAACTTCGTCTAGCAACAAGATAGCACTTGGTGTTTCTTCTAGATCATTGATTAGCTTGCCAGCGCCAGCACCGCCTTCGCCGTAGCCAACATAACCCGGAGGAGCTCCGATCAAGCTGGCAACCTTATGGCTTTCCATATACTCGCTCATATCATAACGTAGTAGTGTCATACCCAAACAGTTTGCCAGCTGTTGTGCAAGTTCGGTTTTACCTACACCAGTTGGACCAACAAACAAGTAATTGCCCATTGTTTTATTAAGTTCTTTAAGACCTGCTTTGGCAATATAAACACTGTCTAGAAGTTTTTCTACTGCCTGATCCTGGCCAAATACCTTTTTCTTAATAGCAGTCTCGTAGTCGTAATCAACTTGCTCGTGCTGTGTATTCATTTGTTCGACTGGCACTTTTGACTGTTTGCTAATTTCCTGTTTAACATCGTCCAGGGTTAAGAACTTGTCACGTTCGCTAACTTTAAGCTGTGCCATTGCACTGTCCAGAACGTCAATTGCTTTATCAGGCAAGAACTTGTCGTGCATGTGTTTAACAGTTAAATCAACAACTGCGTCGATTGCTTCAGACTGCACTTCGATGCCATGATACTTTTCGTATTCAGGCATGATAGAGTGCAACATGGTTTTGCAGCTAGCTTCGTCCATTTCTTGCACGTCTAGTTTAGTAAAGCGACGAGCCAATGCACGTTCCGGTTCAATAGTTTCGCGATATTCTTCCCAAGTAGTACTACCGATGATTTGGATACGACCCCGGGTCAGCGCAGGTTTAATCAAGTTAGCCATATCGGTATTACTTGAGCCAGCAGCACCTGCCCCTACAATAGTATGGATCTCGTCGATGAACAAAATAGCCTGTGGCATATCTTCTAACACTTCGATAACCTGTTTAACACGTTCCTCGAAGTCGCCTCGATATTTTGTACCTGCCATGAGCGCACCCATGTCTAAGCTGTAGATGATAGAATCTTTAAGAGTAGCTGCAACCGATCCCTCAACAATCCTACGAGCCATACCTTCGACAATGTGTGTTTTACCAACGCCCGGGTCGCCGACTAGGATAGCGTTGCGCTTTTTGCGACGAGCTAGAATTTGACTGAGTACATTGACTTCTTCGTTGCGTCCGATCAACGGGTCAATGCGCTCTGCTTGTGCTTCTTCGTTGAGATTTACGCAGAAGTCTGTTAAGATTTTATCTTTGGGGTTTTTAGATTTTTCAGACGGTTTTGTAGTTTTAGACAGCGCTTCTACAAAAGTATCTTTAGTCACGCCGTGCGTGGCAAGGTAGTAGCAAGCATGACTATTTTTCTCGCTGAGAATACTCAGCATCATATCCTGGGGTGCAATGCCTGCACGACCGTGGAATAGAGCTTGTGTAAATGCACGATTAAATGCACGTTCTAAACTTTGTGTTTTGCGTGGTTTAGTTAGACCGCTAACAACAAGATAAGTTTGACCATTTAGAAAAGTTAGAATATCTTCTAGTACAGGCTGTGTGCTCATGCCCATATTGGTAAAATAATCTTGGATTTCTTTATTTTCCAGTAGAACCAGCGTAATGTGTTCTAAAGTCACGTATTCGTGTTCTTTATGCAGTGCAAATCGAAATGCTCGTTCGAGAATTTCATTGATTACGCTATTGTCTTCCATTGCCATTACTTACTTCCTTTTTAAAAACGTTTGGCTAAACTAACCGTTATAGTGTAATAATACACGATTAGACTAGCGTTGTCAATTATAAACCTAACCAGTTTTTTGGCGGCATTATTTTAACAGGTTCTTTTCGGCAACGATCAATTTGGCTAGCAAGTATAGTTTTGGTTTGGTTATCGGCCTGCTTAATTCCTTCGGCCAAAACCAAAAGACACGCAGATTCTGCTGCCAATTGTCCCGCTGATTGACGTTGCGTTTGTTCTAAATATTGGAGATAGTTTGGATCAGCTGTTGCGCAACCTGTTAAAACGACCAAGCTGGCTAGTGATAGGATTTTCATTTTACTCGATCGTAAATTTCTTTTTGGGTACGATACCATTCATTCCACCCATCATTTTTTAAACTGCATTGATAGTACATGGTATAGTTTTCTGCAACACTACGCAAGAGATCGGTTATTGCAACTGCGTTACTTTGTAGTTTTTTTAAATCTGGACAAGGTTCAGTTAAGCCCGCAGTAGGTTCTGGGAATTTTGGTTTACTTGGCAAGAAGCTAGTGCAGGCACTTAACGATAGCGCTAAAAGTAAAACAATTGGTTTCATTTTGCAGCTCCTTTTGGACGTTCGGCTGCTTGATTATGGATATCTATAAATTCTTTTGGAACAGGGCAATTTTCCACGTACTTGATAACTTCCTCAACCCTGACTCGTTCTTCGCCGTGTACTTCTTTAACAATTTCTTTAGTGCGCCATTTGTCGATATACCTAATAACAGCCTGCCCCTTTTCTTTGGCTAGTTGTTTATTTTGTTCTAGCGTAGATGCTAGCTTTTGGTTAGCACTAGTGCCTTCTGCTTCTGCTACTAGAACCTTTTGTTCTAGTTCTTTTACTCTTGCTTGCCATTTGGCTTCGTTGGCAATAACACCGTAAAAATAAATTCCTATTGTAGTGGCAACTACGCCGCCGACTCTTAAAGGAATTTTATATTGACTGACTAGAGGAATTTTCCCTAGCAAATATGAAGCAACTAGTGCTAGTAGTCCTGTACATAGAACTAATGTCCAAAACCAATTGGGAATTAGATCGATCATCCATATTAATTGACTCATGATTTATACCTAAATGTAATGCGTCCTTTAGTTAGATCATATGTGCTTAATTCGATCTCGACTAAATCGTGCTTTAATATGTTTATGTTATGTTTTCTAATTTTACCTGATATAGTTGCAAGTACGACTTTTTTGATATCTTCCAACTCTACTCTAAAAGTGGCGTTTGGCAAACACTCTACAACACGCCCTTTAATTTTAATTAAATCTTCTTTGCTCATTAATAATTCATCAAAAATTTCAATCGAGACTTAATTGATTCTTCTACAGTTGGCTCGACTGGTTCTAATGCAGGTTCTACTTCTGCTGGTTCTTCTTGTTTTGGATGACGCTGATCGTAATCTGCGGGATCTGTACTGACTAATTGATTAAAAGTTTCTTGGTCAAAATCAACGGGTTCATTTACACCCATAGTTTTAAACTTCCATTGCTCGATGCCGGTTAGTTTATTGCTATCGGATAGAATGCCATTGATAGATTCAAAGACAGACGAGTCTCGCTTCATTTCGATATAAACAAGATAACGCCCTCGACTATCTGTTGCCGGACTTACTTCGACATCTTCATACTTGTAAACGCTGTTTTCTACAAATCTAGCTAGATCATGCGCAGGTGTTCGATCATTTACTGCAATACTGAGAACGATATAGTCACGGTCCTCGCCTAGTTTTGTCTTGTGCATATCAATAAGAACACAATCGTCTACTAACCATTTAAGGTCATTTTCACTTAGGTGTTCATTGAGCTGGTTGTTCTGTTTCATCTGCTGCATTACCTTTAGCTGCTTCATCGCTGTTTAAATTCTCGTCATAAGCGTCCGAGACGGCGTCCATGTCAATAGTTGTATCGCCTGCTTGTACCTGATCTGTTTGTACTTCGTCAACAAAGTGTCTAGGCATTGTGACTTTTACGATCCAAACCGGGCTTTCTATAATTTTAGCTTGTTGTTTGCCTGTTTCGGGATCCTGTTCTAGACTATCATCACCTGTGATTTTAGCCACGTGCTTGAGCGTATCTTTGCCCATCCATACTTTACAACCATGGTCGATTAAACGCATAGCTCCTTCTGGATCAGGCATTAGTTTTTCCGGATACATTAAGCTAACAGTGATCCAATAGCGGTCGATTTTCGGACCTTCTACGATTTCACCTTTTAGCCAATTTTTATAAACGTAAACGTCTAACTCGTCGAAGACTCGTTCGAATTCGACAAGAATATCTAGAACGTTTTCGTTTCCATAAACGTCGTCTAGTGTAGTGTAAATTAGATCAATATCAATCATATGTATATTTAGTTAAAAGGCCTAGCTTATAGATTTGCAATTCTAGTCTTAAAGTCGGCAAAATCGTTGCTGGCTGCTACAATGGTTTTTAAATCAGTTAAGCTAATTACTTCTGGCTTGTCAGTTAAGTCGTTCCATGATCCTGGACGTAAATTGGCGATAATTCCTGTCAAATCTGTAAGTTGATTTAAATCGCTAGGAATAAAAGGTTTATTAGCTAGATCTGTATAGCTACCGGTTGTAGCAACATCTGCAAATACTGGTTTCCCGGCAACCTGCGTCCATGATACGCTGGTAATATAGCCGCTATCATTGGCCAATTGACTAACTGCGCTAGGAATAGAGGGCAAATTATTCAGTGCATTATAGTTGCCGCTAGTAGCAACAGGGTGTAGTGTATTGAGATAAGTTCCGCCGATACTTGGATTATCTCCGAATACGATTTCTTCCCCTTGTATTGTACCATTGACTGGGATACTAGGTTCGATGCTGACAAATGTAAATTGGCCGGCACCATTTGTACCTAATACTTGTCCGTTTGATCCATCTACTATACTTAAATCTGTTAAGTAAGCTGGTATAAACGGCTTGTTAGTTAAATCACTATAACTACCCGTAGTAGCAACTGTTGCTAATGTAGGCTTGTTAGTTAAGTCAACGTAGCTACCAGTAGTAGCAACTGTAGAATACACCGGCTTGTTAGTTAAATCACTATAATTACCAGTTGTAGCAATTGTTGCTAATGTAGGCTTGTTAGTTAAGTCACTGTAGCTACCAGTAGTAGCAACTGTAGAATACACTGGCTTGTTAGTTAAATCACTATAACTACCCGTAGTAGCAACGGTAGAATAAGTTGGAGCTGTATAACTGATAACCCCGCTTGTTGGGTTATAGTTTAACGAGCCTGCAACACTTATGCTTGTTCTTGCTTTAGCATTGGTAAAATATTGATTAGTTCCTTCCGCTATATTATCTGTAGTTAGGGAAATATTTTCTGTTCCGTCGAAAGCAACTCCGCTAATAGTTCTAGCAACATTTAATTTTGCAGCAGCAGTTGCTAGACCTTTAAATTCGGTAGCTTGTATTTTAGCTAGGTTAAAGCTAGGATGTGTGATATCTAAATAAAGACTAGCATCGGGTTCTAATGTATAACTATCAAATACTTTCCAATAACCATCGGTAGCATCTCTAAAAAATCCAGCATGAGCATAATTACCATCGTTATAATTACCTGCAAAACCTAAGTCTGGGTTAGCAGTTGCATTTCCGTCGTTTAAGTAAATTAAATTATCAGAAACAGACAAGTTAGTTGCATTTACGGTAACAGTTGTTCCGCTGACAATTAAGTCACCGTCGATTTGTACAGATCCTGATGCGCGAATATCTGCAAATATAACGTTATCTGTAGTTGCAACACTTTGCCCTATAGCAATTTCCCCAGTTGATGGATTATATATAACACCAGTGCCGCCGAGCAGGGCTGTTCTAGTTCTAGCATCTGTATAGTATAAATTTAAATTGCCTTCTACTAGATCGTCGGTACTTAACAATAAGCTATTATTTACACTAGTATCTACGTATTCTTTAGTAGCGTATGATGCAATATCAAAACTAATTTCACCGGTGATTTCGTTATAGATGATAGGAGCAGTGCCGCTGATTAAGCCTCTAATAATACTATTATCAGCAGCTAGCCCTTGCGGTCCGCGGTCGCCACGATCTCCCTTATCACCTTTTAAGCCTCGGTCACCGGCGGGACCGATAGAGCCCCTGTCACCTTTAGGCCCTTTTAAATATGCAAAATTGTTATGATGGATTATTCCCATGAAAGTTTCCTATTTTATGTATTTACCGAAAAATATACTATAATGGCTAGGAAACTAAAGACGAGGTTAAATACTATTGTGGAAAGCAAGACCAAGAGTCAGACTAAACATTCCAATAATGGAGGAGTTAGAATGACTAAACGAAAACAACGTGTTCAACCACAGGAACACGCAGCAGTTCTGCACATTGAGAAATATCGCAAAGAACGCCAAAAGCAAGTAGAAATCCTGCCTAAAAACATACGTCAGGAAGATTATCTTGCTCTGTTAGAAGATCAACGAAAAAGCATAGTTTTTGCCATCGGACCAGCAGGTACGGGTAAAACTCTGTTGGCTTGTTTACTAGCAGTACGAGAGTTAAAGGCGGGCAGAATTCAAAAAATTGTAATTACAAGACCAGCAGTAAGTGTTGACGAACAACATGGTTTCTTGCCTGGCACGCTTATCGACAAGATGGCACCTTGGACACGCCCAATCTTTGATGTATTCGAGCAATACTGGAGCCCGAAATATATTGAAAATATGATTGAGGAGAATGTTATTGAGGTGGCACCTTTAGCCTATATGAGGGGACGAACATTCGAAAACGCAATCCTATTAGCAGATGAAATGCAAAACGCTACACCAAGTCAAATGAAGATGCTACTAACTCGCATCGGCAATAACAGTAGAATATTTTGTACCGGAGACTTAGCCCAACATGACCGGGGCTTTGAAGCCAACGGTCTAAAGGACTTTATTGCACGTTTGACTACTACATCTAGTAAGATGATCGGAGTAGCTGAATTTGAGCAGAGAGACGTAGAACGCCACCCTGCTGTAGCAGAGGTATTGAAAATATACGGTGAATAATTAAACTGTCAGGCTCTTGGGTCTTGCAACCACAGTTTAAAATATACCTCTACGCAGACGGTCAAGTTTGACAATCGTCGCACTGAGATTTATTTCCGGGTCTGCACACATGGTATGATTGACCATACCTTCTTTAATCAAGATGATTGCCGCGTCTTGAGTATCTTCATCGTCGCCCCAAAACTCTAAATTACGATACAAGAAGCGATAAACTTCTTCGTACTCCTCCAACGTAATTTTTTTGCAAATATGTTCACGGGCTTGTCTTACTTTACCATTTTGGAACATAGCAATTGCTTCTAGCTTCCATTCGCTAGTATCAGTTGCTTGTCCAGCCTGCGGCAATACTAGAGTGCCTGTTGAGCTGTATTGTTGAGCTGTGTTGATTGCCTTGCGCAAATCCGGATAAGTTGCTTTAACAAAACTTTGCAGTGTCTCTACATCGAAATCACAACCCTCATCTGCTAGAATCTGTCCCAAACGAACCATAAACTCGGTTTCGTCTAAATGATGGAAACTAAACCCCTGGCAACGGCTGTGCAGTGCTGGCATAATCTTGTGAGGCATATTGCAAGTTAAGATAAAGCGAGCAACACTGGCATATTGTTCTAGCATGCCTCGCAATACACCTTGTGCGTTGGGACTTAAGTAATCAGCCTCGTCTAGGATAATAACACGGAAGTCGCCAAACGCCATACTACGACAAAAGTTGCTGACTTTATCACGTAGATTATCAACACCTGTTTCGTGACTGGCGTTGATGAACATAATGTCTGCACGTTGCACTTCTAGCTCGTTGCATAGCATTTTTGCTAGAGTAGTTTTACCTGTACCCGGCGGTCCGCTTAATAGCAAGTGAGGAATATTTTTGTTTTTGATCCAGCCTTCGACCATTTGTTTTTGTGCAGGTTCAATCCAAACATAGTCCTTCATTGTAGAAGGACGATACTTTTCAATCCAAAGATAGTTATTTGTAGTCATAGACTAATTGTATAGTAAGTTATAAGAAAAGTCAACTTTAGCGAGCGCCAAAGTCTTCAGGACGAACAGATGAGCCGCTGTCAAAAGTATCACCGATTTGTTGATCCTGTGGTTCTTCATCTTGGACAGCCAATATGCCATTTGGATCAAGTTTTACAAACTCAAAATCTTGATTGTTTTCGTCTTTGATTTTGATACGCATAGTCCAGCGCCCGTGTTCGCAAAGTGCCCATTGTCCTGGCTTGACATCTGTAATATCTTCGGCTACTTTCCAAATCTTTGCCCAGCGAGGTCTGATACCGCTGTTTTTTCCATTATCGTCCATAAGCACAATGCCGCCTTGGCTCACACGTTCGCCTAGCTGCAACACTGCAAAAATATTACCCGGTAAAGGATGAATAATCAATTTAAGTCTCCAAAATCAATGTTTTCGTTGTCTTGAGATTTAGCTGTCTCTGCAACAACAATTTCTACGCTGCCATCAGCATAGGTAATTTCTGTTCGCTTAACACCATCAGCACCGACAACTTCTTTTCTATTGACTTCTTGGTCTAATGGATTTAGTTTAACCTTGCTAGCAGCAGGTCTTGTATTTTGCTCGTGCACCCGGCTGGCAATTTCCTGCTTGGTAGCAATAACAGTCCCGCCGGGTCCTAGCAGGTCTCCGCGAGCATTTCTGCTGCTATTGCCAACTGCAATTTTGTCGCCTTGTGTTGTGACAAAGGCCTGCATGTTAAACTCGCGCCCTCGGCTGGTTTTATGTTTGCTCATTTTAAGAATTCCTTAATGTCTAGATTAAATTTAAAGCTGTCGATCCTATGCACGCCTATTAAGAATAGCACATAGCTGGCAATACTACTACCTCGACCTACGCCATATATAATGTTGTTAGTTCTAAGAACAGATACAAAATAGCACAAAAACCTTAGTAGGTCATTTAGCCCTCGTTGCTCAAACTCTGCTAGCTCTGATTTAACTCTTGCCCATTGTTTCTTGTCCAATTTAGGATGTTGAGAATCAATAAACTTTTCTAAATCTAATATTTTAAATTCATCTGGCATGTTCCATTGCATAACATCTTTTTCTTCTGCTAAAGAAAACGGTAAGTTTAAACCGTATGTTTTGCACTGTTTTGCAAATGTGCCAAATGCTGTTTTATTGCTGGGTAATATTTTTACCCGACGATTAGCCAGCATTAGTTCTATAATGTCTTGTTCTTCTACTAACATGAATCCGTCTTTTGTTATCATTAGCCAATGCTTAAGAAATTGCCAAAGTCAGTCTTGCCTTCTTGGGCTGCATTTTGCTGCAATACTCTAACTTCTTGCTGTTGGAATTTACATTCTTCTAGCATAAACTCAAACTGTCCAATAATCGTAGGATTAGCGCCTGCCCTAAGAGCAGTGTTCATTTTTTTAATGATAGAACGTTCTTGTTCTAACAGTTCGTTAAAACGTTGTTCTAAACTTGCAGTAGGTTTTGTAGTCATTTAAATTTAAGAGTAAAGGAGCACTGCTCCTTTACATTATAACAAAGTTTTTAAACTTTAGCAAGAACTTTTACTAGTTCTTCTTTAGTAGCACGAGCCTTGATTTCGACGCTGTGTTTAGCAGCTAACTCAACTAGTTCTTTTTTAGTCATCTTGTTTAGGTCCGCTTTTTTATATTTGGCCTTAACTGTAACAGGTGCAATTTCAACTATCGGAGCAGGTGTTTCTACAATCGGAAACGGTGCATCAGCGGTCGGCACAATTACAGGTGCTTCTACTTTATATGGAGCTGCCGGCTCTGCTGGCTGCTCGTTCTTACCAAAAAACCAATCTAAAATTTTCTTTAGCATGATATTTCCTTTTTAAAACGAGCCTCTGAGGAAACTCTCGCCGGAGTCCTAGAGGATCAAAAGACTGCATCTACTGATGCAATTCTAATAGTATTTAACTCTTTAGCCTATTTTTAATAAACTCATGCACCAAGCTGTTTGCTCATAAAATCCAATTCTAATTCTTTTTCAACATCCCACCATGTTATGCATGGCAGTTGAGCATGATTTGCATCGCCTCGAAAATTGGTAAATTTCAAATTAAAAATAAAAACATCTTCGGCGCTACTAAACCAAATATGTGCTTTGTCGCAATCACTAGCATGATCGGTTATCGTCACGTTGGCATCCGGCATGTTATGTCGTAGCCAAACATACCAATAGTGTCGGTCTCTCATAAATTCATAGTCGCCGCCATTGCCGCAATAAACATCGACTGGGAATTTTAATGTTGTTAGCACTTGTTCTTTCATGAATACTTTAACATAAACATCATAAACTTTTCTTCGTCGATGACGTTGATATTGGATGCAGTTCTATTATCGTAGTTGATTTCGCATTTTATGCCAAGATTTATTTCGGCATGATGCTCGAACCAAACGTACCAAGGTCCTGAACCAAATTTTCCACTTCTCCATGCTTGATATGCATTGTCTAATTGGGGTTGGATATGACAATGGGTCAAGTCTCTAATCCAAAGTTGATCATTACTCATTACGACCACCTCAGCATAAACATCATAAACTTTTCTTGGTCTACTATTTTACATTCTTCTACATTAGAAAAATCTTCTGTAAGTTCTACTGCTAATCCGCTGGCAACTTGAAAGTGGTGCAACATACCGTCTTTTTTATGATCGCCTGTGACAAATCTTGCTTCGGGTGGGCAAGTTGCTTTTATGCCTTCATCTGTGGCCCATTTTATCATTAGTCGTCTTACTAATTCTAAATCCATTATTTAGATCCCAACATATAAATCAATGCTTCATACTCTGTATCAAAATCGTTATAGACATACCCTTGTGTGCCATAGACTGAAATAAAGAAGTGAGTAGCACGCCACCCCTCGTCTATCTTTTTAATTTCCCAGCGACTTTCTTTGTATATCACGACCACCTCAATTTAAACAACATTACGTCTTGTTCTTCTGCAAACCAAAATCTAACGCCGACGTTTACAAAGTCCATTCTGTGTTCGCAACACCACTTAGTTCGTTCAAACTGGTCAGTCTCGGGCAAACTAGGGCAAGTTACACACCAACGGCGGTGATCTTCTATTTGCCAAGTAATGTAAAACACTTCCATTATGACCACTTTAATAAAAACAACATGACTGATTCTTCATTATACAGATAAATCCAGCCGCCGTGATAGTCCCAGTCACTGGATTCATTGCCTGCTAGATCACTGAGTGGGTTGCCAAGCGCCCATAACCAGCCATACAATCCAAAGGGCCAATCTATTGGTGTGCGATAAGTTTCCCAGCGTTCTTTGTCGGGATTGTAATCAAAACGCCACTCATCAAGTGAATGTTTACGAGTAGGAGGAGGATGACTGTTTGCTACCATTATGACCACCTCAGCATAAACATAAACGCCGCATGTTCATCATAAAAATCAAGGTATCTGTCACCGTAGCCGCTTAACGGATTTATAGGTTTTGCTACCCAAAAGTTTGCCGACCAATCCATGAGAGCATGATTGATTTCTTCCTCACCATAACTATCTGGACAAAAGTTATACCACCATTTCGGGATTTCAGATGGGTGGCGATCTTCTTCAAATATCTTAATTCTAATCACGACCACCTCAACGCAAATAACATAGCATCTTCTTTACGCTTGAATACAAACTGATTGCGATAGCTATTCCAATTACGGCTCTTGAAGTTATCATAGCACCAACGCTCAACTTCCTTGCGATCTAAATAGTTTACATAGTATTGATGCGGCCAGTACTTTGTGTTAAACACCTTACCAAATAAACTACCAGTATCTGCATCCATTGGCTGCACACCTACAATTTGTTGTGCCATAAGGTTAGGCAATACCGTCCTGAGCAGAGGAAGTAATATCTTTTGCCCTGTGTCAGTGACCTTGGCTGCTAATTTCGGGTCGTAAGTCACGCCCACCTCAACTTGAACATCATTTTATCTTCTTGCCTAACAAACTCTAGTATCATTCCAGATCTGCTGTATTGTAAATTTGATTCAGTGAACCATTTGATGATACTACTTTCATTATCTATCCAAAAGTCCCAGTCGGTTATTAGCATCAAACTGCGATGTTTATAATCGCTACTTACTTCTACAAATTTAATACCCTGGTCTTTGAGCATTTTGTGTGCAGTGTTAGCCGGTCTGTACACGCTAGCATATCTGTCACCCTGGGCTTCTTCTATTAGAACTTCCCATAAGCATTTACCGGAGTTCCAACGGGCAACAGGTGTTAGATGACATCGCCCCATTTTATTTTATATAAAAATTCGTCCTCTTCGTCTAGTAGCCCTGCGATTTTATATGCATAGCCTAGCGAATTTGGGTCTATACTTTGTATATAGACTAAATCACGTGCATGGTCTCGAACCCATGCCCCGTGTTCAGTTTGGAACCAATCCCATGCTGCTGCACCTATATAAACATCGGGATCTTCCACATCCCCGAGCTTAAGGGTCTTAAAGACTACTCGAGTCATTTGAATAAAATAAGTGCCATCAATCCTGCTTGGATAAAAAATCCAAGCCCGATGGTAACAATATTAAGTAGATCACGACTGATAGCTGCTTTGATAAAAAACAAAAATAAGCCAGCCCATGTTGCTAGTACTAGATCAACTGGTGGCGTCTTTTCTGTAAGTCCTGTCATGATTGCTACTAGAGTAGGAATTGTGCTGAGGTGAATGAGAATAACTGCAATCCAACCTAGTGTTTCGGCACTAACTGCAACCAAATGTTCTTTAATGCTGGTAGCACTATTCACTGCAAACTTATTTGCTTGATCGATGATTTCTTTAATCATATTTTCTTTCCTGGTTTATCGCTGTAAAAAATGTGACGACCAACTTTGGCCACCTTCTCTTTATTCCATCCTGGGTTAACATAGTCTGCATGATAATACATGGCATTTGTTAAACTAGGCAAACGGAATCCCTCTAGGAGAACTTTCTTTGCAGCCTCCATACTTTGTTCGTAGGCAACGTTATTTTTTGGCTTAACTCCGCCTTTGCCTTCGCAGTACCAGCTAAACTGGCAAAGAACACGGTCATATACAATGTTCTTTTGATAAACAACCTTACAAATATCATCTGGGAATTTGCCACTGTCTGCTCGATTTAGTGTAACTTGTGCTACTGCGGCTTTGCCTTCGAATGGCTCGCTTCCGGCTTCGTGATAAATGTTTTGTGCAAGACACTGCAATTGACGTTCTCTTACCCCTGCGGTAATTTCGCTTGTTTCTGCAGAATCTGCATTTCGTAATGTATCTAGTTTGTAATTGATTACTTTGTAAGTAGCCATTGCCAAAAGAAAGGCAACAACTGTAATCAACGCAAATTTTACTATGCGTAGCATATGATCTCCTTTTACGCTGTGAATTACTAATATCTTTGCAGATATAAAGTAATAATAGCAGTTAATTGACCCTGTGTCAATTAAAATGGTTACATAATGTTTCTGGCACTGGTTGTTTTTGGAGCTAATTGCCCCCGATCACCTGTGCCCAAAATGCAAGCAACCTGCTGATTCATCTGGATTATTGTCCAGCTTTTTGTTGTTGAGTTCATCATTAAAATATATCGAGAATCGTTGGATTCGCTCATACCCATCCAAACTGGGACTTCTTGATACTCTTGCCCTACCAATGAACTTATGATCTTTTTTGGTTCGTCGCAATAAACTGGTTTATCAACAGTAGTTAGTGCCCAAGCGGCTACCGCTGCTAGCAGTCCTGCAATTACCAAAAGTAGGTGTTTCATAAGTTTATTTAGTTCAGGGTCTTTAGAAAACAATTTATTGCTACTAAATAACCACATATATTATGGATATTTTAATATTAATTTTGCTGCAAATCAAGCATTGGTATGCCGATTTTAAAATCCAAACCTACATGCAGACTGTTAAAAAAGGTGTATGGTTGGATCCTATCGGCGTTAGCCATACGCTAGATCACATGTGGTGTACAATGTTGGCCTTATTAGTAGCCAGCTGGTTTTTTCCTATTAGCGTAGCTTCTATCATAGTGGTTGCACTGGTAGAAGGCATATATCACTATATGGTTGATTTTACCAAAGTAAAATTTGGTTGTAAAGACAATACTAAGCCGTTATTTTGGAACCAATTTGGTCTAGATCAACTAGCTCATCAGTTGTCTTATCTAGCCATTGTTTGGTATTTGGTGGCATAAAGCACTCACTTAACTCTGTCCAAAATCTGTTTAAATAACTGAGCAGAAAATGGAGCAGAGTCATGAAAAAACTTATCTGTGCAATAGCCCTTTTACCGGTATTTGCCCACGCAGAATTCGTTCAGCAATTTAAAAACCCAACGTTTAGCGGACAAGGTTGGGCAAGTCAAGTTCTTACGGTAGAACAAATGCGCCAAAGCGCAAAAAGCCAGCAAGAGTCTAAAGCAGCAGCAGACAAAAGTGCAGCTGAAGCAGCAGCGGCCAATACTCCATTGGCGAAATTTATGACACTGTTTACGGGACAAGTTTACAGTCAATTGGCTACTCAACTAACAAATAATCTATTTAAAGACTGTGTCGCCGGCGCAGGAGCCAGCTGCACTAACGGGCAATTTATGGTCAGCGAAACACAACAAATACAATGGGTTAAGCTAAATGGTAACGTTACCTTAACAGTATTTGATGGAATAAAAAACAGCAACGGAACATTTGTAGCAAACGCCAGTCCGACACAGACGATCACTGTGCCTGTTAGCAGTTTTAGTTTTTAAGGAGCAATAAATGAAAACAACATTAACAATATTATCCTTAGCGCTAGCACTAGCTGGCTGTTCGACAGTTCGTCCATTAGGTGAAATAGGAGTAAAAGATGTACCAAAAGTTAGTCAAACTATTATTAAAGAAATTAATCAGCTACCTGCTCCTGCAGGGCCTAAGATCTCGGTTGCGGTCTATGGTTTCAAAGATGTAACAGGTCAGAGAAAAAACAGCACAACACTTAGTTTATTCAGTACCGCAGTAACACAGGGCGCCGAAAGCTATTTGATTAAAAGCCTAACCGAAGCAGGCAACCGCCAGTGGTTTACAGTTGTCGAGCGTGTAAACCTAGATAACTTATTAAAAGAGCGCCAAATGATCAAGCAAACTCGTGAGATCTACGAAGGCGCCAACGCTAAACCGCTGCCTCCTTTAACACTAGCAGGTGTTATTTTAGAAGGCGGCATTGTTGATTACAACAGCAACGTTTTGACAGGTGGCACAGGTGTTGCAGTATTTGGTATCGGACCATATACACAATACACCCAGGACCAAGTTGTAATTAGTTTAAGACTAGTCAGTGTGCAAACAGGTGAAGTCTTAACAAGTGTAACGATTGAAAAGAATTTATTAAGCACACAAGACGGTGCTACTGTGATGAAGTTTTACAATCAAGGAACACGATCGTTTGAATTTGATTCTAGTCAAACTTTTAACGAGCCGGGAAATTATGCTCTCCGTTCTGCAATAGAACAAGGTATTGTTGAATTAGTTAAACGAGGAGAGCAATTGGGTCTATGGAAATTTAAAGAGGAGTCTACAAAATGACTAAGACATTAATCGCAACGTTAGTGACAGGTATTGCGGCTGGTGGTGTATTTGCACAAACGGCACCAACTGCACCAACACAAGCAGCGGCACCTGCAATTACAACACAGTCTACGACTCGTTTTGCAGCAGGTGTAACAGCAAGTTTAAATGCTGCAACAACAAACATTATCTATTTAGAACAAACAGGATCAACTCCTACAGTTAGTATCAACCAAGACGGTAACAGTAACCGCGCTGGTGCAGATGCTAGTGGTTCTATCAACAGCATGGTGTTAAATGGTAATAACCAAGTGGTTACTATCGACCAAACAGGTAACTTAAACGTTATCAACACATTAAAAGTTACAGGTAATGCAGCTAGCGTTTATTTGTTACAAAGCGGTAACAGTAACAGTGCAAACGTAAGTGTGGGTCAAACAACCAGCGCCAGCGCTACACAGACTTATACAAACACAGCGGCATTAGATACTCGCTTTACAGGAAACAGTAACAGTTTTAACTATACTGGTAATGGTCCTGCACTACAAGCAGCAGTTTATGTAACTGGCAATGGTAACGCTATTGCTATGCAACAAACTAGCACTGCTGGTCAACAAGCATTGATCAACCTAACAGCTAGTGATAACAATACTATTAACGTTACACAGACTAGTGCAAGTTTAAGCAGTTTAGTGTTAACACAAACTGGCAGCGGCGGAACTACTTTTAATGTAAGCCAAACAGGAACTTATAGCAATGTAGCTAACATCAGTGCGCAAGCTAGTGGTGGCAGCTTTAATATTATTCAGCGTAGTCGTTAATCGGAGACTCTGTTGAAATCGTGGCTATTAACTTTATTGTTAGCTAGTTCAGTGGCCTGTGCCGAGATTGGTTCTGTTGTTGACCTTTCTGGCACGGCCATTATCAAGCGAGCGAAAGAAACTATCACAGTTACCAAGGGCACTACTATTGAAACTAACGACAAAGTAGAGACAAAAAACGGTGTTGTTAATATCAAGTTTAAAGACAATACAACGGTCAAAGTTACAGAGAACAGTGCTCTTGTAATCGACGACTTTGTTTATGATCCTAAAAATGCCGCAGGCGGCAAGTTAAACCTAAAGGCAGCAGCAGGTACAGTTCGTTATGTATCTGGTAATATTGCACACAACAATCCAAACAGTGTAAAAATTAATACTCCTACTGCGGCCATCGCTGTTCGTGGAACAGACTTTGTTGTGGCTGTGGATGAAACAGGCAAGAGTCTTATTATGTTAATGCCTACTTGTGAAATAGACCACAACATTAACCTTAAAGGATTAATCTGCGGAAGTGGACGTATCGATGTTGACAGCGGCAATACAATTGTTACATTAGATCAACCATACCAAGCAACTATTGTAGAAACAACGGCTAATGCTCCTTTACCTCCTGTTATTGTAAATTTATCTAACACTGCTATTGGTAATAACTTACTGATACGTCCTCCTTTGGCAACTTCTGGAGTTATTATACAAGCCGCTGCTCGTAATGCAGCAGATAAAACAGGCGATAGTAAAAGAGATAACTCGTCTGTTTCTGCAGAAGAAGCTAAAGCAACAGATGATCAGCAGAAAACACAGCAGGTTAAAAGAGCAACTGCGCAAGCAGAAGAAGATAAGGCCCTGGCAACTTTAACTGAACTTAAAGATAAAGGTGTCGAAGTTAAGGCAAGTATAAACGAAAACGAACACGTGGTCAGAATTTATAAAAACGATAACCCTATGTTAAATCAAATAGGCTGGGCATATATGAGCTTAAGCCCAAGCGGAAATAACTTCACAGCAGTTACACTAGCGAACGATACAAAGGCCTTAGTAGTTGTAACGCAGGATAGGTTAACAGATGCTATGAACTTTAGCGGGTTATACGGCAAGCCGCAAGGCACTATTATTATCAATCAGAGTTACAAATGATTAGAATATTTTTTCCCTTCTTATTGTTAATGTGTTCTAGTGTGTTTGCTCAGACAAACTATAACGCCATTGCCACCGCCTATGTAACAACAACTATTAGCCAAAACGTAGTGTTTAACAGCACTATGCAACAAGGCGGAACATTTAACTTTAGTGTATTAGCACACAACGGTGGAGGCCGTGCTGGCCAAAGTGATACAGCAAACGTAAAGATACAATTCTACACATCAGCTAATGCCTTGGTTACCAGCGTTAATTCGTCCTATTCTGCTAACCTCCCAAACCCAAATGCGGTATGCGGTAATCCTTGTATTGATACTGCGGTCCCGTGGACAACCCTGTCGACTAGCATAACGCTGACAGCCGCGCAGGCTGCAACAGTGGCCTATGCTAAGATTAGTATGTATGGTATAGACGGAAGTTATTGGGCTGGCGATTATGGACCATGGTACCGTGCTCCTACTTTTACATTAAATGGCGGCGGCAACTTAGCTTATAACCCAGAGTTCGGGCCATACAACAACGTAACAGCACAAGGTTGGACAAGTAGTCCAGGCTTTGGCGCATGTCAAGGCGCATGGGGAGGTTCAAATGCCTGTATTGTTAACAGTGATGGTGTGCCGGGCTCTAGCACAGTTGGATTAGTTGCTAACGCAAACGGCGGTGGACCCGATGCTAATGGTGGCACAACATCGGGTACTGCTGGCGGATACAACAATACAATGACAACGACTAATGCAGGTACCGGAGCAACAGCAGGTACAGCTCCTTCTGCTCCTACTGTAACCAGTACATCGACTACTAATAGTGTTTCTAGTTCTAGTTCTAGTTCTAATACCGGTAGCATTACAGTTACTAATCCAACAACAACTGGTAATTATACAAACGTTTATATAGGAACTGCTACTGTAACAACAACTACAACCACTCCAGTTACAACTACAACTTACAGCGATGGCAGCACTACAACCAGCAACGGGACTCCTACTAGTACCAGTGTCACAACATATACTATAACACCTACGTTAGGCACAGCACCTACTTATTCTCGTGCTGCTCCTAACATAGCAGGGAATAGTATCTACGTTAAACAAGTGTATGCATGGAACAACACACAAGTAACACTAGAACAAAACGGTAACAACAATGCCATCACTGGAACAGATAGCGGCTGGGCAACAGTTGATGGCAATGGCAGCTTAATTACAGTTAAGCAATCAGGACAGAGCAATATTGTAGGTTTAAAGATGAACGCTTGGGGTAATAACATCAACGTACAACAAGGTACAACAACTACTGATGTGAATAATAACATCTTAAACCTAGAATCTTTTGGCAACGGTAATGCAACTGTACTCAAGCAAGAAAGTAATACCAACACAGCTAGCATTAAAATGACCTATGATATAAACACTGTTAACCTAACACAAAAAGGCGGTCTAGGTAATACTAGTTACGTTTCTATAAATGGAAACTGGAATACCGTCAATGATACTCAAAACGGTGCTAACAATTTAAGTATTATTAACATAAGCGGAGATAATAATTCTGCAACTGTTAGCCAAACTGGAACCGGACATAGTACGTTACTAAACTTAATAGGTAACAAAAATACCGTTAGTGTTGTACAAACAGGCACGGGAGATACTTATAGTTTACAACAGACCTGTACAAACCCTGCCGGCTGTAGTGTAAGTGTTATTAGGAACAAGTAATGGATTGGAGTCTTAGTCCAGAGAACCAAAAGAAGTACGACGATGTAATAGAGAGAAATCGTCGACTTCAAGCACTGCTAGGCATTAAATCTAAAACACTAGAAGAACGATCACAGGATCATACTGAAAATATAAAACAACAAGAAGAGCTTAAAAAGCTCTTGGGTACTCGCAGGCCTGCGCCCAAGTGGAAACTTTAAACCGCTAAATAGTAGTATGAAAGTATCGGATATAATTTTAGAAGGCCTGAACTATCCTGTTATTTGTGTAGATGTACAGCCTGCGTACGACAATCCTGTTAATCAAAAGATCATTAACTTTGTAACCAAGCAAACTGGCCCTGTGCTATTCTTTGTTAACGCACAGGACACGGGCACAACAGATGATCACTTGTCAGATATTGCACAGTACTGGGAAGAGCGTGCTCCGGGCTATCAGCCAGAAGAAGAGGGCGAAGACGAAAACGGCGACTATTATTACAAAGAACCTCAGGGTGCAATAAACTGGAATCGTTTTCAAGTTGTAGACAAAGGCTACGGGTACTTCAGGGCCTGGATGGATCGCGGTGTAGAAGAATCCACAATTATTGCAACGATTAGAGAATTGTATAGACAGCGAGTAAATGATACACGAGAACTAGAATTTCCGCCGTTTAATCAGCGTACTGCAACGCAGTCTCTAATACAAGGTGCTATAGAAGAAATGGATGGAGATCCTTTAATCGTAGAATGGACGAGTGTTGCTCAACTAAAACGTTTCAGTGGTGCTTACATTGTGGGTGGTGGTAGAAACGAATGTTTGCGTGAAGTTGAACTGCTGATGAATGCCTTTAACATCCGCTATAAAAGAATAGACAGTTTGGTATACTAATATGAGATTACAAGAAATTATTAACGAATTATTCCAGCCTGGTAAAAAGTGGGAGTGGAGCTTTCGAGGCAGCGAAGAAGCAGTAGCAGTTTTCCAAGTCGGCGAAGAGCGTTATGTGTTTCATGCATATGGCACAGATGGCACTTGGGAAGTTGAGTTCAAGCGTCACGGAAGCAAGTTAGATAGATCACAGAAGTTTGGACTATCTGGTACAGGCAACAGTACTGAAGTGATGAGTACAGTAGTTGACATTATGCGAGCATTTTTGGACCAGTATAAAGATAAGATCGAGACACTAACCTTCTCGGCTAAAGAAGACTCAAGACAGTCCCTGTATGCTAGAATGGCAAAAAAGCTACTACCAAATTGGACCTTACACCAAGACGGAAGAGACTTTGTCCTAGCTTCGCCTGAATCCTGATCTATAAATAGTAGCATGAAAAAGCTACTACTTAATCCATGGACCGCCCTGGTCACACTTGCCCTAGTTCTGTTGGTCAGACTATGGGACCCAAGTTTTGTAGAGTCCGTTAGGCTTCGCTACTTTGACCAACTAATCACAAGCCAACCTGCTGTGGATATTCCAGTACACACTGTGAATATTGACGAAGCAGCATTAGACAAATACGGACAATTCCCATTTCCCCGCGGCACCTACGCTGAAATCATTAAAGACTTATATGATAGAAATGCAGGCTTGGTTGTGTGTAACGTGATGATGCCGGAGTTTGACCGCTTTAAAGAAGACGGCCAGCTAGCAGCTATAATGAAACAATTGCCTGTTGTATTGCCTAGTGTAGGCAGCACAACGGAAAAGAACATACCACGTAAACAAGGCGTTAGTATCGTAGGCGGAGATCCCGCAGGATTAGTAGTAGAATACCCGGGTCTAGTCTCTAATATTCCTTTACTAACAAATAATGCAGCAGGCGTTGGTGTTGCTAACACATTCCCGGAAGTAGACGGTGTCGTTCGACGTATGCCTCTTGTAATCTACAGTAAGGAACAATTGCATCCTGCACTGGCACTAGAAGTATTGCGTGTAGCAGCCGGCGACCCCAGCTTCCAAATTAAGATTGGCGACATGGGTGTAGAAGCTGTGCGTGTACCGCAGTTTGGTAAAATTGCTACAGACGATATAGGTCGTATTTGGGTTGACTGGAGTAAGAAGCCAACAGAGCACAGCCTAGCTAAACTACCTGAAGACTTTAATAAAGAAATTGTCATTGTTGGTATTAGTGCAGCAGGTTTAGCTAACCCTGTAGCAACAAGTCGCGGTGAAGTATGGCCACAAGACATGCAGGCTAGTGTACTAGGGACATTGCTAACAGGTACAAATATTCAACGTCCTGGTTATGCTGATGATTTAGAGCTGGGCGTTATTGCCCTAGCAGGCATTGTATTGATTTTCCTAATGCAGTGGACCTATATAGGACTAGCTGCTACTGCGGTTATTATTCTAGGCACTATTGCAGGCAGCATGTTGGCCTACAGCGAACTCTTGTTCTTGTTCGATGCAACATTGCCCGCAGTTGGTTTGTTATTAGTTGCTACACATGCCTACATGGTTAAGTTTGTCGGCGAGTTCTTACAAAAGCAACAGATAAAGAAACAGTTTGGCGGATATGTCAATCCTGTTATTGTAGAACGTTTACAGAAAGACCCTAGCTTTATCAAACTAGGCGGCGAAAAGAAAGACCTAACAATCATCATGAGCGACATGCGAAACTTTACAGGCCTTGGCGAGACTTATGGTGATGACGTTGTTGCATTTACAGATACTATGAACCGTTATATGACTGCTATCGCCGAACCTATCCTACGCAACAATGGATGTTTAATTAAGTTTATCGGCGATGCAAGTTTGCACGTACACGGTGCCCCTATTCAAGAAGCTCAAGATCCTGATCATGCACATGCCGCTGTCCGCACAGGTTTAGAAATGATTCATGCTGTTGAGTTGTTTAACATAGAACTAGAAAAAGAAGGCAAACCGCGTGTAGGTATGGGGCTTGGTATAAACACTGGACCTACGCTAATTGGTAATATTGGTAGTAAGGACCGCTTTGGTTATGATGTATTGGGTGACAGCGTTAGCTTGACGGCTCGTTTAGAAGGTCAGACTAAGAATTATGGACAGTTGATTATTATCAGCGAATTCACTGAGAAACGTGTCAATGAATCATTCTTTACTATTCCGTTAGATTGTATTGCAGTTAAAGGTAAAAGTATAGGCGTTAACATCTATACAGTATTTTATAATCCAGATGCAACTGTAGCGGCTGACTGGATCATGGCCAGGGAAGATCATAACTTTATGCTGTCTCTATATAGGTCTCAACAATGGGATCGTGCTGTCGATCACTGTCATGCACTAAAAGGCGAATTTGATGGTAAGATGGATGACTATTATGACATCTGGATAGAACGTATTGCAGATATGCGTACAAGAGATCTCCCTGAAGATTGGGACGGTACATATAAAGCCACTTCGAAGTGAAATAAAAGGGACTTTAAAGTCCCTTTTTAATTAATCATCTCCAGCAGCTTCTTGTATTTCTTTTCTAGTTGCTCGACGTTTCCCGATTGGTACTTCTTCGGATGCTTTATTGATTTCTAATTCAGCTTGTATTCTTTCCTGCTCAATAGTCTTACCCCTGAGCTCCATGACTGTTTCTACTTTTTGGTTTAGTCTAATCAAGTCATTGTCTAGCATACGAATACGATCTATTAGGGCAATTAGCGTTGAGTTGGCACTGCTAATAACTGGTTTAATTTCGGTTGTTACCCAAGTCCATACGTAATAAACAAAATAACCTAGTCCAAATGCAGCTATAATCGGAAAGCCGTATTTGTTAATCATTCCTGCTAAATCCATATCAATCCCACTTTCTTAAAAATTTTTCTACTTCTTCTACCTTAACTAATTGTAGCTTATCATCAACTTTTATTAGTTTAAAGTAATCGCCTTCTTGCCAGCCTAATTTTTGTACATCTAGATCGGTGTCTAAACGAATTCCCATAGCATCCATTTCCCAGTCAAAGTCTATATATTTTGTCATCAGTCTTTCCTTTGATCTGATTGTTCAGCACGGCTAATTCTATCATAGTCTGGTTGCAATCCTAGTGCATGACTAACTTTAACATCGATGCGCTGTAGCTGGTTAGTCATAGTATCAACGCGACCGTCTAGGCCTTTAATAATACCGCCCATGCCATTTACACTGCTAGTTACGCCAGCAAGAATAAATTTTAGTGTTAAAAACACAAAATACCCTGCACCGCAGGCTGCTGCGATAGGAAAGCCTACTTCGGCTACTAGTTTTAAAAAGTCCATGTTAGATCCTTGCGTAATTATACTAGTATTTATCAAATTTTGGTAGATAAATACTCAAAAGGAGTAAGTCATGGAATTTACATTTGATTTCACCGCAGACAAGCTAGCAAAACTTATTAAAAAGAATAAAAACTCTCAAGAATGGTTTGAGGGATTATACGAAGAATTGCCAAAGTTTGCAATCGTTACCCCGGCTAGAGTTGCAGGGTTTATCAGTCAGTGCCAACACGAAAGTGCTGACTTTACTGTTTTAACAGAAAACTTAAACTACAGCGCCAAAGGACTCAGGGGAATATTTGGCAAGTATTTTACCAACGATGCAGTTGCAAAACAATACGAGCGTAAGCCGGAAATGATTGCCAACCGTGTTTATGCTAACCGTATGGGCAACGGTGACGAAGCCAGCGGAGACGGCTGGACTTTTAGAGGTCGCGGTATTGTACAACTTACAGGTCGTGCTAACTATACTCAATGCAGCAGAGATTTATTTGGGGACGACACGCTAGTAGAAGATCCGGATGTCGTTTCGACTACTCCTGCTTATGCTATCTTAACTGCCTGCTGGTTTTGGCACAAGAATAGACTAAACGATATTTGCGACAAAGGCGATGTTGTTCTACTCAGCAAACGAATCAACGGCGGCACAATTGGCCTAGCTGATCGTATTCATCATTGGAATGATGCTATTAGTTTATTTGAGCAACACTAATGGACAAGTATACAACACTATGGTATAAAATATACAATACTCTGGCCAGCTTGCCTGCTAAAATTTCCTGGAGACGCCAGGGAAAATTAACAGAGCAGCAACGACTTATTCTAGCGGAAAAGTTAGCACAGGGATATTATATTATTTTAACGGGCAGCACTAGTCATTTAAGCAGTGTGATTGTTAGTTTGTTAAGCTGGATTAAAACAGGAACATGGGCAAAATATAGCCATGTTCTGTTAAATTGCGATAATATTACTAACCCAGATGATAGGAACAGTTTTAAGTTTGTAGAAGCAACTAGTGCAGGCGTGCATCCTAGCACATTTGATCAGGTGTTTAATTGCGATTATGTTTGTTTATTAAGTCCTGCACAAGTAAGCAACGAAGAATGGACTGTAATCATTGACGCTGCGGTTAAACAACAAGGTAAACAGTATGACGATTTGTTTGACTTGGCTGATTCTAGCAGAGTTAGTTGTGTTGAACTAGTACTAAATGCACTCAAAGCTGCTGACTATGCTAATGATTTTGCAGACTTAGAACAGTTAATAATTAAAGAAGGAAACCTGGTGCCTCAAATGTACAGAACTAGTAGAGATTTTAAGGTAGCATATGAGCAATGACATATACGAAGATTACATGGACGACTATGATGCATACACACGTTTAAAAAGCGTGTGTAAATGCACCACTTGTAAATGTGAGCACCATTGCAACACAGGATGTCCAGAATGCGACTTTTGTCCGGACTGTACGTGCAAACACTGCACTACCAATGACGGATCACTCCTGCTACGATAAAACAGTTAGTTATAATATAGCATAAAACTATACAAGAGCGGACTAGAGCAATTTGGTCCGCTTCTTTGTCAGTAGCACCAGACTTATCACCAAGAGCTTTAGCCCATAGTCGCCAAAGTTTGTTCATCTAAGTACTTTTTTATGTCGATGAGTAAATCTCTGACCTTCTCGTGATCCATTAGTTCTGGATTGAAAAGTCCACCTGCACTCAAGTATTCGGTTATTAGATTACTTAGCTCGGTATTATACATTGTTTACTCAAATAAGTTTTCGTTCCATTCGCGGTGACCTTCTCTAAAAGCCATATTTGACTGGGTCTCACGTACTTCTACGCGATAGCACCAAAGACGTTTAGCTTCACCGTCGCCCCACATGTCGGGAATATAAACACCATTGACGTATTTGTAAAGCATATCACTTAGTGCTTCGCAGCCTAACTTTGGTAGTATAGTCAACTTCATAAGACCACGCTTTTCTGCTTCTTTATACCAATCAAGTTCTGGGTCATCGGAACTACACAATGTAGTATGGTCAAATTGATCTTCTAGTATTTTCTTTAGTTCTTTAAGTCCGCCGTAGTCAGCAGCCCAATTGCGAACATCTAAATCATCTGTTCCAAAATAGAACTTCATGCTAAATGAATAGCCGTGATTTAAATTGCAGTGGCTGTCGGCGCGCCATTGGCGATAAGCACAAGGGAACGCATCAATGTATTCTTTAGTGCTGGTGTACTTGTATGTACGTGGTTGATTTGCCATCTCTAGTCTCCTTTATAGTAGCAAGTTTGATGACATGCAGAATTTATATAGCGGGATGAATGTCCTAGCGCCGCTTGAGTAATTATACTCGGTATTCAGTATTTTGTCAAGGCCTGCCGATCAACATAAATCGCTTGTAGCCCGATAGCTGTAGTTCGCCTTGATATAAAATGTCCCTCATCGGAAACTTTTTCTTCATATGGTCTACACTATGGACGCAATTAATATGTTCGGGGATATCAAATAAATTATTAGTTTGTATCACTATGATTGGATCGGATGTATAATTTTTAAACTTGATATTAAAGAACCAATCATCCGACATGTGCTCTGCACTCGAATTAATAATTAGATCTGGCATAAGAGATTCGTTGTATTGCTTCTCTTTATTATAGTCGGTAACTTTGTACAGTGCACCAGTTTTAGTCCATTCGATGTCGTTTATGTTTGTTTCTGCAGATTTAACGTCAAAATTAGTAAGTCGATTTAAATTAAATACAGTGTCGCTAATTTGGCATGCTGTTTTATCTATATCAATAATCCTGGCTTTTTTATATTCTATATCAACAGCATCGAAGTATTTTAATAACTGGCCGTACCATCCGCCTAGTAAAAATACCGCATTAAAATTTGTTTTTATCTTTTCTAATTCAGTTGCTAACCAAATTTTACTTTTAACTTGCCCGCGGCTAAAGGCATCTTGCACTGCTACAGGATCGTATTCTTTTCTATAGTATTTGTATAGTATATCTAATATAGGAGAAGTAGCAAATTTTCTAAGGGTGTATACAAATTCTTGCATACACCCGTTTTCTTTAATCTCGATAACTGTGTTATCTGCGTATACGAGTTTTAAAATAAATCGTACATATTGTCTAGACTGCTCGTCTTTTGTGAATTCGAAATAATCCTCTAAACCATGTAACCATGCTACCGGACCTAAACTGCTTTCACTCATCGCTTACGCTCCGGATACTTTGTAAGTCCTAGATTTCTAAAACAACTTTGTAAGGCAACGATCTGACTCCAACAGTCCCAAGCAGCATGATGTAGCCTGGGATTTGGACGTTCGTGCTCGACTAGTCCATAAACAGTTCTAGCATCTTTAACTTGCCAATATTTCCAAGGATAACCTCGTTTAAGTTCTCTATTACAGTGTTCTAGTATTACAATGTCAAACGCAGGACCGTTAGCCCATACGTTATCAAAACTTTTACACCATACATGAAAGTCTTTTAAAACGTCTTGTATAGGATGTCGATCATCATCTGTAAAGGCTTCGTGCTGTACTTCGGGCGCTTGTTTTGACCACCATGCTAGTGTGTTGTCATCGATATTATGCTGTATGCCTTCGAAGCTTGCTGGATCAATTCGTCGATAAAAAGTATCCATTAGGATTTTATCGCCTTCGAAACTTTCCCTATCGTCTGCAAAAGGGTCAAACCTAATAGCACCTAGTGTAATGATTACTGCATCTGGCGTTGTTGCAAACGTTTCCAAATCGAGCATTATATCCATATTATTTCTTTTGTTGTTTTTCAAGTGCCTGCCAAGCTTCTTCCTCTTCGGCAGTTACTCCGTCGTCTTCTACTTTTTTCAAAGTCCAAGACCCGTCTTTGTTGTCAATCCAGCGTAGTCTATCGCCTTCTCGCCATTTAGTTTCTTCTAAAAAATCCTCGGGAAACTCTATTATAGCATCTCCCGTAGTAGGATCTTCTTTTACATCTAATGTCCAAGTTTTATTCTTCATGTTTGATAACCTCGACTCCCGAAGCCTTAAGGAAACGAACCCCAGCATCATCGCGATAACTGTCACTGTACCAAACACGCGATATTCCTGATTGGAAGATAAGTTTGGCACAATCAAGGCAAGGAGCAGTAGTGATAAATAGATCAGCACCGAGACCTGACTCAGTGCTTCTAGCCAATTCTGCCAAGGAATTAATTTGTTCATTTCTGTATTTTTCCTTTTCTATAACCTTCGGGAATAGTATCAGTGGGTAATATCATCTTATTTTTTACTCCATTAGTGATCCACATTTTACCTTTGCTTCGTTTATTTGGTAGCAGTGCGATACGCTGTAAATGCCCGGATTCTGCATTTCTTTTCCCTTGTGTTTTTCCGCCTTTACTTGCAGACTTTAGTCTTTCTTTTGGATCACCGAAAGATCCTTTTCCTCTTGCTATCGTAGTTGCTCCGCCTTTTTTGCCAGCTGCGACGGGATCTGATAATTTCTGTATTCTTTGCATGTGCCCGGATTCTGCATTTCTTTTCCCCTGTAACTTTCCATTTGCAGATTGCATTTCAAATAATTCGTCTGGATTCATTAATCCGAAACCCCACTTTTCTCCAGATTCTTTTCTCTTTTTAGCAAGAGCAGTGCCTCCTAATGAACATACTAGTTTTTTAAACTCGGGATCTTGAGATTTGCCGGATAGCATATAGTATGCACACAGATCCTCTTTCTTTCCGTACTGTTCATATAGTTTAAGATGTGCCTGGGAATGTTCTTCTACAGAAAGTTCTATCAAATTAGAAGGATCGTCTGTTCCGCCCATATGTTTAGGAATGATGTGGTGTTTATGTTTCATGAAAGTGCCTCGGCATGTAAAACTTTATTTATCACTAAACACTAATTTTTCCACTACAACGCCGCATTTTTTTAGGAAATATATGCCGTCTTCTGAATTATAATCATCGCTGTAGAATACTCGAGATATTCCTGCTCCGAATATGCTTTTTGCACACTCTAAACATGGAGCGCATGTGATAAACATAACTGAGCCGAGTCCGGATTCGTTTCCTTTTGCTAATTTGTCCAACGCATTTCGTTCTGCATGCAATACCTCTGGTTTGGTTTTTAGATAATACCTCTTACCTTCGTCATCGACAAGAGGATAATAGTCTTCGATATCGACAACTTTGTAAGATACAGGGCACATCCAACTAAAGTCTGCTTGTTGTTCGAATCGAGTGTTATAAATTCGATCTTCGCAGTTGTTTTCCCAGCCAGCTGGCATGCCGTTATAACCCATGCTGATAACACGGTCATCTTTAACAATAACTGCGCCGACTTGTCTGCGACGAGCATGACTCATTTTGGCTACTTCGCGAGCAATATTTCGATAAAGCTCTTGGAATTTTGGTTTCATTTTGATTCTAGATATTTGAGCAGACTATCTGCGCTGGTTTGGTCTACCATACTATAAGGATCGCCTGCAATGTATTCGATCTCGCCATCGTTGACCACAGAAGCCCACCGACAGCTACGAATGCCCAATCCATGATTAGTAAAGTCTTCTTGTAGCTGTGAATTTTTAAGGAAAAACGAGTCGCCATCTGCTAGAATAACTAGAGGATTTTCACCTACGGCAGCATCAATCTTATCCTCAAATGCACGGCAAACAAAGGCATCTTGTACATAGATACCATAAACAAGATCCACATGCTTCATCATAGCTTGGCTAAGTTCTGCATAACGAGTTGCTTGTAGTGTATCTAACCGACTAAACGGTGCAGGGCCGCCAAAGATAACTAGCCTGCGACCCTGTACAATGTCGAGCATTGGGCTAAAGTTGTGTTCGCCTGTATGATCGATATGGTAAACAACGCCAAGATCTAATCTATCGCCGACTTTTCTTGCAAGTTTTTGATCAATCATCTTTAGATCCAAACAGTTGTAGCAAACTCATAAACAAGTTTATAAAGTCTAGGTAAAGAGTCAACGCACCAGTGATCTCAACATTGTCATCACCATTCATAATCTGCTCTCGAATTGTTTGTGTATCGTATGCAGTTAGTGCAAGGAAGATTGGAATAGCAATAGCGCTAATCAGCATTTGCATGGCAGAGCTACCAACAAAGATATTGATAACGCTGGCAATAACAATAGCAACCAGTGCAACAAATGCATACTTACCGATACTGTCTAGATTTTGTTTAGTAAAATATCCATATGCACTCAGTGTACCAAATAAAACGCTGGCACCCATAAATGCACTAAAAATACTAGCGCCCGTATAGACCTTAAACACAGTTGCCATGCTCAGGCCCATGAGGGCAGCAAAGCTGTGCAATACTAAATGTCGTCCAAACCAAGGCAAGCCAGCATTGAGCAAGACAGGTACTGCAAAAATAAATGCCAATGGTGCAAAAACCACAATCCATTTCATAATGCCTGTCATAAAAAATGCAAACAGTACAGGGGTTGCAGCTACATACCAACTAACAGCAAAACTGGTCAGTACTGCTAGCATCATATTTCGATAAACACCGGCCATTCGTGTGTTTACTTGGCCTGCATCAGGATAACTCATAGTAGTAGAATACATATTATTTCTCCAAAAGGTTAAGTTTATTGGGTTTCCCCTTCCATTCGTCGGCATCGACTAATGGTTCTTTTTGTCTAGTAATAGGTTTCCACCCACTCTTTGACAATTCTGCGTTTAGTGCAATCATGTGTTTTTGATCTTCCGGTACGTCCACGTCTGCATAAATCGCATCAGCGGGACACTCCGGGATACACACGGCACAGTCAATACATTCGTCTGGATTGATAGCTAGAAAGTTGGGACCTTCTACAAAACAATCAACAAGCTAAGGACAGACTGCAACACAATCGGTATATTTGCATTTAATGCAGTTTTCTGTAACGACGTATGTCATAGTCTGTCAATAGCCTCCTACTCTAGGCTTCCGGCCTTGCTCGGGATATACTTTTGTATATCTACAAAATATTTTAAACATTCACTGTATCCTCCAAATTTCTTTTTTGGGTTATATAACATATTATTCTTTAATATGTTTTGTTCTGCCATTGCTACATTATACATAGTATCTTCAACGGTGTCAACTATTTTAAATTTGTAATGTTTAATATACTTGATCCTGTCTTCTACCTTTTGTTTTGTAGTGATACCTATTTTATAAAAATTTTCTTCTTCTGAATACAACAAATATAATGTAGATGGAATATTGATTTTTTCAGGAAAACGATCAAAATAAGTTTTAATAAACCAAGGTCTGTAATTACCGTGTTTCTTATCGCCGCATTTTTTACAACCGTAACCTTCGAGGTGCCCGCCAGCTGTTTGCACAAAGTCACCGTGTATTGGGCAGGTAATTACTACTTTGTTTCTACTATTGATATAATTTGTATTATCATAAGAATAAAAACCATTGTGTAATTCTGTTGCCTTTGTTATAAAGCTGTCTAGTGTATCTCTTCGTCTTTCTACATACGAATTCCATTTAGAGTTGCAAGCCTTACAACCATTTCCTAGCAATAATGCCCTGGCATTTTTTGTAAATTCTCCGTGTAGTTTACATGTTACAATCACATTAGATCTAGTGTTCTTGTAAACTGTTTTTTCGAAAGAATACAAATTCTTAAATATCAGGTCACATCTCTGGATAAATTCGTCTTGTGTTAAACGCTGTGTGTTCATTCAATTATTTATGCAGGACACACAAATACGCAGTTTTCAGTCACTACGTAAGTCATCGTTTTCCTTGTTAGTTAAAATTATATGTTCGTTTACTTCTACAAATCCGCCACATCGCTGGCAAATAGCATCGGGTTCTCCGGATTCACGAGAAAATGCATAGCCGCATGCAGGGTTAGTACAGTGTAAACTCCAAATCGATCTTGAGGTTTTCATACTGCATATTTACCTACGCATGTTTGCCGCATCAATTGCTTCCTGTTGATTGAACACAGGCTGGAGACAACTCTTGTGAACAATAGTCACACCCATCACCTTATCTCCAGTGTAGACTTTGTGAACGGATGCTGTAGAACCGCCTGCAGTCTCGCGGCTGGGAATGTTATTGCTAGTTGACCTACCTGCCGGTGCTGATAGAGAGTATTGCAAAGGTTCGGCAGACATGGCACGTTTACGCTTTCGTTCCTCTGCTTCTACTCCCCACTTCTTTTGTAATTCATCCCAACTAGCGTCTAGTTCGCGGCTCTTGCGAGCTTCCTCGGCATTGCGAAACTTTTGTTTGCCTCGCTTTTTACCTTGCATGCTCAAACTAGGGTGTGCCATATGCATTGTCATAATATCTCCAAAACGAACAATAATAGCATATTGTACTATTAAAATTATTTTGTGTCAATTATTTTGACAAGTTATAAATTAAAATAACTTCGTCTAATGCTTGTTTTAAAGCGGGGTTGTCTTTAGCGGCTAGTCTTATATCGTGCCACAATTGGTTTTCTTTTATTTGTTGCCTAATGGTTATTGAATCAGTTTCTTCGATTTTGTCCACTGCGCCATAGGGCTTTTTGATATAAACTGATTCGGTTCCATCTACATGCTCATAAATTATTGCTTCAGTAAATGTTTTAATTTGCATTGCAATTGGTTTAATAAGGTTCTGGACCAAAATCGTAATCATCACTCATGCTAAAACTACTTCCACAGCCGCAGGTTGTTTCAGCGTGAGGATTTTCGATTTTAAATCCCGTACCAGTTAGGTCGTCATAAAAGTCTACACTAGCCCCAGTCATATACTGCATGCTCATAGCGTCAATGACAAACTTAACACCGTTTTGCTCGATGGTAAAATCATCTTCGTTTACAGCGTCTTCTTCCCAAGCAAAGCCATATTGGAATCCACTGCACCCGCCGCCTTGGACAAAAATGCGAAGGGCGATTGCACCGGGCTCTTCTAAAATTAGTTCAGCAACTTTAGCTGCTGCGTTTTCTGTTATAGTAATCAAAGTGATCTGTTCGCTCATTTATAATATCCTTGGCATAATTTATGATAGCATCAAAATATGTTTCGTCGTTTTCGAAACGTCGATCGTCAACATTGAATCCGAGACATTCTTGTATTAAGTCTAAATTAGATGATGCATATTCTTTTACTTGTGATCTATCTATTTTAACATCAAATCGTCGCTCGATCAACTCTATATTGTCCATACTATTGTAATATAAATTGTCTATGTCTATAAATTGATAATTTCTTGTATACAATATTTTATTGCCTTCTGAGTAGAGCTTTGCAAAATGGTTCCTGATATAGTAATTCAAATCGAGATTCCCGTTATTCAATAGATTGTATTTTATTGACATGTATTTCCAATTATGATAAGAAGATAAAATATCTTTCATTAATTCTCTGTTTGGTTCATTTGACTTAAAATATTCTTCCAATTCTTCTTGTCGATGTGGCCAAATCTCATTTGCAACTACATGGCTTTTAATCCACCAAAGCGCATACGCTATTTTTAATACATGTTTTTCTTTTGCAATCAACCTAACTGCTGATGAAAATAATCCGTTTGTTTTTTCAACTGAAATATCATTATACCAATGGGCCGGCAATACTATATTCATGTTATTATACGTAGCTAACAATTTTTCCAATGCTGCTGAATCGACTTGCCATGCATTTTTACTTGGATATATTTTAGCTTCTAATCCAATTGGCTTGAGTAAGTTTGGAAATCTCCACATGTTTTGATTAGTTACTTTTAGTCCGTTAACTAACTCGTCGTTGGATATTTGAAAATATTTAGAATCCTTGTGTATTTGAAAAGCTAAGAAATCTCCGCCCATTCCTGCTAAATAACTTATTAAAGTAGTTTTCATGTTAAGTATTGATCAATATATAAATTCTAAAAGAATTGCTGTGCTTTATTCTGGTGGCGCTGATAGTACGCTTCTGTATTATTTAGTGGCAAGATCGATTAAACAAATTGGATCAACACAAACTTTAGATTTAATAATAGTGGATAGATTTAACAATCCTATTATTAAAGCAGCTAAATTGTATGAAACTGTTAGACATTTAGTAAGAGATTACTCATCTTCATTAAAAATAATAAGTGTTCCGTCTGATACTCCGAATCATTTACAAGTCATAAAAACTATAGAGCAGATACAAGACAATTACGATGTAATATTATGGGGAGTTAATCAATATCCTGCAGACACTAGTATTCGACCTCAGTTAGATTATACTGTAAATTTTTCTGCTTACAAAGATCATCCAAAACTTAAATTGCCATTTGCTGATTATTCAAAGGTTGACATCATTCGTACATTTATAGAATTGGGCCTAGAAGATATATTACATAACACTCACAGTTGCGGTCGTCCTGAACAAACACCGTGCGGATTGTGTTTTAATTGTAGAGAACGTGCATGGGCATTCGATCAACTAGGGTTAGAGCCTAATTTAGGAATATAGTTTATGGAAATACACACACTTAATCAAACCGTATCAATTGACATAGATACTAGTAAGAAAATAGGAGTATTGCTCAGCGGCGGCATGGACAGTGCCATCATGTTATTCTTATTATTAAAAGAAATTAAAGACAACAATTTAACTGTTGATTTAACTGTTTATAATGTGCCCAATGTCAACGACAATGCTGCTGTTTATGCAGGCAAGATAGTTGAGTTTTTAGAAAAGTATTTTAACACTAATATTAAATTTAAATCAATTGGCGTAGGAAATGCAGCGCCACTGAAGTTAATCAAACAGCCTGCAACAGAAATATTAGCAACCAAAGAAGTAGATATAATTTATTCGGGGCAGAATCAATTCCCCTTTGAAGCCAGGTTATGGTCAGCATATAAATCTGCAGAAGGTAAATTTATTCGCAGAAACCCCTCATTACCTGATCCTGAAAATGTTCGCTTTCCTTTTATTAAACTGTATAAAAATCATATACTAGAGCTTTATCGTCAGTTTGACATATTAGAATTGGCCGCTATTACTCATAGTTGCACTGTTCAGAAAATTGGTACTTGTAAAGAATGTCTATGGTGCATAGAACGAACATGGGCATTTACACAGCTAGGATTAACTGATGATTTGCTATAAGTCAATTGTATTAGATAATCTCGAGCAGATAAAAAGTAAATCATTAGCGTTATTTCCAACTGAATTTACTAATCAAACAAGTTTATTTTATATTGATAATAGCAAAGAGAAATTCTTAGCCATTCCTGAATTAAAACAAGGATTAGATAAACTTAAATTAACCGAACATGTGTATGCAATTGCTTTTTATAGTATTAACCCTAAAGCAGAACAAATTATACACGAAGACAATGGTACAATAATTTATAGTCTAAACATACCATTAAAAGGCTGTTCTAATACATTTGTTAATTTCTATTCATCAACAAGAAAACCAGAAGAACGCTTGACCCGAGCAGGCAACAAGTTTCATTATTTTGACCAGCAATATTGTCAATTGATAGATCAATTAGAAATGACAACACCACACATTATTAATGTTAAAGTTCCTCATTGTGTTGTTAACAACAATTCAGAACCGAGGATAACAATGTTAATACGATTAAATCCAGAAGTAGGGCAGTTATTTTGAACTTAATTAATTATTTAGAATTTCCTAACCCGCCGGTTGAATTACTAGAATCGGTTGATGTTATCCTTGCTAAGGGCAGAATACCAAGTGTAACTAGCCGGGATTTTTTCCAATTACGGGCAGCAAATGAAGATTTAATTGCTTGGTGTAATGATAACATAAAAGGTGTGCCTTTTCCTTTTAGAGCACAATATCAAATAATAGGACACGGGATTCCTATACACAGGGATCGTGCATTGCCAAATGGTGAGCCCAGAACATTGGCTTTTAATTATTTGTTGGATTGCGGCGGCGAAAATGTTGTTACTTCTATTTACGATGATTATTACAATCTAATAGAATCGCAGATAATCAAACTGCAAGCATGGCATAGTATTAAAGTTGATATGTTACACGGAGTATCTGGATTAACTCCCGGACGTTTTCGAATAGCCCTTAGTCTTGCGCCCGTATTAATTGCCAATTAAAACTAGCATCGGCAAGTTGTTCGTAAATTACCCATTGTTTAGTTTGTTGAATTAGTACAGGAAATTCTAATTCATTAAAGTTTGAATAGAACATATGATGAGGTTCTCTTACTGTTCTATTTTCTCCTAGTCTTCTTTTACGCCATATTGCACGTAAATTTTTATTATAGTCGTTAAACGATAGTGCAATACCGTGACATTTATTATCTATGGCCCACTGTTTGTGTGCAGGCAACAGATATTCTCTAGCAATTAATTTATTTCTATATTCAGGAGCGATCCAAGTTCTAACTCCAGCAAGTGCTACGCGATTATTAAATGGTGCAATATAAACTGCGGCGCAGCCTGCGATAGAGTTCTTATCGTATACAATATTAAAATCACCGTTACCATTTGAATACTTTTGAGTGTTTGTGAGTATATAAGGAACTGTATTAGATTGTTCTTGCCAATCATCGGCCCACATATTTGCATAAGCAGGGTCGTTATTATTTTGACTTTCGAGCCATGCAAAAAACTGATCTTTTTGTTTGCTTGTTAAATGATTAAAACTTGCTACGTTCATCGTCTAATTAATTTAATAACCCATTTACTCATGTCAAACTCCCACCATTTGACTTGAAAACTGTAGTTAGCAGGATCGCCGTGATGATTGTTATGCCAACCTTCTCCCCAGGCAAATAATCCTGCGAACCAGTTGTTTCTGCTTTGTTCTCTAGTGTCGGGATAGTTTCTATAACCGTATAAGTGCCCAAAGGTATTGACTATGCCCATAGCTGTCCAAAGAATAAAGCTGGGGAAAACGTGAAACACCAGCCATGTATGCACACCTCCCAAGTAATATAACAAGCCAGCATATAGCATGTTTATTTTCCAATAGTTGTCATGCACTCGCTTTTGAAAATCATCGCGTAGTAAGTCTGTTACATAGCGAATTTTTGGCTCTTGAAAAATACTGCCATAAAAGCTGTTGATAAAGCCCATGTGTTTGTGCGGAGTATGCGGATCATCTAGTTCTTTATCACTGTATCTGTGATGTTCTCTGTGTATGCTTACCCAGCCGATGGCACTACCTACGCCGCCTAGCACTCCGAAGATGGTTCCTAGCTTGCGAATGACGGGCAGTGTTTCATAGCTTTTGTGTGTGAGCAATCTATGAAAAGTAACCGTAATACCTAGACAGCCTGTTACAAAGTAAACAGCATAGGAATAGGCAAAGTCTTCTAGGCTAAATGTAAACAGGCAGTAGACTGCCATAACATGACAGAATAGCTGCCAAAGGGGTAGTTTGTAATTTTCTTCCATACAGCTATTTAATAGCTGTCATCGTCGATACTGTCTATAACTTCCCAACCTAGGCTTTTTAAATCAGCTGCAATTTCGTCAGTAATGTGACTTTCGGAAACATATTTCGAGTATACATTGTTGTAGGCCTGTCGTTGTTCATCAGTCCAATTTTCTTTGTCGTCGATATAGCCGCTATCCCTAATGCCACTACAATACCAATCAATGTAGTCACCTTGCTCGCGCATGTCTGCAATAATCCCGCCGGCATAGCGCCATGAGCAACTCCAAGTCTTGCCGGCTAGCTTGGGCATAAATTCATTCTTTTGAAAATCGTTATTACACATGGCAGCATAAAGATTCTGTGCATATGATTCGCTAGCACGAACTTTGTCTAAAATCCAACCAGTAGAACGCAAGTCGTATTCCATATTGTTTTCTGCCCAAGCGGGATCTGCTTCTTGCTTCGCGGCCTGTATTTCCCAGTTGGCATAGTAGTCGACCATGGCCTTGACAGTGTCGTCATTTTCCGGAGTGCGCCCTTCGTCTGCCATTCTAGACAAATAACCTTTACGTTGAAAAGTATTTCGTTCAGGGCTTTTAGATATTTTAGTCATAGCATATTATACAAGTTAATTTACATTAAGTCAAAAAAATAGGACAAGAAATTGTCCTATTTAAAATGGTCCGAGTGGTGGGATTCGAACTCACGACCCTCTGCTCCCAAAGCAGATGCGCTAACCAGGCTGCGCTACACTCGGATTAATTATTTTCTTCTTGTTTACTATCTTCTTTTGGTTTAGTTTCTTGCTCTTGCTCTTTGGCAATTTTGTCTCTGCCAAAGATTACATCCCAACGTGTCGACCATTCTTCTTGGCTAACGCTAAACGGACGCGGAGCACTGCCTTTTCCTGCTTCATGTGCCATTGTATTCCCCGATAAATGTCTAGCTACTCTCACCACAAGAGCCCTAAACTGAGCTGTCTACTCTGTCCACGTACTTTTCTATTTAGACAGGTTAGCGTCCCTGCCTTTGTGATTTCTCAAGTCGCTCCCAACAGAGCCTTGCGGTGGATCCAATGCACCGGAGCATATAAGGTCTGCTGATTACCTAACTCTTTCACGTTGAGTTAACACGGGTTGTATTGGTTGCAGAGGAGGGACTCGAACCCCCGACCTCCAGGTTATGAGCCTGGCCAGATACCAACTTCTAACACTCTGCGACAATATTTATACTAGACCTTCGTCTGCTAGCAATTGGCTAGTAGTTTCGTCTAGTTCGATCTCGGTGCGAACGTTAAGTTCCAGCACTTCGTCTTGTAGCTTTTGCTTGGCCTTTTTCATGTCCTTGAGCGAAGTCTTGAACACTGCAAGGTCCTGCTCACTAAACAAGCCAGTTTCTACATGGTCGTTATAACCATACAAGCGGCTATTGGCATCCTTGTTGTTTCGGATCTTGTCTAACTGGCCTTTGACTACTGCAAGGTCTGCGCGGACAAGAGCACCGACTAGACCTGTATAGAACTGAATGTTCTTGTCAAGGTGTGCGATCTCTGTCAATCGAACATCAATGCCCGCTTGGTTGTTTGCACTACCCACTTGCTGGCGAATCTCTTTGAGCGCCAATGTTAGGCGCTGGCGGCGATCTACATTGGCCATAAACTTGGCCGCAGTGTCTACTAATGTTTGGTCAACGTCTTGGAACTCGTTGATCTTAACCGTTTGGTCGAACTTAAGGCCTTTGATAGCATCATTGATACCAAGTTGCACGGCATTGGCTTTACGGAGAGTTAGTTTCATTGTTTGTCCTTTTTATGACGGTTTTTGCTTGCGAACTGCTCTGCTTCGAGAATCTTAACAAAGCTGCGAATTACAGCGCCGCGCTCGTGTGCATCTGCAATAGTAGCTGCACGGCGTTTGACGCTTTTGGGTAGTTTAACTGCTCGGGGATCGTATGCCATTTTCTTTTTCCTTTAAAAACAAATTATACAACAAAAATATAACGGAGTCAAGAAAGCGAGTAACCAACAGGACAATTGACAGGTAAACTAATTTACCAACAAGTCACAAAGTGCAAAGCACAGAGACCTGCATATTCCTGGAGAGCAAATCACAAAGTTGATTAGGTTATAGGGTCCAGTTCACGCAAGCACGATCGGAATAAATTCCGATTGCTAGATTTATGATCATTGTTCTTCTATAAAAAAGTACAATGAGTTACGTTAGTCCTCTATCCTTCTCTTTCCCCGGGCGGTTAGCTTTCGCACACCGCCAAAACTTATTAACTTAAGCTTCTATTGTAGCAAATACTTCTGATAGTGTCAATACATTTTGGTAAACCTAGTCGAATAATTTTTATGGCAACTACTATTAAATACTCGTATAACACTTAACGAGGTAATTATGTATACAATAAATGTTTATTGGATCGGCGGACCGGAATGGGATGATCAAGCGCCTAGCATGTTTAATCCAAACAAAAAGAAAAGTGCCACAGAGCATTTGATTGAAACCGGCGGGCAAAGTATCGACGAAGCAATCGAAGGTTTTGATCGTTTTAAAAACTATCCAATTCGAGTAGAACAATTTAAAAAGCCGGGTGTAAATTGGGTAACTGTATTGCACATAACAGAAACAGACTCTGAAAAGGCTTTGGCTATTGCAGACGAATTAGTTACCAAATATACTGACAAAAAGCAGCAGCTAGAAAATGATCCTAGCGGCTACTCTATCGAACTAGAAGTTATCAATCAATAAACGGTTATGCCCTCTAAACCGATGCGTTTTTTAAATTCATCGGTAAAGACACCATCTATACGCAAACTCCACGTCATTGACTCGTTTGTATCTCCCCCATGCATATCTAAGTCATTAAAGAATACAGCAGGACTATTCACATCGTGGCGTTCAGTGGTATTTTCATCATAAACATAGAATTTCTTAATACCTTGCGGGTTAAGCCATAAAAATTCGTTAGAGTGAGGAACGCTAGCAAGCCCATCGCGGTGTACTGGTAGCTTACAATCGTGTTCGTGTAAGAAGAAAATAATACGACCATATTCTTTAAACACTGTGCCTATTAGACTATCTAACCATACTTTTAGCTTGGGGAAATTTTTAGTATTATTAGTCCATTCAAATAACTCTGCATAGGCTTTTTTACGATAAGCAACTAGCCCGTCAACACCCTTTTTAGGTTCTCGTAGGTAAACTGTAGTGCTGGGATTATATAAATTAAAATACAATTTAGCAAAGATATTTTGTTGATTGTGAGTCATACGATTCCAGCCAAACTCATCGCTAGCTGGATCCTTTGCCAACTTACTTTTCATTAGCATAAAGTTGCCATAGCGTTCGCTTTCGACAACCCCTGGTCCGTAGATACCTGCTCGAATATCACTAGCTGCAATACCCATACATATTTCTAAATTTAAATCTTTTAATGTTTGCATGTCAATATGTTCTTGACAATCTATAAATGGCTTTCCGTTTAGGCCCTTCATGTTAGTTCCTTTATTAAATGTATTGGATTAGTTTCAAATCTAATGGTCAGCACTCCTCTGTTATAGTCAGTATTATTCCAGGCACTATGCGGCTTTGTTATATTAACTAGTACAGGTTTATGAGAAGTGTATTCGGTATACTTGATGACCTCGTTTGGATTAAATTTAAAATACGGTAAGTTTGTATCTCTAGATGCAGTCTGTCCCAGTTGGTTGTTATTTCTAAGCCTGTACATTCTAGTTATTGAATCTTTTGCAAGATTGTTAAGTGGGATATTAACTGCTAAACCGGATGTATTGTTTGCAATATTATCTACATGAATATTTTGTTTAAAACCCGGACCATGATTGATTACAATAGCCAATACTGGTTTCATATCCTGCTGTTCAAACCACGCAAACAGGCTTGGCATAAGACTTTTAATTTCATTTAAGTCTTCTTTGCTAAACTTTGAGCTAGTCAATGGAAATCTTTCTAACAAACGAGTAATTTCGCTAGAGTCAAAATCAATATCCAAATATTGAAAATAAAAATTATCTACATTCATTCGGTTATAACTTTGTCGAACTTGACATGCGGCAAGACAAGACCATCTACCATCATGTCTAATGGATGTACTTTACCGTAGAATTCGTTAGAGACCCATGCTTGTTCTTCTGGTATCCAATTAAACCATGGGTTAAAACCGAGAACTACAAAAATTCTATCTAGTTGACTAGAATTATCTAACTGCATTTGTCTATGCACGATATTGGTATCCCAAGTATATGCATAACCCTTTTCTAATATTCTAGGAGGGTGAGGTTTAATCTCCATTCCATATGCATTGCTAGTTTGAATAGGAATAATTACACGAACGTTATGAACAACAGACTCGTCGCTGTGCCATGTCCATCTGTCGTTTTTACCTTCGTAGTCACCGTCGGTTCTATAGTCCCTGAATTCACCGCGTTGCCATGCTACTCTGCTTCTTAATAGTTGGCAGTTGGCACTATTTGTAATATCTTTAATACCACTTTCTACGGCAGCATTTGTCCAATCTGTAAAACTCCAAGTGTCGTGATAGCCATCTTTTTCTTTATGGAACTCACTTAATTTTTCTTCTTTTGGGATTTTAATTTCAAAAGCCTGTTCTAGTGTAATAAGTTTATGCTCAACTAAATGACGAATAACTTGTTTATATCCTTGTTCAACTGCAATCCTAGTTAGTGTAAGAAGGTGTTGGCTTTCTTCTAATTTTTTATAAATTTCTCCGCCGAGACTAGAATACAAGAACCAACTGATAGGGCTCGGCAATTCGCCCATACCTGCGCTTTCAGGTGCAAGTCCTTGGCTAGCACAATACACAGAGTTGCTTTTGATACTCCAGCCTCCGTAATAACTTCCCCTAGTTAAAAAATCTACACCTTCGTTTTCTCGGCGTAGCTTATCATGCTCTGTTAATTGCGTATCTGCATTTTTGTTAATCCAACCCCACCATTTATACTTGTCTGTTGCAGCAAGAACATTAGGTAGCAGTTTATCAACATCTAAATCTAATTTTAATCTAATCAAGTCTTTCCCGTTATATTTAGGAGTTAGCCTGTTCATTTGTTTAATTAGATTAAATTTTTCTTCTATATATAAGTGACATGTTCTGTTGATAGGAACTTCTTCTTTGTAAATTTTAATTTCTGCCATTAGTTTCTCTTTTTAATAAGTTCGATAACAACACCGCTTGGATCTACTTCCCACCAATTAACACGACCAAAGTGATAGGCTTTAACATCGCCGTGATGATTATTATGCCAGCACTCGCCTAGAACAAAAGGAAATAGTATAGGAGCATTTACGCTGTTATCGGTAGTATCGTAGTTCTTATAACCTAGACTCTTAAAGTGATTTAAACAGTTTGTAGCGGCATAACTATGGAATGTGATAAAGCTAGGTACAATACAAAACCAAATCCAAAAATCAAAACTAATCAGTGCGATGACTAAGTTAGCAGCCCAGTATAATTCCATGTAGTGTTTGTGTATGAAATTATATTCTTTTACTTTTAACAAATCGACGATATCTCTAAAATTGATATCATTTTCTTCTACTTTCCAAAGCCATAGGAACCAGCTGGTAAAAATGCCCTTGTTAGGCGTATGAGGATCTCGATCACCATCGCTATAAGGATGATGTAAATCTCTATGTATTCCGGTCCAGAAGATAGGACTGCCTTGCCCTGCTAGGCCTGCAAAGAACAACAGTATATAACGAATAGGCTTGTATGTTTCAAAACTCTTATGGCTAACATATCTATGATACCCGATAGTAACCCCTAGTATCATAATGCAGAAGTAACCTAACGCAAGATATAACCAATTGATTGTAGCCCAGTGTCCCATTATAGCTGCTACGATTGCAGTAACGGCAATGATGTTCATAGGGACCAAACCTCCCCATAAAGTTTTATATTTAAATGTTCTCTTAACGAATTCGCTCGCTGTTAGTGTTTTAAGCATTGTCTTTTTTCCAATTATATGTTGTTGGCACTAGGTTTTCCCATTTTTTAGTGCCGGTTCTTACTCTTACTTCGCTATTTAGTAGTTGCCTACCCATTGTTCCCCAGACCCAATCTATCTCAGGTTGCGTATTTGGGGGTACAATTATACTCCATTGATAATCATAACTACTGTCAATGTCTTTGAAATATCTATCTGCTACTGCTTGATACCTGCGACTGTTATTTTGCGGGATGACCATATGCCACCTTTTTAACCCTAGCCCTTCGCAGATTTCAAACATCTTTGTCCAGAGTTGTAGCATACCGTTTGTTTTAATACTGTAGCCCGGGCGACTTTTTAAGTTGCCTACTACCCAACTGTCACTCCACAAGTCAGGTAAATCGCAACGCCAGCTCATGCAGCTAACTAGCAGATTATTTTCAAACCAGCCATACATGTAATGTGTTTTGGAATCTTTTAAGTAATGCTTCTTCATGCCCTCGATCCACAGTTTTCTATAGCGTAAAATATACCCGAGATCGTCTGCAACTACGTCTTTGACTATGGCCTTGGTATTAACTAGATCATTAAGCTGTTCATAATCATCTAGGGTCAAACGATGCAGACCATTTTTAACTGCGGACTGTTTTGACCAATTTTCTAATACTGTTTCGTCACCGTGATAAAGTATTCGTTGCCAGCAACTAGTATCTTGCTCGTTATTGCAGGTTAAAAACTTTTCTTCGGGCATAGCAAACTCTAAGTTAGTCATTGCACTTAGGCGTTCCCCTGCCCATTGTTGCCAATTTCCGTCGCCCTCCCTGCTCATAAAAACGCCAGCAGCATTGCGAAGCTGGCACCAATTTAATTGATCTTCTAGTACTTTGGCAAAACCTTCGCTGATATCAAATATAGGACCAGTTAGCATCTTTGGCTTCCACAACCTATTTAAAATTCTGTAGGTATTTTCAGGCCAGCAGGGCCTTGCTAGTATGCTGCACACTATCTCGGGTTCTCCAGAGTGTCCCCAATAAATAGTCTTAGCGCTAACTTCATTAACGTGATTGTTGCTATAGTTTTTATATAATCTATGCCCAACATTAACGTAATGTTTTTTTCGTAGATCTTCATAAATTGCATCTAGTACGGGATCTACAGTCCAAGTTATTGCTTGATTCTTATACATAAAATGAAATTAATTCCTAATCCTTGCAAGAGTATTTGTAAATTTAAAGACGAAGTTTGCTCGGGCTGTCATAGGACACGTGAAGAAGTTGTCTCTTGGCCCAAGCTAGATAATTCGCAGCGAAAACAAATTGTAGATAGAATCAACTCGCTCCCCCGAAAAAATTAAAGATATTTACAACGGCCTGGGAATTTAGTTGCACTACGTTCTAATAGTTCTGCTAACTGTGCTGGATCTTTATTTTTATGAATAATGATCAGCACAATCTTGTTGATTCCTTCTTGCCTGTCACTTCCGTGTAAGCAGGTCTTATTATTATACATGAAAGTATTTGTTTCGTCAGGTAAATCGATAAACTGCACTCCGGATTTAGCATTAAAAATTTTAAAAGTTGGCTGCGGGTTTTCGTCATAAATCATAGCTCGCAGTGTTCCGGGTTCGCTGGTATGATCTCTGTGCCATGGGATAGGCATATTGCTCATCCATAATCTACAGAAAAGAATATCTGCCCAAGGGAACGCAGTGTTTAGATCATCTAGCAAGTTTGGAAAAATTTCAGTATAGTTTAAAAAAGGAACTTTCCAATGGTTGTCTGTTAGCAAGATCGGTTCTTTTGCATAGATATCCAATCCCCTGAAAAAATCAACATCTTTAGAAGTTTCAGAATAGTTATTTCCGGCAGGATCACTTTTGATAATATGACTAGATCCGGAATGTTGATTCCATGCTGACCAAAACAAGTCCCAGTCTTTTGGATAAACGCTAGGCGTATCTAACGCAGTCCAAATTAAATTTTCTTCTTTATGTTCCATTATATTATACCTTCGTAGTGCGCACCTGATGCTATTTGATTATTTATGAAATTTTTCAGTCCTTCTGGGTCCACCAACGGTCCATCAATTCTCATTAACACTTTTTTTCCGTTAATAGGTGCATCTGCGCCGTGAAAAAAGTTTTCGTTATTAAATGTAAATAAATTAGAACCAGAGCGCATATTAGGATAAATCTTTTTAAGTTTTTTCTTAGAAACTAAAAAGAATGTATCGTTTTCGCATTCGTCGAACAGAGCGATTCTCGGAGCACTAGGAAATTCATCACGAGGTTGCCCGTCTTGATGCGGCGGGATATATGTTTTATTTGACCATAATGTTAGTCCTTGTATATCAAACCATGGTAATTCTTTATGCAATCTTTCAACTAATTCCCCGAACAATTCTTCATTTGGCTGATAATTTACTTTCCAAACAATAGTATTTTGGTAAGTTGGCTTTTGCCATATGGTTAGCCCGTCCCAAAACTCGCCAGCATATCCGCCGCCATTCCCCCTGCTGTCTTTTTGTATTCGATCGATTGGTATGCTAACTTCTTTCCACCAAGCCCAAAATTTTTCTTTATCTACAGTGTACCTCGGTAAGTTCGGTACAATATATGCAATATTAGAAAGTTCCATTTAAATTCCAGTGAGGCGCAAGGCCTATTCTTTTTTCTTTTTCATAGGCAAACAAAATTGATTTGGTTGCAGTTAGATCGTATTGCTTGCATAAATCTATCAAGCGATTAGACCCATATGTTTCCCACCAGTAGTCTATACTAATGTTGTCTAGCAACTGATTAACAAGTCTGACTCCGGCGAGATTAACATAACCTAGTCTATTTAATAGGGCAATTTCCGGTATTTCTGTTTTAGAAAACATGATAGAAATTCTGTTATAAGGTATTGCCAGTGTTTTACTAAAACTAAAGCTGGCAGTTTCAAATATACTTACGTCTAATTCTGCAGGTTCGACTAGACCTAAATAAGCACAGTCTAAGTGAAGCCGGTCTGCATTACATGCTAGCGCAAAGTCTAATTCAGTTTGATCGCCGTGTGAGTATCCAGGCCATGATACTAAAAAGTCTTGCACACTTCTTGCATGTTCTAGTTCATTTAACGGAAGGCCTGCTGCTGAATGCCAATAGCTATAGTAGCTGTAGTCTCCCTTTTTCCAAGCTAGATTTTTAATTTTATTAAATAGCAGGTTTAGATAATCAGTATTTCCGTTCATAACATACATGTAAGGAAACTTGTCTAAACCCTGCAACTGACTTTTAGACCATTCTGTAAATTGTTCTCTAAGTTGTTTAACAGGAGACAACCGTTCTTGCCAGTTAAGCTGTTGATCGTAGGGGCTAAACGTGCTGCTATCAACAGACGCGATTACTTTAGAAACATGTTTATCTCTAATGGGCTTAATAAGTTTTTTGTAAAAGTCGTCTGTCGATTGCATGTTAGACAGTTAAGTGATCTAGTAAATTGCCAACAGTCCTAATTTCTCCAACAGGATCAGGAACCTCTACATTGTATTTCTTTTCAAATTCCATTTGTAGTTCAACTATGTCTAAGCTGTCTAACCCCAAATCCATGATACTCATGTCTCGTGTAATTTCAGGAGCTGTTTTTTTAAACAAATTTGTAAACGCTTCTGCGATAAAATTAATTTTTTCTTGGTCAGTCATAATTTCCTCTTCTAGTAACTGTCTAATATTTAATGATATTATTCTATGTTTTTTTCAGAACGAATGTCAGTAGGGCAAGGACAAAAAGAAAACGGGCATATTACATCGGTTGTAGTTAAATTAAAATTAGTAAGGTGTCCTAAATGTTTTACTTTACAAATGCCCGCGTAAATCGTACCGTCAAAATCGATCAATAAACTTTGACTAGAAACTTTGCATCTCCAGTTTTTGAAATTGTTCCATTTATTAAAAGTTATCCTGCTTAACAGCACAGGCTCTGAACTTCCATCATTAAAATGAATAGTTGAGTTTATAAATTTATTACTAGACACCATCGGTCTATTTGAATTTAACTTTATCCACTCGTGTTGTTCTTGTGAATATGTATAGTTTTCCTTTGTAGTATCAAGATGATTTAAAATTTTCAGGGATACAAATGGTTTGAGATGATCGTCTAAACCATTGTACATTTTTAATACATCATTCCACCTAGTTGGATCAAGGCTAAGGTTAAATATTAAATTCTTGTTTGCGTTAATAATTAAGTTTCCGATGGAATTTATTTTGTCTAGGTTAGTAAATTCTGGGTGCAGCGAGATAGTAATGGTATCGATATAATTTATAGCTTCTTGCCACCAATCCTCTCCTCGAGAACCATTAGTTATAACTCCGATGTGTACGTTGTCGGAATATATACTCTTTATCATGTGGATAAAATCTGGATGCAACGTAGGCTCGCCGCCACTAAATTGTAAATTTAAGTGTTTCCCGTTATTAACATGCTGCTGTAATGTATTTAAAAAGTATAAGTTATCTTTATTTGAACTAAAACCTGGAATTTTTCCTGTTGCATAATTTCCAGAATGGAGAGAATCTAAACAGTAATTGCATTTAAAATTACAAAGATCGGTTAACTTCCAGTATATATTAATAGTAGGTTTCTTTTGTTGGATCTTTATAGGGCTTTTCATTTTTGTATTTATAAAAATGCAGTCGTAAAAAAAGGCTCCGAAGAGCCTTTGTAATTTGGAGGTCGGGGTAGGATTTTAACCTACGAATCAACCGGGTTGCAACCGGAGCCATTAAACACTCTGGTACCCGACCATAAACTATTCTGAAACACACTTGGCGGGGATCGTCCTACACGCAGGAATTTCTGCCTGCTCATATAGTGTTGCCACCATATACTGAATTACGGGTCTGAGCCTACAGTTTCAAATGTGCTTTAAAATAGTGTTCAGTTGTCGGCGTTACAACTTGGCTGACTAGAACGTTCAGGGTGATCAATTCCCATTCTGCTCTGCTTATCTCTACTGTGTTGATAGTTTCAATCACCGTCTGGAGTACCAGATATTTAGTGACGCAGATTGAACATACACAATAAACGCTTCTCAGCTTGTATCCAACTTTTGCCTCTCACGATGCTGAACACACCGTATAGTATCGCATTGACTGCGGTTACTATTATGAAACACACTGTCGCAAACTTCCAATGCTTGGTGCAGTCTATGTCACCCACAATGTGCTTTATAATAGTATTAGGGCTTGCACCTAAATCATCGACTAAACGACTTTTGCTAGTGATTCACTTACATTACTTGCAGGTCACGCAAGGCTCTATGCAAATTCTAAAAGATCAGCTAGCGGAGCCTGCACCAGTAACCGATCTGAAAAATCATTGTATCAAACGGCTTTACCACGCTTGATATAAATCGTATTAAACAGGTCGATTGCTTGATTAAAACAAATGCCGTGCTCGTCACGATAATAAACTTTGCCACCTGCAATTGCAGTGACTTTAGCAACGTGATCGTGACAGCCAATGTATGTTTTACCAACTTCGACCATCTTCAACTCCTGTTTTGTTACGCTATGTATGTATTATATGTCCAAAACGAATTTGTGTCAACCAGAAAAATGTAATACTCAAGTATTACTTTCTTTTGCTAACTTTCGTTTTAGCATAGCAGCCTTGATCCTTGCTTTGTGTTCTTCTGACAACACTCTACCCTTGAGACCTTCGCTGATTGCCTTCCGTGTTTCCTTTGATGCTTTCTTTCCAGTTTGATTTTGGCTACGCTTTTGCCTTGTTTCTTCGCTACAGGGCGTTAACAGCGGCTTGCCTTTTTTGGCCTTGCTCAATGCTAATTTGTGTGCTTCAGATCTTGGGGGCTTTTTCTTACCCTTTAGCTGAGCAGAAATCTTTGCTTTAGATTCCGGAGTATGCGAACTACCTTGCTCCAACTTTGTTTGGCGAATCTTTTGGTTTATGGCACTTGCGTTGGGTCCTTGATGCCAGTTAGGCGGTCTTGAATCCTCGCAAATGTTGGTCAGTATGCCATCGGGGTCATAACCCTTTCTTCCATACCGAGCGATTAGTTGCTCCTCAAGGTCGTATGCTTGATTTTCATCTTCAAAGTATCGAACAAACTCAACGCCTACATCTAAGCCAAGGGCTTTGATTTTTTGAATGGTGTTGAACTTGCGTTTGTTGATAGAAGTATCAGCAGTTTCTAACAAATGGTCTTTCCATCTGTCGTCAGTGCCTTTACCTACATAAAACGGTTGATTGCTTTTTCTTGGATCTAACAGCATATAAACATAGAACATTTTGTGTTTCCTTCTATGTATTTATACCTTTAGTCTTGTAATCTACTTATTTCAAAACACACTTGACCAAATACGCTTTGAAATAATGATACCACTGAGATTACATGGGATCGCAACTCGTCTTCGGAAGATTATGATTTCCTTGCGGGAAACTTTCCTTCTTCATCCACTTGAACTCTTGCGATATTCAAGTATCGAGTCATGGCCGCATTTGATAGGTTGCGTTTCCTATTACAACAATGTCTATTCAACTATTCAGGTTCCGTCTACCTTGCGAGCAGTTCAGGGTCGCTAAACTCTTACGAAACTATCCTAATCAATACTCATTTGCTTGCGGCATTTGAGCAACTGAATTCCTTGCGGTCCAGTTTTAGGCCACTTTCAACATTGTCAGGAGCAGTCTTTGCGTTTTTGTATAAGGTTGGATTTGAACCAACAGCCTATTCCTTAAAAGGGAACTGCACTACCATTGTGCTACTTAACCTACCGGTTCGTGCTGCTCCAATTGCTCCATATGCTTTTGGCATACAGAATACAACACGACCCATACCTTTTGTCTTGCGGACTACTCAGTCGTCTTTCACGATCAATGTATATGCCTGTTACCATACATATCCACCAACCATTAAAACTGCACACAAGCTCTTGGCTGCAACACCTCGAACCTATATACTACCCTTTCTCATACCAGTTGACTGATTGGTTTTGTAGTGAAGACAGCACCACCTGTTTCTTTCCGCCAACTCAAGTTCCCCTTGCGGGCTTGTAAGCTAGCGTTCTTTCCACTACATCAGCTTTGCTGTTACAACCACCGGTCTTATCAGTGATCGCTACCTCGCGGTAGTGAGCAGGCTTGCTTATCTGCACTGTTTCCAGCGGACTTATGTAGGCATACATCCTTTGGCTCCCTCACAGGAGTTATTCTTCACAAAGCTGGGCGAACCATACTCTGTAGGACAATAAGCTGCCCTTGAAATCTTAACATTGTTGAACAAGCTGTCATTTTCGCCAGTTGATCTGCAGATCCCACTAGTAAAGTCCCGTTCGGGCTAGTCGTTGCGTTTGAGAATCAACTTGCTCAACAATGCTAAGAAAATTCTTAGCTTTAATTTTTAAAGAACAATGATTAGCAGGTCCATGCTCGCGGATTATAATCATTACCGCAAATTTTCAGGACTAGCACGAGTGTTTTCTTTACAGCGAACAACTTTTCTGTTTTGTTAATTTCTTAACATGTATCTATTGTAGCAAATACTTCTTATTGTGTCAACAAATTCTTTTAACTTGTTTACCAAAATATTTTAGTATTTGGTGGAGACGACTGGAGTCGAACCAGTAGTGCCATAAGGCGGCGGATTTACAGTCCACTGGGGTTACCAATTTTCCTACATCTCCATTTAAATTAATTACGAGCTTGTAGACTAAACTACAATTTACCGGTTTCTAGACGAACTCATAAACTTGGTGCCTCCAAAGGGACTCGAACCCCTAACCAACGGATTATGAGTCCGCTGCTCTAACCAATTGAGCTATAGAGGCAAACATGGTACTCCGTATGGGAATCGAACCCATCTTACCAACGTGAAAGGCTGGTGTCCTAGCCGATAGACGAACGGAGCAAATAATCTAACTTTGGTGCTGGATGTCGGGTTCGAACTGACGACCTTTCGCTTACAAGGCGAGTGCTCTACCAACTGAGCTAATCCAGCAATTTGGCTCCCCGACGTGGGCTCGAACCACGGACATCTTGATTAACAGTCAAGCGCAACTACCAACTGTGCTATCGAGGAATAATTCGTTGTGCTATGTATAGGGGAGGACTTATATCTTGCGAATGCCTCTGCCTTCACACGGCAGGTTAATTGGATGCGGGTCCTGGATTTGAACCAGGGATGCTCCGAGCTTATGAGACTGAAGTGGTGACCAGACCCTACCCGCTATAAAATGGTGGAGGTAAACGGGATCGAACATTACATTTAGTGTTTGGTGGAGGATAGCGGGGTCGAACCGCTGACTGAAGCTTGCAAAGCTACTGTGTTCCCAACTATACCAATCCCCCGTTGCCATTCTTTAATGTAAGGAATAATCTCATCTTTCCATTTGCTATGTACCATTTCGTGATGATTTGGACATAACGGTATTAAATTTGATGGATTGTTATTTTGCCTGTTTTCATCTATGTGATGAATAGCAACAATCTTATCAAACCCGCACACAACACACTTTTCATCATGATGCTGTAATGCTATTGTTCTATAATGAGTAGCATTGTCATTCCACCAAGATTGCCTATTATTAGCGCAACTTCTGGAGCAAAACTTTGCGTCCTCATACTTCTTAGTTTTTAATCTACCTTCGAATATAAACTCTTCACCGCAACATTGGCAGACTTTTTTGTGCTTTATTACAGGACCGTATAGTCTATCTATCTTTGCTTCTTGCTTTTGTTTATACTCTGGGGTATAGTATTTGCCGTTATTCATAGAGTTCTCCACTATCGCATTTATTTATGCGAATTACTCGTTCTCTACGCTCTCCCCCCCCGTGAAACTATTTATCTAACTATTCAAATATTTGGCGCACCGTAGGGGACTCGAACCCCTGGCCTTCTGCGTGACAGGCAGACGATCTAACCAACTGATCTAACGGTGCTAAATTCTTAATGGGCTTGCACCACAATCATCGACTTAACGACTTTTGCTAGTGATTCATTTGGGCTACTTGCAGTTTACCTAAAGCTCTATGCAACTTCTAAAAGTCAGTTAATGGAGACTGCATCTTTTAACTGACTGAACATTGGTGCGACTGGTGGGACTCGAACCCACAGGACCCTTTCGGAATCGCCAGATTTTAAGTCTGGTGCCTAGACCAATTCGGCTACAGTCGCTTTTTTCTTCCAGGCTTACTATCTGTGTAAGCACCTTCATTATACTTTCTCTTGATTGCTTCTGCAATCTTTTTCTTGTGTTCTTCTGATTTGGGTTTACCTTTATTGCCGGAACCGTTTGTGTTTCCTGCCATCACTTTACTATTCATAGCAGATGCTTTTTCATATCCGTATTTTTCAACACGACGTTCGAACGGATTTTTATGTGTTCCAAATTCTGATCCATCAATAACAATATTATCATAATCTGTACCCCAGTATAGGTGTTTTGGATTACTGCACTTACTATTATTACAAGCATGACACAATAAGATTCTACCCGACGGTATTGTCGTGTCTAAGTATTGAGCCAACACGCCTTTGTGATTAGTGGAGTTACCACCACGTTCGCAACAACGGTCTTCTAAGTTTAAGTGTGCTCTGCGTTCTTCTCTGCTAAGAGCGATAAATTCGGTAATATCAATCATGTTGTTCTCCTATGTTTATTTATACTAAACACAAAGAAAAGACATAGTTATGTGTCTACCTATTTCACCATCGGAGCAAAAATTAAATTATGTAAGGCACAGTTTTTGTATAAAATATTAAACCACTATAATATGTGCATTGTTGTTGAAGACTCGCAGGGAAAGGTTTACTAGTATTCTTAAGGATTCTGCAAAGTCCCTTACATAAACTTGGAGCGGGATAGCGGAATCGAACCGCTGACTTGAACTTGGAAGGATCTCGTTTTACCATTAAACTAATCCCGCATTTGTTTGGTACCTGGGACTGGACTCGAACCAGTATCGCTCTCCGTGTAAAGGAGACGTATCACCTCTCTACGCACCCAGGCTTTTTACTTTGGCAGTGACGGTGGGATTCGAACCCACGTGCCATTGTTTAGATGACAAACACCTTAGCAGGGTGCCGATTTCAACCTCTCATCCACGTCACTATATTCTTTACCATATTGGAATACACTAACACGGCTACCACACCTTACGATGCCCTGTGACCGCACTCCAGGTTAGTTAATGTATTTCAATATGGTGCCCTAGGACGGACTCGAACCGTCACGCCTTGCGGCGCCAGAACCTAAATCTGGTGCGTCTACCAATTTCGCCACCAGGGCATGAACTTAATCATATAAAAATACAATACACAGGCAATCATTTCCTAACTCGCACTCACCACGAGGTTATTGTATTTTTATATGACGAGTCTATGTTTTTATTACAGTCCACCTAGGCTGAACAGCATTTGCAACTGACTGGCGGATATTCTGAGTACCCACTTTTAACATTGACTCTCTATCATATAAAAACACACAAAAGCAATACTACCCTACTCGTGCATAGCCTTTCGGAGCTTCAAACTAATGTGCATTTTTATATGACTCCTTGCTACGTGTTCTTTCACAAGATTACGGACTGTTATCACTCGGCAGCGTTATCGTGCGTTGTGTTGTCTTGCAAGGACGTCATATCATTTAAATTTTTAAAGAACAATTCAGTTAGTGCTGTTGCAACTAACTAAGCTTCTATTATAGCAAACACATCGATATGTGTCAACTAATTTGTTGCAATAATTTTATCAACTGCAACAAATTTTTAAAGAGCCTTGCTAATTTCTTAGCGTATGCATGTATTATACATGCTTAGTTATTTTGTGTCAACTATTTTTGCTGCCTTGGCTAACAAAATTTCTTTGCTAACAATGTCTAACTAAGTATCTATTATAGCAAAGTAAGTTATTTATGTCAATTATCTTCCTTGCAATTTTCTCAAGAACTTTAACCAATAAAATTTAAGTCCTCGGAAAGGAACAAGGTCTAGCTCAAACCAAGGCAGAGGTTCGCGAGGAATGTTTCCATATGCCTTAGTGAACGTGTCTTGTCTCTTGCTCATGCAACTACTTATATCTTGCTACCAATCTTCGCCAGCAGCATCGATTTGCATTTGTTCTATTTGGTCGTTAAGACGTTCGATTTCTTCAGCAGCTTCTTCTAACAAGTCTGAGATACGATCGGCGGCACCTTCTTGCACACTTTTGCGATCCTTGTTGTTTCGTCTGATCTCTGCTCGCTTACGCAAACGAAACACGAGACTTTGCTCGCTTACAGGTTTATTGCTTTCATCCTGCATATGTTTTTGCTTTCAACTTGATCATAAAAAATTCTTCCATGTCCGTTAGATTAAGATAACCGTGATTATAAGGACTGACAAATCTATTCTTTATAAAGAAAACTCCGTCTGAAGTTTCCCTCCAGACTCTGTCGCTCATCTGGGTCAATTGCCAACCGCCAGCCATTAAATGGCCGGATCGATCATAGACAGCAAAATACTTTCCACCGAAATAGTTTACCGCAAGGTCATTAACTTCGTAATAATAGTTCATGAATGTCAATCTTCGTGTAAATTATTCCTAATTGACTTAAAACTTGGCACTAGTATAAACAATACTAAAATGCAAGTCGCTATCAACAATGACAACGTTAAAGGTCGATTAAAAAATACACTCCAATCTCCTCTAGATATTAGTAAGGTTCTCCTAAAGTTCTCTTCCATCATAGGACCTAATATAAATCCTAGCAACATTGGAATTGGCTCACATCTTAACTTTAAAAACATAAGACCTAATAAGCCAAACACTGCAACCAACCAAATATCAAAAACATTGTTGCTTGTAGAATATACTCCTATTGTACAGAAAAGTATAATTGCAGGAAATAGAAATTTATAGGGAACAGATAGAAGTTTAATCCAAACTCCTACTAAAGGCAAATTCAATACAAGCAAAATTAAATTGCCTATCCACATGCTTGCGATCAATCCCCAGAACAGCGACGGATCTGTTGTCATAACTTGCGGACCTGGTTGTATATTGTGAATAGTCATAGCACCTATCATTAATGCCATTATAGCATTAGAAGGCAATCCTAATGCTAACATAGGAATAAATGAAGTTTGTGCGGCAGCATTATTAGCCGCTTCTGGACCTGCAACACCCCTTATATTTCCTTGACCTAGCAACTCTTCGTTATCTTTTAACTTAACTTTTTTCTCAACGGCATAAGAAGCAAAAGAAGAAAGCATTGCAGTGCCACCTGGGAGAATTCCTAACAACGATCCAATTCCGGTGCCTCGTAAAATTGCAGGTATTATTTTTTTAATATCTTGTATAGATGGATAAAGTTTTAAATTAGAAGTTTTAGTGATGCTATTATTGTAAGAGCTAGTTGTTAAATTGTTTACTATTTCTGCTAATCCGAATATCCCCATTGCAAGCACAACAAAATTAATGCCATCTGCTAACTCTGGTACGCCAAAAGAAAATCTAATTAACCCAGTGTTAATATCCGTGCCAATCAATCCCAGTAACAAACCAACTATTACCATACCGATTGAGTTGATTAATGAACCGGATGATAGAACCAACGAGCCGACTAATCCAAATATCATTAATGAAAAGTACTCTGCAGGACCGAACTCAAAAGCAAGATCTACTAATTGTGGGCCGAATGCTGCAATAGCTAAAGTTCCAACGGTACCTGCAAAAAATGATCCGATAGCAGCAGCTGATAGTGCAGGTCCTGCCTGACCTGACTGTGCCATCTTATAACCGTCTAATGTTGTAACTACACTCGATGCTTCTCCTGGTAAATTTACAAGAATAGCAGTTGTAGATCCACCGTATTGGGCTCCATAATAGATTCCTGCTAGCATTATCAAAGCTGATATAGGAGACAGCGAATAAGTCGCTGGCAACAGCATTGCAATTGTTGCTAACGGACCTATTCCGGGTAACACACCGATAAGTGTTCCTAATAAACATCCGACTAATGCATAGGTTATATTCTGTAATGTAAAAGCAACACTAAACCCAAGTAATAAATTATCAACTAGAGTCATTTAAAACCCCCAAGCTAATAATTTAAAAGGCATATTAAGTACGCCATAAAAAACAACACCAGCAAATGCTGACAATAGCAAGGACAAAAACAAAATTTGTTTTTTATTTTCTATCCTAATTGCATTACTGGCTAACACTACTAATATAGCTGTAGATGCTAGAAGTCCAACAACATTGATTAAAAATCCGAACGATATACTAGCTGCAATTACAAATATCGCCGGCCTGATAGAAAAATATTCTACACTATCTTTTGATTTAACTAGAAAAGATTTTATTAAATTTAATATTCCTATGAATACTAAAATTACGCTTAATACTCTTGGAAAATAAGCAGGGCCCATGTTGCTAGCTGTCCCAAATTCAAATGATAGAGACATGCTAAAAAATAAAATGCCTATTACGATGAAGAAAATTGCAGAATAAAATGTAGCAGATAATTTAAACATTCTTATATTTATGTTTAGATATCTTTAAAATGGTATATCATCGTCCCAGTCAGCAGGCAGTACAACCTTCTCGGGCTTGGGTGCAACATAATCAGGATCGTGAAAGTTGTCAAACACGGTCTGATAATCATAACTAGGCAAACTACGCAACCTGTCTTGATTATCGCACAAGATTTCAGTTTTGCCTAGTTCAGACCACGGCTCACAGGGATGCCAAACAGTGACATGCCCGTTAGTGTAAGTACCTTCCCATGCCCCGTTGACTACCCAAAACTCAAAGTGAGTAGGACTGTATTCCTGCTCAACGTCAACTAACAAACTTGGTCGTTCTTTAGTACCTAACATTAGTCTCATCAGTTACCTTTCAGCACATCAAATAAAGTAGCATATTCATACCTGCGCCAGTTGTCCATATCAACATAAGTGTTTATGCATCGTCGATATACAGATTTAAGCCACATACGATGGCCTCCTACTGTTGTAACAGGCCGCCAAGCAAACCATTTAACCCAAGGACTTACTGTTCGCTTTCTTGGAACATAGGTTGTACCCCATGTTCCATTAAACATTTCATCCTTAGGCCGCCTCCATATAGTTGCGTACCCATGCAAGACGAGCTTGCTCGTCCATGGCAGTGTATTCTACAATGTTAGCACGAATAGCATCTACTAGCGTCATTCTTTTACTCCAAAATGTTTTAGGATAATTTCACCAACATCATATCCCTTGCCTTGCTCCCACAAAGCAACTTTAGCACATTCCCCTACAATCAACTCAGCGAACTTTAGATCCACAAATTCTCTATAATGTTCTATACCAAGCCCATCATCAATACTATCAACATAGTCTGTTGCTTGGTGTTTAAGTTCTTTGATTAGTTTATTCATTTTATCAACAAAAGGATAGTATTCATATAAATAAGTATAGCACCGAAAAGGAAAAATGTCAATGGAATACTGTACCTATCTAACCATTTACAAAGGGACCAAAATGCCTATGTTTTACATTGGGCGTTCCAATGTAAAAAATGTTCAAAACGGATATCACGGTTCCGTTTCCAGCAAACTTTACAAACAGATTTGGTTAGAGGAACTTGAACAAAATCCACACCTTTTCGAAACCAAAATACTTACTGTTCATGCTACTAAAAAAGAAGCGGCAGAACAAGAAGAATACTTTCATAAAAAGCACCAGGTACACAAGAATCCGTTATACATAAACCAAGCAACCGGTGCTGGGACTTTTCACGCAGACATTCGCGGAAAGAAAAATCCTTGGTATGGTAAATCTCGTAGAGGCGAACTTAATCCTATGTATAGCAAAACTCACAAAGAGAGCACAAGAAAGAAAATGAGTGCCAACGGCAAGGGCAAACATTCGCAGCCCAAAACAGATGAGTTCAAGCAAACTATGCGAGAACACTATGCTGGAAAAACTTACGAGGAACGATTTGGTGTTGAGTATGCGGCAGAAATAAAGGCAAAGCAGAGCAAGCCCAAATCAACAGAACATATCAACAAGATTAAAGAAAATCCCTATCACGCAAACCGTCCAAGGTTAAGATGCCCTCACTGTTCTAAAGAAGTAAGTGCGAGCAATCTTAAACGATGGCACGGTGATAACTGTAAGTTATCCGAGGAACTTACGAACCCACTCTAATCTTTCCTGTTCATTCATCGCGGTGTAAGCCGCGATGTTTAATCGGATTGCGTCGATGAGCCCATAATACTCCTCGTCGATATTGTGCTTGATGTCCTTGTTCAAGTCTACTAACTTATCTGTACGTGGATTGCGAGCAACCCACTTTGAAGTCAAGTAGTATGGCGACTTGATCTTAGCACTTACACCATCAGCGGTATAGAATACAAACCCTTCGTGCTTGCATTCCTTGGCCAAGTTCTTTATTGCCGTCATGGACGCTGTTACGCTTTCTGGCTTGTGGCAGTTAAATGCAATCGCCAAGTCTTGCAATACGCAAGGATCGTGCCCCACTTTAGAACCAAACTGGTTGTTACGATAGCCTAATACATACATACCTGGCTTTTCTGGAATGATGTGCGGGTCGTTATGATGAACACACTCAAACATAACGGTCATGCCATCCATGTCTGAACGGTTAAGTGCCAACTGCCAGTCTGCCCAAGATTGATGAGTCAACATCATTTCTTTTGCCATAGTAACATAAGGACTGTCTGTAGAACCTGTAGTTGAAACTAAGATGTCGCCATTGTACCAAGTCATGGCTACCATAAAGCCATTGACTTTGCGATATGCTAAAACTTCAGTGTCGTCCGCTAGCACAGGTGCTTCCTTTTCGATACCATAGTTGTAGATTTTCTGAAACGGATAAGAGATTAGATTAAAGTCTTTATCAATCACTGACCCGCGGCAGTGTTCCAGATACTCGTCCCAAAGATTGTCATAAAAAACTTTTTTGCGATACTTGAGAACAAAGATTCCGTCCCCAGCGGGCTTCATGTTCACTAAGCCCGAAGTCTCTACATACTTTTTCAATTCGTCTTTAAACATTATATAACTCTATTTTATGCAAAAAAGTATTATAACACTCAAACCGATTTATGTCTATTTTTCGACTCTAGCGAAATGAGCTCATAACCAGCATATGGTGCTTGTTATGTTCATAATACTTTTTATAAACTTCTTCAAAGTCGTGCCAGTTGCAGTATGCCCACTCCTTGCGACTTTCATAACGACTATGGCCGTTATGCAGGATGTCCAGAAACAGTTTTTTATTGTGTCCTGTGACTTGGCTCTGTGCTGCCTTCTCCGACTTGTAATAGCGAAGAATTTCTCCATCGCCTTTAGCATAAACTACCCAGCCCATATTAAACATCCATAGCACATTCGTGCTCTTGTTCATCTGAACATTGACACAGCGACTCGAAGTCGTCGTGGATTTCCATCTTGTAGGGACAAGTGTGCCATCCATCTTCCCCGTCTACAGCAATAGGGATAACCTTTGCAGGCCGGTACTCTGCAAACAGGCTGTCAATATTGAACTGAAAACGCTCACGCATCTTAGCCAAAGTCTCAGCAGGAACATTGTGAACACTACCAAAGTCGTTTTGTGCTACAAATACATTGGGCACAATGTTAAATTCTTTTGCAATGTCAAAGTAAGGACGCAGTTCTTTGATGGTAGTAAAGGTGTTAGAGACCACAACATCACAGCCTGCGGCCAATGCTTCGCGAGTCTTAGATTGACACCATTCGTGAGCTTCGCGCAACCGAGCGGCATCAAAACGGTACTCTCCGTTATGCATCCAAAACTGATCTGCTTCTTGATGTACCCAGTCTGGGCTATAGCACAAAGTTTGTGCCATTGTGCTTTTACCCGAACCGGGCAATCCTCGAATTAAAACTAACTTCATTATTCAACTCCGAAATGATGTTTAATCTTAGCAACACCGATACTCACTGCCGCTATATGTGTAGCATCAACTAATTTCTGGTGTTCTTCATTGGAAATTTTCAGTGGCGTTAATTCTTGTAATTGGTTCAAACATTCCCGAACAATCAACTCGGCGAACTTTTCCGCACTAAAAGTAGTTGTCTCATAAGGCATATTATTAGACGGGTCAATAGCAGTATACGGCACTTGAGCCCGTCTATAAAGTTCCAGCATTTGTTCGTTCATTTCAAACTCCAACAAACTTGCTAGCTTCTGCATGAAGACTGCGGTCACCCTTGGTCATAACTGCAAGAAGCTGACGCTTTTCTTCGAGGTAAGTCTTTGCAAACTCCGGGTCATGTTGCATGATGCTACGGCTGTTGCTGATAAGGTCAGCCAACTTGATGGTCTGTGCCTCAGCAGGTGCTTGTGCAGTATGCTCACGGTCCATAGCCTTGCGGTGGGCACGATTGCCATCTTCGGGCCGGCTCACATCAGTCAACCAGCCAACGAGAGTAGCAATGTCGATACCAAAAGCCATATGCACATCAGTAAATGTGCAACCAGTATCCTCGATAACGTCATGAAGCCACGCGGCCGCAACCATGTCAGGAGTACTACCGGGAACACTGGCAACGATGCTGGCAACTTCTGCAGGGTGAACAATGTAGGGTTCGTTGGTGTACTTACGCTTTTGTCCAACAGCCGCATGAGCAGCCATGGCATAGACTTGTGCCTTACGCACGATATCCATACCGCTTTGATCCATGGTAAAATCTTCCATGACTGACTCCTTGTTTCTTACTATACAAGTATTATAACGCCAAACCGAATTTGTGTCAATTAAACAAATTCGATTTCCCGTACATCTGCTTGCAGTTTTCCCTGTAGGATTAGCATCATTTCAGTTTCTTTATCGTATACAAGTTTAGCATCTAGTAATACTTGATACCGTTCTTCGTCAGTTTTCTTGCACCAACCTTCTACTACTTCATAATTACCATAAACAACATCGGGTGGGAAAGTTTGACATAGCCATCCTACTAGCTTTTTAAGCTCATATACGCTGTTAGCAGGATGACTGTGAGCAATTGCACTCATAAAATCGTTAGCTAACAGTGCTCGAAAAAAGCTACCCGGATGGAAACCGTAGACCAAATAGTTATAAACAGGTCCAGCATAATCTGCACTCGAATCCGATGACATCATACTGGACTTTAGTTTGTTTAAGCTGTTTTTAGAAAGCACCATGTATGCTCCGAAATTGTTTAGTGATGACTGCGAATTTCGCCCTTTAATGCATCTGCAATCATAGCATCCAAGTTACTAACGACTCGTCCCGTAGCGTCAAACGCTACATCACGGGCACGATACTTTTCCATGCCAGTCTTTGCGCCATGCACATGCCCATAAAAATGCACACTACCGCGATGCATTTGATCCCACTCCCAGATAGGGTAGTGCAACATAATCACAGTAGTACCTTCATGATTATAACGCAAGTACTGATGTACTTCTTTAAACTCCCCGCGGAAGCTCGGGTCGTTCAACAGTTTGCGGTCGTGATTGCCTTCAATCAAAATCTTTGTGCCATTTAGTCTACGCAGAATAGCAACCGCATCTTTCGCAGGCAAAAATGCAAAGTCGCCCAAGATAAATGTTTCATCTTCTGGTGCAACACTTGCATTCCATTCTGCGATCATCTGTTCTCGCATGTCTGTCACATCGGTGAATCCCACACGGGTCACCGGGCAGAACTTCATAATATTGGCATGCCCGAAATGTAAATCCGAGGTGATCCATTTTTTCATTTTCTTTTTCCAATCTTGCTTACAACATCAGCCTTGCTTTGTTGCAGTTGCGCACGAAATCTGCGATACACTCGCATGGCTGCGATGCTCATAGGATCATCTTTGCCTTCGAGTTCTGCGATACGAGCATCCAGTTCAGCCTCTTTAGCACGATGACGTTCAACATCGGCTTTGAGACCTTTGGCATCTTGCCAGAAGAATCTAGTCATATCGTGCTCCTTTCTGTTTAATACAGTTATTATATGTCCAAAACCAATTAGTGTCAAATAAAAAGGTAGTACTTTATACTACCCGTTCTTTCTTAACACGACCGATACGACTTGCTTTATTCCAGTCGTAGACAACGCCGTCGGGACATCGTCCGTCTCGGACACTATCTACTCCAAACTTGCCTACAATTTCAAACGTGTCGCTTTTAATTGTGACAAAGGCATTGAGCAGTTTTGCATGCCTCATTGCCAAATCTAATGTGTCGAACTCTTGCTCGACGTTATTGTAAATTACCTTAAACAATTACCAATATCTCCGTTCATAGTCTGTTAAATTATCTTCATGCACTGCTGCCTTCATTAGGCGTTGGAAATCCCTGCGCCATTCTCGTTCCGAAGCAACACTTTTTTCTAACAGAGCGTTTTCTTTTTCCAAATCTTTAATTTGATCTTTATACTTTTCGATTTCTCGCTCCAGCCGATGAATTTTCTTTTCTTCAGGTGACTTGCTGAGAATTTTTTCTAGTTTATCCATATTAAGCCTTTTCGAACTTCTTCTTCAAACGCAAAAACTCAGCTAGCTCTTTAGCTTCCTTTGTAGCCTTGGCTTCTTTTGCTTTGGCCTTAACTTTCTTTTCTTCTGCGATGCGCTTGTTGTATTCCTTGTCAGTTTCCTCGCGGCGTTCGCGCAAAGTCAGTTCCTTGCCGCCATCGTATCCATAGCTTTCGATGGAGTAGTACACATCATCGGTGCCTACTTCTGCACGGAGTGCTTGCATAGTCTCGATGATCTCCTCGGGAGTCTTGCCGTCAAAATCATCAAAGTCAACGTAATACTTTGCTTTGCAATCTAAAATCAGTCGCTTGCTCATACATCTTCTCCGGTGTTAAAACGATACTTGCGCCGGGCATCAGCCAGTGTAAACACCTTTTCGTTATCGTTTGTCCAATCTAATTCTTGCTTGGGAACAATAATGCCGCTGGGAGTAGTATAGCCGTTTGTGCTATGCTTTTCATCGGCATCATAGGTCCATCCAAGTCGCTTCATCATTAAGTGCTTGACCAGCAGGTTAGGACTGCGAAACACTTCTGTGTCGCTAAATCCCATCATAACACCTACTTCGCAGACTGCACCACTGCGGCAAACACCTGCATGGCAATGCACGAGAACGTTCATGCGTTTGTCCATAGCATGAGTTAGCAGTTCCACCAAGCGGTCTGCTTGCTCTTGTGTGCAGGCAAACTCTGCAAACTCCAAGTCAGTTGCTTCTACATCGAGAAATTCAAACTGATGAACTTCTTTAAACTGCTTCAACGGTGCAGGAAACTCATATGCTGGGTCAACAATCTGAATCAGCATGCTATTTTCGCCGGCCTCGAAATGCAAGCCGCGCTTGACATCGCTCATGCTGACATTTTGTATCCAGGGCATTTTTATTCCTTATGCAGTAAAATCAAATAGGTAGCCATACGAGCCATCTTTGCTCATCTCTACCTTGTTGTTGTAGTCCTTGTTCAGCTGATGCAGGACTGTGCGGGCTTCTGCTCGTGTACAAATAACACTCAGCGTACCGCAGAAGAAACTTGCAGAGTTGTCGTTTTTAAGAACTCGTGCAACCTTGTCCAGAACCACTGTTTCAAAACCCATTGTGTTATCCTTTGCTTCTTACTATACAAGTATTATAGCACCAAAACCAATTTGTGCCAATTAAACACTCAATGTATGAATAAATGCCAATTGTTCGTCAACTTTCATAACATCTGTAGGGTAAACATTAGTAATATCCCAATTGACTCGTTGACCATCGACCCAATTGCTAACCCAAGCGGCTGAGTATTTCACTTTAATCATTTTGGGAGTGAAGCCGACAACCGTGCCTGTGACCAAGCCTTTGTATTTTGGCGGGTTAAAAACAACCATATTCCCAACCGCCAGTTCTTGCTTAACAATGTCTTTCATATATTATTAAATCAAAGATAACTTTACTTCCAGGACTTCCATTTCGCATCGTTGTTCTTTAACTTCTTCTTCGATCCATTTGATACGGTCAGTGTGATCGTTTGTGCTGTTCCGCAGGAGTTCGATGTAGGCCTTTAGGTGTGCGTGATGGAAGTGTTGAACAGTGCCATCTTCGTTGTAGACTTCCCAAGTCCATCCACCGTAGCGGTTTACCTCACCTTTGTCAGCCTTGGCAAACATCGTACGAGCCGCTTTCTCTGCGTTTTCACGCTTGTTAAACATAGCCGCACTTTGCAGGTCGGCATTAAAAGTGCAACGATTGCTACCAGTGCAGTAGGTGTTAGTGTTCTTTTCGCGGATAACGAACAGGCTTGCCATTGTCAGTTCCTTACAGTGCGAATGCTTTACCGAACTTTTTAGTGAATTCAGTTTTAGAAACACTTTCAATTTTGGGGTCGATGCCATCGTAGGTGTTAAGGACTCGCTTAACATCAAACACGCTCATAGCACCGAAGTCGTAAAAGCGGTCCATATACATACCGTTCATATCTGTTTCGTACATAACAACACGATCAGAATCCTCATTGCGAGCATAAATGCGGTACAGTGTGCGGTCCATCTCTAACTCCTGTTTTGTTTTGCTATGTATGTATTATAGCACCAAAGCCAATTTGTGCCAATTTAAGCCCACAGCAAGTCAAAGTTGCCTTGTAATACTTTTTTAGTACTGGCTGTTTTGCTTGTTACATGGTCCTGCACCCTGTCGTCTTGGAATCTGTAAGTGCGAATTTTGTCTCCTCGCATGCCAGAGCCCACTTGCTCACGCCTATTTTGTGCTAGCCCATCTGTAAACTGTTTTTTAACTTGTTCGTTTACACGGGCAACAATCGCGCTTCGTGCTTCCGCTAAACTGTTTTCCCTTGAGCGACATTGTGCTGTTGCAACTATGCCAGAAGGAATGTGTGTAATGCGGCACGAGTTTTGGTGCTTGTTCCTGTGCTGCCCGCCGGCGCCTGTACCACTGTACCATTCTATTCGTAAATCAGAGTCCTTTAATTCTAAAGCAACTTCTGCGGGATCTACGATGGCAACTGTGACTGTGCTGGTATGCACTCGGCCTTTTCGTTCTGTGGGCGGAATTCGCTGTATGCGATGTCCTCCGCTTTCGTTATACAAGCCGGATAAATCAGTACCCTGGACTTCAATATGAAGTTCGCCTTGATACTCACCTATCAGGCGGGTAGCTCAGCCCTTGCTTTGTGCGAACTTAATATATGCTTGTGCCAAATCTTTAACAAATAGTTTACTATCTTCTCCGCCCTCGGCGGCTCTGATTTCGATGATACGTTTCATGGTATTCTCCTTGTGTTGATATTTATTGACGCTTACCTACTAAATTTTGGTAAATATTTAATATGAAACTAGAACAAGCAGTTAAACTTATACAAGAGCAACTGGCCCTAGTTGATCACGGCGAGAAAACCAAGCAAGAACGCCTAATATGGGAGTTAGGATTCTTACTTGGTATGTTAGCTGACGAGCTTAGAAATGATTGGATTCTCGAAAACAACTTGAGAAACCGTATTAAAAGAGTCGTCAACGCCAGGGCTAAACTTCGGGGGAAATAAATCACCCTCAATCTATGAAAGCAGGATCCTGCTGTGCTTAGGCACACCTTGGATCAAATATTCCATCTGATCCGCCATGATGCTTCGGTTTTGCAAAATCATATTTTCAAAGTGGTTAGGTGCATATGGCACGTAGAGCAATTCCATACGAGCTTCTTTCAAAGTCTTATGTCCTTTTTTGCTGTTACATTCCTTGCAAGCCGTAACACAGTTCATCCAAGTATTTTCACCGCCGTGATATTTAGGAACAATATGATCCCTACTCAACAGGTGATAGTTAGGGAAATGACCCCCGCAGTAGGCACAAGTGTTGCGGTCACGACCAAACAATGTTCGGTTGCTCAACGCCACAGTTCCGTGCTTATGGGGATTAAATCCGTGACCCTTAATAGCAATAATGCTAGTGGTTTCCAAGTAACTTTCAGATCCATCATTTTGTAAGCCACCGCGATACTTCGCTACTACTTCTCCCATGCTCCATGCTACTGCATCTTTGGCGTGGTAAGTGATAGCGTCATCAAAGGAAATCCACTGACGTGGGATTCCAGAAATGTCGAGTGCTAGTACAGACATGATTACTCCTTTGTTTACATATGTATTTAACTTTACATTCAATGGTACCCTGGACAGGACTCGAACCTGCAAATGCTACGACCTCAACGTAGCGTGTCTACCAATTCCACCACCGGGGCATTATTAGTTGTTATTATAGTTGTTCTGTGATTTTGTGTCAATTGGTGTCCGGTACTGGGATCGAACCAGTGACCTCTTCCGTGTCATGGAAGTATTCTACCGCTGAAATAACCGGACATTATAAATGTAATACCAATATACTATATGGCACTAGTTGTTGGCTAGTTAAGGAATCCCGGTCCTCGGCAAATCCACGTTGCCTACATACCACCCTTGTGGACCATAGTCAATAACACTCTCGACGTAAAGGGTCTTTTCATCGCGCTGGCTAAGCTGCTTCGTAGTGTAGTCCCGGTTTGCCAACCGCTTAAGGCTATCTACCAATGATGAATGTTATTGACTATGGATGCTGGTTACATTCTCCAGCTCGACATTTCGTCGTCGATGTAGCAATACGCTGTCCCAAGTCCTTTTCAGGTGCCTGCTAGGGCTGTTACGGAGAAACAGAATCCGCCTTATTTGGCTGAGCGTATGGAGTTGTACCCCAGGCGTTTGTCGGCTTTTATAGTCCCCACTCAAGTAGGACCACCGTACCTCTGTTCTTCTTGCAAGAAACTTTGTGTGTAGCGTTTGCGACTCGAACGCAAACAATCTCGGATTTCTCGCCGGGCAACGTTACCTCCCAGCACCAGTATCGTTCTCAGGATAATTACTCCTGTCACTTCAACTGCCAGAAATCGTGTATGACCTATACACGCCACATAAACTTGATCTGCGAGATATTTTATAAATACTAGTATGGCTCCTTTTAGAGAAATACATATAGAAAATCTCACAGACATACAAAACGAAGTATTGATGTCTATACCCAAACACCTTTTGCTTTCTACTAATTTAACTTATATAGAAAATAACAAAGATGTTTTTTTAACACTTCCGTCTATCAAAAAAGTAATTAATGATCTAAAATTACCCAACCATTGCGTAGGCCAGGTTGCAATAAATGTAACAATGGGATATGACAACGGAAATTATCATATGGACAGCGGTCCTTACCGATATAGTTTAAACATTCCCATTTCTGGGTGCGAAAATACTTGGATAAATTTTTATAACACGCTAGCAAACCCGCACGTAGTAACAGTAGAAAATAAAGGAAAAACTCATCATTTTTTCAGGTACTACCCGGATGATTGTAAGTTAATAGAATCTCACGAAACTTCTGTGCCTTATTTGCTATCGGTTAAAGTTCCGCATAGAGTAGAAAACAAATCTCCAAATATGCGAGTGATGCTACTGATTCGAATATTTGACTTACCTGTTAATTTTTAATGTAAGAGGAAAAAATCTCCACTGCTTCGTCCCAATTTATTCGTGTGTTGTCGATTAATTTTAGCAAAGGGAAACTCCAACAATGTCTGAAATTACTCGGATTCGTTAAATCATGTAAGTAACCGGCATTAACTAATATAGGAGAATTGCCGGGCGCGTGCATAATTTCGATAACAGAGCAATCATCTTCGTTTGCATTAATAACTTGAAATTTTTTGTCTTCTACACTAGTAGTTGTTATATAAGCATTTTTTTCGTTTTTTAAATTAAACCACCTCATAAATGAACCAGCGTCATTAAACGGAAAATTTAAATAAGTAGCAGTATTTTCTCGCGGGAACAAAATATCAACATGGATATTGTATTTTGTCCCAGGCGGAGTAACAAATAACCTAGGATGGAGTGAATACAAACCTAGATTATGCAACCATGTTATAAAACAGGCGTCTACTGAATTGATATTAATGTGTATTTCCTTAGGAGAAGTAATGCTAGTCAGATCGATAGGAACATGCGGTTGAATAAAGGTAAACGGCATAGTGATGTGTCTAAAACATTTTGACTTTTCTGCAAATAAAAATTTTTGTTCCATTGACTATTTATTTATTTGGTCTGCAGGGATGGACTCGAACCACCAATAGTACCATACTAAAAGTCTTGCGGACTTCCAAGGGATTCGAACCCTTTACACAGACTGCCGTCTGCTGTCTACCGTTTCAGCACCTACAGATTATATTTGGTGGTGATGGACGGACTTGAACCGCCGACACTCTCCGTATGAAGGAGGTACTCTACCAACTGAGCTACATCACCATATTCTTTGTAAAGCTGGCTCAACTCTGAGCACCTCGTCCTCCGCGGACGTTATTCTATTGTCATCATCAGTAGCCGCCAACAACGCAGGGCCCATTGTCGTTTTTGTCTACTAACTTACCGCGTCCCTTGCTAATCCCCGTCGGGAAACACTCAGGCTTTCATTTAAACTACAGCTTAACAAAAAATATTGTTTGGGCAGACGTTACGGATTCGAACCGTTCTCACTTGTTTCACAGACAAGTATGGTAACCACTCCACTAAACGCTGCATAAAAATACCATATAGAAACACACTATAACAGAAATTTCATCTGTTGTCCTATAACATACTGATCTACCAAAAGATGGCCTGTTATCGTTCTCTACTGAACTAATAATGTGTTTTTATATGGTAGGACTGCTGGGCCAACGATCCCAGATCTACGGATTAAAAGTCCGTTGCTTCACCTTAAAGCTTCAATCCCATAATTGGTCCCTCCGGACGGATTTGAACCGTCACTTGTCGGATTAAGAGTCCGCTATGCAACCATAACATCTCGAAGGGTTAGTCGTAAATTACATTTTCTTTTACGTGCCAACCCAGACCAATTACGGGGTCTAGGATGACACTATCGTTTACCTGAACGTTTCATATCATACTCCTGTTTAAAATTAAATTATATAGCATCTGCTATTTTGTGTCAACTGGTACCTTGGGTGGGACTCGAACCCACAGAATCTTGATTTTGAGTCAAGCACGTATACCAATTCCGTCACCAAGGCATATAGATTGGGAGCCCAGCTCGTCTGTTCCCGCAGACCTTACCGGATTGTCTCGCATACAAGAGTTTATACAACCACTTCAACCGATCTGCCGTTTCGCATTGCTAGACCCAATGCTAGGTTGTGTGGGACTCATCGTACCGTCTATCCCTTAACTGGTGCCAACGAGTGGAATCGAACCACCGACACGCGGATTTTCAATCCGCTGCTACTACCGTCTGAGCTACATTGGCATATTTGGCGCGTCTGGCAGGATTCGAACCCACGACCCCTTGGTTCGTAGCCAAGTACTCTATCCAACTGAGCTACAGACGCATTAAACTGGCGACCTTGCGGGGAATCGAACCCCGATATCCGATTAGACAGACCGGTATAATAACCACTATATGACAAGGCCAAAATTGGTGAAGAGTGAAGGAATCGAACCATCTGTCCAGCCACCCGCCAAATTAAGGACAACGACTTTACAGGCCGCTGACGGGAACACTCTCCAATTAAAAAACACACTACTCATTTCCTTCGTCGCTCGGCAATGTGTTTATTAATTGGCTCCCCAGCGTGGGATCGAACCACGGACATCCTGATTAACAGTCAGGCGCAACTACCGCTGTGCTACTGGGGAATAAATTAATTTGTAGCCTAGCGTCCTCAGGTTTATCACTAGTGTTTAGACGTACAGAGCCGGACTTCCTTACGTCGAGTTCTTCCAGGACTTGTTACTTGGGATACTTGGTCAGATGCTCCATTCCAGCTACCGCATGGCTACCCGCGGTGGGGAGTTGAACCCCCTCCTGTTTTACCTCCTCTTTCGCTGGCCAGCTACACGAATTGGTACTTTTCTCTTGCTAACGCTACAAAACTTGGTGCCTTCGACAAGAATTGAACTTGTAATAATCGCTTATCAAGCGACCGTTATACCATTTAACTACAAAGGCTTTTTATATAATCTTGAGTCAACTGATCCTCAGTGAGAATCACAACTCTTACATTATTTTGTTCTTTTACTTTATTGATTTTGTCAGTATCCAATTTTGCTTTATAATTATTCTTTGGATCTAGATACAAATCATACTCCGGTAAATAAAAATCAGCAAAATAATTTTTACTATCATACTTTAATGCTGATGGTCTTATCCACTTAATGCCCAACTCATTCAATAGTCGACTGCATCTAAGTTCGTATGTGCTTTGCAAGCACACCGTTTTGTCGAAAGAATCGACTACTTTGAATTTCTTACTTCTTCCTGCATTTTCACGATATCCGCCACCTGCTTTGCCTCCGTTGGAACTAGCTTTCTTAGACCAGCCACCGTGACCGTTTCGCTTATGTGTTTCACTTAACTGTGCCAAAGATCTAGAAGTTTCTTTGGACAGTCCTTTATTCCAAGCGACATGACCGTTTTTACCTAGCGTGTGTGACACATATTTTCTGTCAGGGTTCGCTGGACATAAACGCTCATGGTTTACTAGACTATTCTTATTCTTACATTCTTTGTTGCAAAATTTACAAAACATATTGTCTCCATAATATTATTTATCATAGATCAACAGAATGCTCTAACTAACATTGGTACCCAGTACTGGTTACGATCCAGTGATTCACCCTTATCAGGGGTGTATTATACCATTTAATTAACCGGGCATTGTTTGGTGGAGGCCGAGGGAGTTGAACCCTTCTAGTCATGATCCTTGCAAGGGATCACCGCAGCCCGCTGCTGCCCCCAAAAAATACTAATGTCAGGACGCCCTGATACTGGGTCGATTAAGAATACGCTTACGCGATTCTCCTAAAACTTGGCAGAGGTAACTGGATTCGAACCAGTGATCACGATTTCAAAGACCGTTGCTTTAGGCCAAACTAAGCTATACCCCAACATAAACTTGGTCCGGGTGGTGGGATTCGAACTCACGACCCTCTGCTCCCAAAGCAGATGCGCTAACCAGACTGCGCTACACCCGGACATAAACATATTAAAACACACTAGGCCACGCTATGAACCTGGACTCTTAGTAATGTGTTTTAATATGGTGCTCCGTGACAGACTTGAACTGCCCTCTCCGGACTACAAAACCGGTATTCTACCACATGAAATAACAGAGCTAAATTACTGAGTCGCATTTGATTACACGGCATAAAATACGCCCGTCCGTGATGTTACGGTTGCTAACTTACCTGCAGGACGCGATAGCAACTATCTTACATTTGGTTTGCTGTTGCCAGGTAGAGTCTAACTATTGCGCTGATAAGGCACACTGCTCGGTTTTAAACAACATTAAACACATCGGCATGTAAATCCACCCTGTGTTAGCAAATTCTTGAAGGATTACACGGCGTTAGCCTATCCGCATTAGTCATTGCCATGCGGGACTAACTTCTGTCCTTCGGCAGCTCTTTCCGCTAGCAATACTTTTCCTTACCCTACTGGACCGACTTACTTTCGCATCGTTCACAGTGTTTATAGTAAAGCAGGGCAGGGGGTGGACGCATCTTCCGTTTCAAGCGATAGTCCGGACTATCTACGCGGTCAATGTTGGTCTGTTGGCTGCATCCTAACTAAGTCGCTTCGGATACTTCCTACTCTACTATAAACACTGTAAAAGCCCCCGCGCTCTGACAGGGGTCGGTTTCCATCTACTATAGTACTAAGCATTGCCTTAGTGTTTAGACGTTCTCCTTTACAACTGATCTGTGGGAGATTATTCAGTTGACTTGTTTAATCAGTCTCATCAACCGCTACGATTATTTTTGGTACTCGGTACGGGAATCGAACCCGTCTTTACAACTTGAAAGGCTGTCGTCCTAACCGATAGACGAACCGAGTAAAACATTATATGTAAACACACTCACTTTAACAATCGCCGGTTACTCCCTTCGCCGGTAGCTGATCTAATGTGTTTGCATATAATGATCGCTTCCCAGCGACTTATATGTTGGATGAACTTTTTAAAGAGCAAGTAAGTTAATTGCTTAACTTACATCTATTATAGCAAACACAAGAATTTGTGTCTACTTATTTGCAATGTTGTTTAGGCTGATGTCTTGTTAAACTCTATTGGGATTCGAACCCAATCCTCCAACTCTTACAAGCTGGCGTGCTACCCTTACACTATAGAGACTCCCTGCGGTACGCTCGGCAAAGCGGTGCGCCGGGGACAAGACTCAGACTGCTTTTCGATTGCCGTCAATCAGCCTAAACAACACTGCAAATTTTTAAAGAACAAGATGATAAATGTTGCTAACGCCTCGCAGTTGAGGACCTTACATCTCTGTTGTGGGGGATCGCTCCCAACAACATCTATCAAAACAGTTAATTTCTTAACTTGTATCTATTGTAGCATGTTCTCTATTTTGTGTCAATTAATGGTGCTGCTAACAAGAATTGAACTTGTGTTTTACCCTTACCAAGGGTATGTAATACCATTATACTATAGCAGCCTTACTTGGGCTCTGCAACTTTCTTGAGAGATTCTCGTTTAACAAGAACTTCGCGTTGCGTTCCCAGTCTAAAAACTTTCATGTATTCAATGCCGTCGATCATATGTATGTCTCGAGCGTTTTTACAATAAAAGCGTTCGCGGTTGCGAATATTTTCAAAGTAAAGTGTTTTCATACGATCTCCTTTATGGTCTCGCCACCAAGTTCGATTCTTGGATCTATTCTTTAGGAGAGAACTGTTCTATCCATTGAACTACAGCGAGTTAATTATATAAATCTGTCAAATGCTATTATTGCATCATCCCATTGCAACGGAACGGCTGTACCGGCTTTCCGCAGGAAATAACTATAACAATGTCTGTCCTGATTGCCAACTTTTAAAGAATGAATATATCCAGTGTTGACTAAAAACGGCTGATTTTCTCGATGTTTAATTTCTTCTGCCAAAACAGTAGCACAGTTGGAAAAATTCCAAATCGGGATATTGTTTTTATTTTTTGTAACTTCGATCCTGCCATCTTTATTTAAATTATGCCATGAAAAAACAGTGCCAGTGTCATCGAAGGCAAAATTTAACGCCACTGACTGGTCGTTAAATGTTTGACGATCTACATGTTTTGTATACTCGTAATTTGCACTAGCAATAAACAATCTTACTAGGGAAATTTCTAATCCTAGTTCTGCTAACCATAATTTAAAATTGGGATCTATTGCAGATAATGGAAGCAATATTTCTTTCAAACTATTTGATCTAATGTCTATAGTTGCATCGGGATGAACAACATTTAAAGGAACGTTGACATTTTTCCAGCACTTCAACGAATCTACAGAATAAAATCTTGGATCTCTGTACTTTAGTATCATGTTAATATTTATAATTGGCGGGTCTTGCAGGATTCGAACCCACGACTTCCAGTTTCGAAGACTGGCACTCTATCCAACTGAGTTAAAGACCCATGATAAATATTTTAATGCAAACATACGACTCTATAACTAAAGGCGGGTTATTAATCCACTTGTCTATGACAGAGACTAATGATGTTTGCTATATCTTTGTTCTCGATTTGTATACGCTAAAGTTTGACATGAAGTTTTTTACCAGCATGGCATCTGCAAGAGCGTTCATTAGAAGTTTATAAAAGAACTCCCAAGCATTCCTCAATGAGCAAATGATAGGAGCCGTGTTATTTGGAGCAGGATGTCGGGTTCGAACCGACGACATTCTCGTTGGCAACGAGACATTCTACCACTGAATTAATCCTGCTTAATACTTTGCGATTCCTAATGAACCGCGTCCTCTACCTTTATTTGCCGCACCCAAAAACTCTGTTTGACTATGGCAGTTAGGGCAAATTAACCTTAAGTTACCTGGGTGATCGTTTGACGGATCGCCATTTATATGATCTACATGTAAAGTGATTGGCTTGCCTTGCCAATCACTTACGCTACATACTTCACATTTATATCCTCTTTCCTCAGCAAGATATTTCCTTGCTGTAGGTCGTTCAATTCGTTTTAACAAACCTGAAAAGAACTTTTGTTTATGTTCTGTTTTCTTATATAAGCCGCTACACTGGTTGCTACAAAACTTCCCAGTGGAACTATGCCCGTATTCAAAATCTTTATTACATTGTAAGCAAATTGCTTTCATTGGTAGAGTATCTCCTATACTGTATTTATACTCTATCGCATAAATCTACCAACTGAGCTACAGCCGCATGAATTTATTTATCTTAACATTCGACAACTTGGCAGTGAGCAAGGGATTCGAACCCTTGTGCCCTCTTTCAAGGACGCACTCCTTAGCAGGGAGGCACAATTAGCCAGACTCTGTCAACTCACTATATATTAGATTTGAGTAAATGTGATAGGATTCGAACCTAACCCTGCTCCCCTTTCGCTAACTTACTCGGTCTGCAAACTTTTCTGTTAGGTACTCGCTTCCGCTGTGCTGCCAACACACCACACAACCTGTCTACGTTCATTGCAGTGCCCGTAGAGCAGTCTCAAAATTGGCGGAAAGCAGAGGAGTCGAACCCCATCCCATTTCTGAGAACCTGGTTTTCAAGGCCAGTCGCAGGACCATCCCCGCTGCATTACTTTCCATTAAATTGGCATACCCTCACGGATTCGAACCGCGACTTCAAGGTTTTGGAGACCTGACGACTGCCGTTATCTTAAGGGCATATTATTTCTTACGAGGCATTGCGCCTCTTTTCCAACACTATCTTCATAGTAGCTCAAATCTTTCTTATCTATTCTTTTAGCAATAATACCATTATTAACTATTGTTTTGCCTATGTTTGCTTCGGCGACTTTTTTGTTATGTTCTTCCGACCGTGGCATAGATGCTATCTTACGCATGTGTTCTCTATGCGCGCCGGGATCTCTTTTAGACCAGTTATTTTCTGAAAGTTTTTGTCTACTTGTTTCTGACATGGGCGCTTGTTTCGACCTCGAAACTCTCATTTTTTCTCTAGTTTCTTCGGTATGCCTTCTTCCAGAAAAAGCTCCGATAATACCAGGATTCCCTCCGCTACCACCGATTTTTAAATTATACGTTAGCGGATCTTGCACAAAAGATTCATTTACGATTTCTCGTTCTACTTTAAACATTTCCTCTTTTGAGGGAAGAAAGTAAAGAATTTCAAATTTAAAATTTTCTCTGCCGTACTTAGTAATGGCTCTTTTTAAATGTTTACCCGAACCTAAGTATCCGTCATTTAAGTCATTGGTTTGATGAGAACCAATGTAGTACATACCGTTTAGCAGATTTGTAGTCTTGTAAATTATATAGTTCATAGCTTATTTATACAAAACCGGTGTTCTGCCTGATTGAGCTACGGAGATATAAAATTGGTCTCCACGGTAGGATTCGAACCTACAGCCTCCTGACTCCAGATCAGGCCGTCTACCAGATTGACATTACGCAGAGATAAAATTGGCGGGGGTACCAGGATTTGAACCTAGACCGACACAGTCAAAGTGTGTTGTGCTACCATTACACTATACCCCTACTAACTTGGCATCCTGTACGGGAATCGAACCCGTCTCTGCGACTTGAAAGGCCACTGTTCTAAACCGATAAACTAACAGGATAAATTTGGTGCGGGGTAAGAGATTCGAACTCTTTCTTACTGGGTGGAAGCCAGTCGTGCTAGGCCGTTAAACACTAACCACGCTAAATTTGGAGTACGGGGTCGGATTTGAACCGACGGTTTTACGATTTTGCAGACCGTTGCATTGGGCCTCTCTGCCACCCGTACATATTTGTTAACACACTCTTTCGAATGTGTGTATTAAAGTATACTAGACGACATTTCGGCTCCAATTGCCTGGTGTGGGACCTAATACACTTTAATACTCTACCGTTTTACACATCTACGTTCTCACCATAGACTTACCATCGGGTAGGCCGCCCACATTACTAGCAGTGTTTTGCGTGTCTGCAGGGTCGCGTTCCCTATCCCACGTTTGCGATTTTAACGGAGCTTACAAAGCACCTCTCGCTTGTTTAAAGCAGTATGCATCTCTGTTGCACGCCTTAACTTGTTCTGGATCAAAACTTTCGTTTGCTCCTGAGTTAAAGTATGCAACTTCAACCATTCTGCTTGCTGTTTAATTCTTGTCTCGGTGTCTATCATTTTTCCTTTTCAGCAAACAAAAACCCTGGAGTTTTTAGTTCCAGGGTTCCTTTTGAATTCTTTGATTACTTATGCGTAACCTGATCCTTCATGGAACCCTGACCTAATCTCCGGTGTGCGATCATTAGAGCCAGAGCCTAGAGCACACCAATAGGTGGGCATTGCCACCTGTTTGGCTTGTGAACTAAACTGACTAAAATGTTTCGCAATCGTTTGCATTTGGTTATTCCTAAAAATTTCTACGCTAACTTTGTTAACGTAAGCTTCTATTATAAGTTTATTTATCTCTTGTGTCAATATCTTTTGGCAAAATAGATAAAAAATTTAACTTTGGTGCTGGATGTCGGGTTCGAACTGACGACCTTTCGCTTACAAGGCGAGTGCTCTACCAACTGAGCTAATCCAGCAATGTTGTTATTGTACTTCTATTTAGCCTTTGTGTCAATTATTTTATAAGGACAGGCTTGATAACACTTCTTCATACGAATGTTTAAACCACCTGAAGGTAATCATTGTTCGCGGCAGGTCGTTTACTTTTTCTATCCCGTGCAATTTGTTAACGTCTAGCAAATAAACGTCAAGTGGTGCAGCAACAAAAGATCCTATTTCTTTTAAGGTGCTCAAGTCTGTTACATATGACAACTTTGATTTATCCCCGTGGTACCCGGTACCACTGTCACAGTCTAAAGTAGTTTCATAAAAAATTGTGCGATCACCTTGCGGTTCCAGGTAAAAGTTCAATGCAACAGTTGACCCTCGGTCAATATGCGGAGTAACCAAACCGGGACCGGTAAATTCGCAGTACTGGATAAAAGTTGGTTCGATAGTAAAAATATTCTTTTTTTGCAGATTTAAGAAGTCTTTCTTACTACAAGGCAGGGTATAAAAGAAGCTACCGCCGCCGCGTTTTTTAGAATAATATTCTGTAAATATATCATCTGTTATAAACGACTTCCAATCTAGTTCTAAATTTAAAAAAGAATTATCAAGTTTTTTAAACATTTAATAAATCCAAATACGGAACAGATAATTTCCCCCACATTCTCAGTTGGTAGCGTGGAGATGAAATTGCAGTGACACCATGGGCAACACTGTCATCAAAGTGAAATATTTTAACATTATTATTAACTTGCTTTTCTTCGCCTGCGTCTAAATACTTAAGAACTCCATTGCCCGAGTCTATGTTAAAACTGATACTGGCAAAACCTTCTCTAAAATAGCGTAGATTATCTCTGGGGTGACTATCTCTATGAATTTGTCCAATACTAGGCGGTGACATATGTATTAGTCTAACACCTTGTATATACTCCCACGGAAATTGTTCCACGCACTGTTTAATGTAAGTATTTTCTAATTCTTTACGCCACGTAAAGGGCTTTTTATAAGTATGCCAAAAAATCTTTTTCTCAGGATCGTTATTTCGATATATATCTATTAGACTGTCTTGTTCTTCAGGCAAATAGGTTAAGTTAAAAACATGGTAAGTTTTAATCTTGCCAGGGATTTTAACTCGTTGTCTGTGTTCGTTTATTTCATATTTCGTAGTGTTGTTTAAGTCGGCATCGCTTGCGATTTGCAGCCGGCCAGCAGGGTCATATACGCTACGACCGTTTTCAAAAGGTAATGTTCTTTCTTCTGCTTGATTTGCAATTAGACTGTTAATTTCTGCAATTAAACGAGCAGCATCAAACGTAAATCTATTATTTAAAGGGGCGTATACAGGTAAGCGTGTGCTCATAGTCTACATTGCAATCTTTTATTTTATGCTTGCCTACTGAGTAAACGACTTAGTCGTTTACTCTATTTTACAAATAAGGGTCAATTCGGTGTATTAGAACCTTCGTTTTTAACCTCTACAGTACTGACGTGATTTACTGTTTGATTGTATAATTCCCTGGCGGATGCTATTGCTAATAGATTTTTTTCTAATAATCTACTTAGTAGCGTATCTCCGTATATTTTCCTACCTTCGACGTTTTCAAACACAAGAGTCGTTATTAATGTTAAATGGTCAGTCGATTCTACCCTTGTAAACTCTACGAGTTTATTGTGCATGCTACTATTTCTTTCTAACATTAGTTCTTGCGAAGTTTCTTCGTATAAACGCCCAGCCGGCGAATGCGGAAAAAACGGTGCAGAAGTATCAGGTCTTGTTGTTGTAATCGTTAAAGTAAACATAGTATCTCCTTATTTTTTACTTAGTTCTATAGCATATTTATGCTTTGCAAGCAATTCTTCTAACAAAAGCAACGATTTGTTGTAAAACATGTCTTCTGATATTTTATCAAATTGACTAGGTCTAAAACCACTATGTTCTAAGAAAAAATCTTGTCCAATGTTTTCTGCACTTTTTTGTAAAATAGACTTGATGTCTTGCTGCAAGTCTATCGGCATATTTTTGTTTGCAATAATAATATTAAAAACTGAAGGCGCTGTTATTTTTTGTTCTTCTAATGTTTTAACGAAATTCAATTTCCCTATTTTTTTATTGCAGCTCACTGCTAATGCACGAAGATTACCTTTTTCTTTAAAATTAATATAGTTATCTGCTTTATCTATAACCATGTTAATACCGTTTTTTCCGACCATATTCATCAGAGCATCTGTGTTTGATTTGAAAACAATATAATTTATTTTTATGTTATATTTCTCTCCCAACGCAAGTGCAGTCAGGTGTGTAGCATTACCAAAGCCGACCCCGCCGACATTTATTTCTTTTTCGTGTTTTAAACTTGATAATCCTGTTTTTTCGTCTCCTAAATTAGAAATAACCAACCAACAAGCATTACCCATCGACCATATCGGTACGTGATTGTTTTTGTCAAACATGTTAGTTTTGTAATTTTCTACATAAGCAGGCGCAATAACAGACAACGAGTTGTTAGGTTCTCGATCCATCGAATTCACTGCAATACCCTGATTGCCACCTGGTTTAAATACCAGTTGGAAATTATATTTTTCTTGCAAGTTATTTGCTTCATCTACCATACGTATGACGCTAGGTGTCGGACTTGCGCTGGCTGCATATGGAAAATAAATCGAAATCTTTTCTTTTGCAAAAAGAGAAGTGGAAATCATTAGAGATCCCAGTAGTGTTAAAAATGTTTTGTTCATAATAAATAAAGTTAATTATACACTTACTTATGACCTACGATTCGCTTATTTCAAAGCCTTATTTGTCTAAAGATAAATTTGGCTTTTATCAAGTCAATGATTTGAAATTCTATAGCAAAGTATCTGCTATAGAAGCAGCTAAAAAAAATAATGTAGACAAGATACATTGGAATTTCAATGACTATGAATTTGCATCATATAATTGGAAAATCGAACCAACCGAGGACTTAAGAACTCTTTATCAAAAACGAGCAAGGCAAATTAGAGAACGTTATGATTACATAGTGCTTTGGTGGTCCGGTGGAGCAGACAGTTATACAATGCTACGAGCATTTGTTGATCAAGGTCTGTTTGTAGATGAAATTGCAACCTTTCATAATTTCGGCGGTGATGGAAGTTGGGACACTTATTTAAATAGTGAAGTTAGTAGAGTTGCAATGCCGGTAGCAAAACAATTGCTAGAACATAGCCCATTGACCAAATTCCGGTTAGTAGATCATTTAGACTATCAAAAAGACTTGTTTTCAAAAGATAACAATAAATTTGATTTCTTGTATAAATCAAATGCTGTTTTTAGTCCAAATCAACAAGCAAGACGATATATCAGGGAACAAGAAAAAGATTATTTAGACTTGTACTCGAAAGGAAAATCTGTTTGCTTTGTTTGGGGTATTGATAAACCGCGTGTTAATTTAATAAACAACAAATATGCAATTAACTTCATAGACATTGTAGATAATGCCGTTAACCCTTTAACTCAGGAACTAAACAGAAGTTGGGAAAATGATGAGTTTTTTTACTGGAGTCCAGATGCATGTGACATACTATGTAAGCAGGGCCATTTAGTCATGAACTATTTAAAAAATGTGCCAGAATACGATGTCAAGGCTGGTTGGCTAACGCCGGAATATAATGTGTTAGGAAAAGCCAAATATAACAATACATTCATTTATCTAACAAACAACGGATTACATCGTATTGTATATCCAGATTGGAATACTGACACTTATAGTAGCGGTAAAGATGATTTTTTGTTAATGTGGAGTCCTCGTGACGCTTGGTTTTTAAAAGACGAACATAGCGAGCAGAGGAGAATATATACAAACGGGATTAAAAAATTGCAACAAATTGCAGGACCCGAATGGACAAGCATGAAGGGTATAAAATACGGCCTAGTTCGATCTACTAGCCATTGTTATTTTTTAGAATAATGTCAATAACTTTTTTTCAAGACCATAAAGCTTCGGTTGATTTTTATCAATTGCTGCAATCGGATATAGAGGTCATAAAAGACCGATCTTCTTGTCAATTCGACTGGGGGTCCCATTCAAAAAATATTAAAAATAAATTCATCCAATATGATCGATTACACACTTACGAGATTTTTAATTTCATAAGTAATTGCAATTTAAATATTTCAAGAATAATGCTTTATAATATGCACCCGAAAAAGCGCAAAGGATTTATCGATTTGTATGTCAATGATGTCAAAACTTCAGTTGAGTTATATATCCCACTAACGCCGGGAACTATTGACGTTAATTATTTTAGTGCCAATAACGATAAAAGTAAAGCAGAGAAACATAATCTTCAGCCACTACCTTTTATTATAGACCGCTCATTAAAAGGGATGTTTGTAAATAATAGCGACAGCGATTTTTCTTTTTTGCAAATTTTACTAGATTCAAGTGCAACTTATAATTATTTGCAAGATCGTATCAATTCTATAATTCTAGCACCGGGATCAAATTCCCACCACTTGCCACTAGTACCAGATCCAAAGTCATAATTACCCGGGCGAGCGTGATGGTTGTTATGCCATCCTTCTCCAAATGTAAAGACTGCATTAAACCAAAGGTTGCGGCTGTTATCTGTTGTTTCAAAATTCCTATATCCCCATTTGTGGTTCATATAGTTGCTAGTAGTGCTAACCCAAACGCTAATTACCGCAGGGATAATAACCACATACATAGCTAATGCTATTCCACCAAGTGAAAACCAAAAAGCTGTCCATGCTAACAATAAACCAAAATACCAAGTGTGAATAAAGACGTGAAATTTATCAAAGATTAAATGGCGAATCTTCCATTTATCCGGGGCATAATCGTAAGCTGCTACTAGCATGCGCCAGCTGCGAACTACTGGACTATGCGGGTCACCCGGCTTGTCGCTGTATTTGTGATGGTCTCTGTGCATGCCTACCCAACCTATCGCACTGCCAGTAAATGCCAATGTTCCCCACAAGGCACAAAAATATTCCCAAAATTTTGTAGTCTTAAAACTCTTATGCGTTAGTAGTCTATGATAACCAATGCTAATGCCAAAACAGCCAATCGCCGCATACATAAGAACTGCTGTTAGCCATCCTGCATGAGACTGGGGATAAAATATAACAAATGCTGCAACCAGTGCAGTTGCTGCCAATTGAATGTAAGGTAAAAATTCTGTATTAGAAGCTAGTTTGTTTGTTATGATTTTAGAATATGACATGCAAATATTTATTAGACTTTTCTAGCTTACAGGCTCTATTGATTAAATAAACATATGAAGATTACACCATTAAACAATTGTGCCGTAGAAATTTCCGACTGCGACATACGAGAACTAACAGAACAAGATTATGTAGATATTAAAGAGTCACTGCTGCGCGATTTAGTTGTTGTATTTAAAAATCAACCCAGGCTAACCGTTCCTTATATGAAACTAATTTATCGCATGGGTCAAGGCAATGTTGCTAACTGGGACCAATGCACGTGGGACATTCACGGTAATGTCTTGTTTAACAAAGCCAAAGAAGTTATCGATCCATTTAATTATGAAGGCATAGATGATCTGTATCCTGTGCAGCGAGTAACCGGACAAATAAAAAATGGCAAACGCAGTGGTATATTCGGAACCGGCACACTAGACTGGCATAGCAACTACAACGGACCGGGTAGGGCTAACGGTGTTGCCTTGCAGGGTGTAAGCGAAGGCATTAAGGGGACCAGCACTAGTTTCATGGATACTACACTAGCTTACGAAGCTATGCCTGCAGACCTCAAAGAGCGTTGCCAGGGCATAGTGGGCAATTTTGAGTATGCTCCCGAAATATGGGCAGAAGGATTACCAGCAGATCAATATAACGCTATGGCAAAAAATAAAGTTCCTTATCAAATGCCGTTGATCAACGATAGCTTTAGAGGAAAAAAAGGATTATATTTTCACTTTCATAACAAGTGCTCATTTCCGCAAGATCCATGCTTGTTAGAAGATTTAAAAGAACACTGTCTTCAGGATAAGTTTATCTATTCGCACCCATGGGAGCCCGGTGATATTATTCTGATGGATCAAATCTTGACCATACACAAACGAGATCAAGACGACCCTAATATATTAAGAGAGCGTGTTTTAGTTCGTTCGACGTTTAACTATAATGGATAAAACAAAAACCCGCATTATGCGGGTTTTTGTTTTTGTTTGGTCCGGCGTGAGGGAATCGAACCCCCATAAAGACTTTAGAAGAATCTTGTCCTATCCATTGAACGAACGCCAGAAATCTTGGTGCTCCCAACTGGACTCGAACCAGTAACCTATCGATTATGAGTCGATTGCACTAACCAATTGTGCTATAGGAGCAGTGTTTTATTTATTGTATCTATTATAGCAGTATTTAATAATTTGTGTCAAGTGTTTTGTGATATTGTTCTTCAACTTTACGTGCTACCACTTTGTGCAAGCCAGGATTCACTGCTAGAGCATGCGGAACAATATTGTGTCGCACATAGTTTCGCATATACTTAGTATCACCGTTAGTGTAATCTTCAACCCAAGGCACGTTGTTTCGTTCAGCCCATGCTTCTAGGTCCTCTTTCTTTGCCAAAGAGAACGGGCGAATTACACGATTGCGTTGATACGGGATAACCTTAGCAGTGCCGTGCAAGGTGCTCCATAGGTAAGTTTCTACACTGTCGTCAAGATGATGACCTGTAATCACATCACGCTGTAGGTTATCTAAGAACGCATAACGTTCATTACGCCAGTGTTCTTCGGGGCTAATGTCCTCAGGTCGTTCATTGACGATATGACCCATAAACAAATGCCAACCTCGTTTGAGGCAATAGTCCTTGACAACTTGGGCTGCAATATCACTAACCCCGGTGCCATGATGGAAAAATGCACATTGCACACTTCTGCTACGACTAACAAAATCAGCCACAGCCATACTATCCACACCGCCACTAAGAGCGATAACAGGATTTAAAGGGAGTTTTCCAAGTAGTTTAATCATAGGTATTTTAATGCAAACATCATACTGACTTCGTCGCTTTTAAAATGCAGCACTCCGCCGTTGAGATAAAAGTGGTCTTGTTGCTCGAGCCATTCTTTTAGTTCTAACCAGTCTTCGGTTTTATAATCGAGACCTTTGCTAATAATATAGCTGTTTCTTTCTAACGGGTTCTTACTTACTTTAATCATGCTTGCCCCATCGTAAAACAAACATCATGTAATCATCTTGGTCACGGAACAAGATGCTGTCCTCGAACTTGTGCCACCAACGGCTCCATGCATCGGGTTGACGAGGATGTGGACCGAACTGTTCTTCGCACCATGCATCTACTTCAAAATATTGCTCGACATCGAAATGTGCTTGATACCATTTACGGCTGAACTTGAATGAATCTTTTGCCATGGTGGCTCGTTTTTCGTGATGTCGATGTATTGCTATGCCTCGTGACAGGCTATCAATCATATTAATTAGATCATCTCGTTTCATAATTTTAACAAAAACATTAGGTAGTGTTCTTCATTGTTGAACACCATATAGTTAGTACAGTTGCGCCAGTTAAAGTATTGCTTGACACCAAACTCTCGTTTAAGATAGTCCCAGAAATTTGTTCTCGCTAAAGGTACGATGCCTTCTGATGTCATTTTAATGATTATCTCACTCGAATGTCTTTCAACTGGAACTTTATACTTAAACCAATGGAAAAACATTAGTTGCTCCACTGTAGTGCAAACATAAATGCTTCTTCGTCGCATTCAAATTGAATATACTTTTCGCGTTGATACCCAGGACTGTGATAGTAAGGATGCTTACAGTTTGTTTCGAGCCATGTATCTACTAAATGATCCTTATAGCTTCGTTGATATCCGGCTAATACTTGTTCATCTGATCGCTGATCATAAACAACCTTATGTAATTTCGGGAACTTTATAGTAGGCCATTTTTCGGACATTGTATAAGTTATTGCCATCAACCAAACCTCAATCTAAAAAGGAACGCATCTGTTGGTTCTTCAAAATAAAACAAATGAATATGACTTGCCCAGCGGCCTTCGATGTTATCGTCGACCCATTTTCTGATACGAGGGTATCCCTTTGATGCTGGATATTTTACAGGTACTGATACCAGTTGTTCGGCCATTGCTCTAGTGACTTTAACTTCAGTCCAAGTGGACATAATGCGGTATACAACAGCCGGACTAAACTCAACTCGCTTGTTATATCCTTCTTGCAACTCAAAGTTCATAGCCACCTCAACGCAAACAAAACTGCATCATCTTTATTCTTAAAGTAAAAGTCATTCCAATCGTAGATCCAATAGTCTCCAAACTGTTCTTGACACCAGTCTCGTACTAAATGCATTTCGTCTAGCAGTTGTTTATTGCCTTCGAGACTTACCATCGGAAAGTTCTTCCTTAGGTAGTTAGTGTCATTGTTGCCACTGTAATTCCACTTCTTTCCAGTGAAATTTTCGTACTTTGTAGTCATTGATGCAAACTCAAACATATCAACTAAACCTCAATCTGAACATCATTGCATCTTCTGCATCGATAAATTCTAAATAACACTTGCCGTTGATTTGTCGAACACTTGCACCTTCTTTCCACAACCACAATTCAAATTGTTGTGATAGATACCCACGGCGGCTTACCCTACAATACTCCGTCTCCAGGTAATAAAACTTGCCTTTGCCAAGGTGATTAATCTCAACATAATTGCACCAAAGTTTGTTTAAAAACTCGGGCTCTAAATAGCATTCGGGTTTAGTAATACTCATGACCACCTCAACATAAACATCATTGCATCTTCGGGCTGTCGGAACAAATAGCCATTGCTAATATACCATCGAGCACAAGTAGAATCAAACAGGTCTCCAGGCTCGCCAAACGAGTCATAGCACCACTGTGAAATAGCAGTCCATGTAGCTTGATTGGCACTAACACTCCAGCTGGAAAGACGAGGACGGATGCACGTATACTTTGCACCGTGCCATGTTGACGTTGTAGTTTCCAGCTTCATCATAGCTTATTATAGCACTATGATTATTTTGTGTCAATATTTGGTTAGGACCATCGTAAAGCTACTAACAAGGCATCTTCTTTGGTTCGAAAATAACCAAACCCCGGTCCGATAACGGCCGGTATCCCTTGTTGGTCGATCCAGTCCCGTACATCTTCATAACGATTCAAGTTACCTATGTGAACATCTAAACGATACTTGTAAGGATACCTATCGTCATTGTGTACGTGCAGGTCTGTGATTGTCATTTAATGCCGTGATTTAGTTTTTCCCAGAACTCAAATTTCTGTTCAGATTCTTGTCGTAGCTTCTTTTCGTTGTCTGCAATACGTTGAGCACGATGCATCTCTGATTTTGCAACATCCAATTTCTCGCTAACATCAGCGATAAATTTAACAAGACTCATAGTAGACAAACGGGTCACTTCACGCTCAAGGTGTTCTTTTTCTTGTTCAATCTCGTCACGTTCTTCGATATGGTATTCCATGTCTCTACGAAGTTGCTCGATGTAATCACCAGGACTCAAATTCTGCCAATCATGTTCAAAGGTCCTGTCAGTAGGATCCATGCCTGCATCGACCAGCTCTTGTACAATACTTCCTTCTTCTAATATCTTTAACAAGCGACGAACCAAAGGATCATCGTTGTATAGATCTAAATAGTTTAATAGTTCTTTATCCGATAGAGAATTATAATTCATGACCATCTCAACATAAACATCATTGCATCCGACTCTAAATCGAAGCCGCCTGTAATTTCACGATTGTTATATGCAACCACTTGATAATCGCCCCGGCAATTTAATGCACACCACTCTTGCCATTGATTGCGACCCCATTGCCAGCCTGCATTGCCACGCGGGACCCGGACAACAATGTTTCTATACTGCGGCATATCATTGGCTCAACTTGCTCATCATAACATAAGCATCCCATGCATTCTTGGCGCTTTCGCTACTACCAAGGCTGGGGACGATATCATACCAAGTGTCCTTTAGGCCATGGGCATTACCCCATAGGTCTTTAATATGGATACGGGGTTGGAACAACTTGCCGTTTCTAAACAATCGTACTGCCATATCCTGGGCTTCTTCAAGAGTATGCTCAGAAAGATCATATGCAGGGTTATCTGCGTATCCGTAATAATATTGTTGCATGATGTCCTTGAGCTTTTCCTCATCAGGACCCAAAGTGTTGCTTACAACGAACAACACATCCTCGTAGGCAACATCACCGTCAAGCAGACTCTTAACACACTTCCCGAGACTTGTTCCGATTTTCATTGTTGTTCCTTAACGCAAGAGATTTTATCAGGGCTATACATTAAAACAAAATTGCCGATATTAAACGTACCTAAAATAGCTAGTGCAAGAACAAAGCCGCCGACGACTGCTAGTATTGTTTTCATTCTTCAACTCCAAAATGTTCCAAGATACCTCCGGGACCGTCATACGCTAGTGTAGAACATTCCCGAACAATCAACTCTGCAAACTTCTCAATAAAGTTGCCAGGGATTTGGAACTTGGTGTCATCGACTTCTACTTCCAAGTTTACTTCGTTAGGTTCTGCGGCTGTAGCCTGTGCCGCTTGTTCTGCTAGTTGTGCAATTAGTTCATTCATTTTAACCACCGTGTTTTAATACATACATGAGAACATCTTCCCCACCAATAATAACCATTTGATTACCGTACTCGAGATATGTCTTTACTTTACCTCCCCAACTTGTTTGCTTTTTAACGGGTTCCACACGCACCATTTTAGGTGTAAGTGCTTTAACTGTGCAGATCTTTAGACCTGTTTGCCCTGCACTCACTGCCACAGGCATACCTACTTTAAGTTCACGTCCTAGAATGTCTAGGTGCGGATTAAGTTCTTCGGTCACTTTGATAATACCTCGACCATTTCTTCGTGATGTTGATTGATATAAAATTGTGCTACACGTATCATGTTCTCGGCATGCTCGATGCTGGTAGGAATTACAATTTTCTCACCGCGCTCAATTTCTTCAAGCAGGATTAGTCGCTCCCATTTAGTGTGGGGAATCATTTGAACCTTTTAGCGTGTCAACAAACTTGTCTCGCTCTTGCATATACTTGCCATATTGCTCGCGAAGTAAAATACGAAAGTAGTTTACATATACTAAGCCAGCAATACCAAAAGACAGCTTTAGTGAAGCGTGGCTAATAAAGTCTATTGAAACGAATACTAGCATAGCGACAAACAATACGACTACACTAATCATTAGTGTAGGCAGCAGGCCGAGCCAGGGCTCTTTAACTACAAGTTTATCATATTTGTAGTATATGTCGATTACGCCCCCAAACATTCGTTTAAGCAACCAACCGATAAAGTAAACAAAGTTTTTCATTAGCTTTTCCAAAAAGGTGTGCCACGAACTAACCAACGGACGGGGAATAGTACGGGAATCAGTAGCACTAGTATCCACACCATTTGAATGTATTCGGGTTCTACAAACCTATCAACAAAGATCGCATACATTCCTACAACAAAATAGACGAGTCCCGTCCAGAACATGTACTCGCCGGGACTCATCGGTAGTTTCATATTACTTAGGCAGCATCAAGCTGGTCATGTTGCTAGGAACAACAATAGTCTGCACCTTGCCGTTCTTGATACCTTCAGAGATATTAAGAGCAGCTTGGGCATTCATAAAAGCAATCGAGCTAGAGCTGTTGTTAGCTAGAGCAGCCATTCGACGTGCTTCTGCTTCGGCAGTCTTAACTTCAATTTCTTTTTGCTTGAGTTCGTTCTTACTACGAACCAATTCGTTAGCACTCTGAACAACACTGTCAGCAGGAGTTACGTTACGAATCATGACCTGGCTAATAGTGATAGCACCATCCAGTTTTTCCTCAGCAAGATTCCGAGTGATTTCTTCCTTGATAAAGTTTTCCATAGCATCACGATTGTCTGCCATGTCCAAGGCTTCATGCTTTCGTGCCGCTTTGTAGATAGCATTACGAGCATTTTGGACGATGTAGTTATACATTAAGTAAGTATCGCCTTTAAACTCTGCGTGGAAGCTGCGGTTCTTAGAACTATACAGTTCTGCTGCTTGATTCTTATTGAGGTTATAAACAACTACAGCATCTAAATCTTTCATAGTGCTGTTGTCTTTAGCCACTGGGGTCATATTCTCTAGAACCACGTTAACATCCTTGTAAGGGAAAGTCAGCACATCACCAATCAATACCTGATTGAAACTACCTGGCTCGAGTTCACCCGGTTTAACCTGTTTATCAAACCCAACCCGTACGCCAACTTCACCAGTCTCGATACGAGTACAACCAGTAGCCAGAGCAACTGCGGCAACAACAAAACCAAATTTAAAAACGCTTTTCATTAAAGAACTCCTGTAGAAAAAAGAAAGAAAGAAACACTAAAACCCAAAACAAAATACAAAGGGCGAACCCAAATATTACTAATCATAAAATCCTTAAAAGAACATTACTAGTCCAAACATTAGCATGATTGCTAACATAGAACTGATTATAACATAGCCTGCAATTTTTGTCAATTTAATCAACTGCTGACCTGTCATCATTTCTGTAGCCTTGATTGCCAAATAGGCCAGCACACTTAAAACCAAAAACAGAAAAACCACTCTAATCATACAATAACCTTTACACGAGTCAACCAAGTTTCTTTGCCGCCGGTGCGCTCGTTTACACTAGCGTGCTTTACGGTTCCTTTAATTTTAACCGTAGTGTTATCGGGAAATTCTCCACGATCCTTACTTGTAAAAAATTTTACAATATTACCTCCGCTTTTTGCAGTGACAATCAATGCTTCGTATTTTTGACTGTAGACAGTACTGATAACATCAACAGGCAATTCGTGCTTACTGCCCGGCATACCAACATATTCGCTTGTAGCGTTCAGGGCAAACATTGTTTCTGCCCTTGCTTCTTTTTTCAAGTCTTTACGGTAAGTGGAAGGCAAGCAAACCATGCAAGCAACTTCATAAACACCTACTTCGCTCATGCCAATAATAGAAGCAATGGTATCCGTAAAAGTTCCGCGCGATGGATGCAGTTGAGTTTCGCTCGCCTGCTTGAGAGTGTGAAACATCAAGCCCGAAAAGTGGGCAGCAAGGGTAGAAGCAAATTCGCGATCAACTAGTTGAATTTGATCGGCAGTGACAATATTATCTAGCACTGCAATAGCTAACGCCCGATTGGTGTTCTTTTTGGTATCTTCTGGACCAAAGACAGTACGGTCGTTTACATACTGACCTTGATTGATACGATCTGCGTAGGCAACTGCTACCCATGCGTCGGGAATGGTGTAGGGCTTTTTTGGTTGAGATTTAGGTTTTCTGCGCGGTTGATTAAACATAAAAAATCCCCGTTATCTAACTATAAATGTATTATAGCATAACGAGGATTTTGTGTCAATTAAACTAGATTAAAGATTGACAATTTGGTGTTTAGTTTCAGTAATGCCGTTTTCGAGATTGTACGCGGCTCTTGCTTCTAGTGCTAGACTATATTTGTCGTCGGCTAATCTTGCTTCGTAGTCTTCTCTAGTTGCCCAAGTGACACTGTAAGTCCAAGCAAGACCATCATCGCTTAAAATTACCTCTGGGTTGCTAATTTTATCGCTATAATTGCTTGCTCTGTAATTGCTATATACTGCGCCATCGGGGGTATTGAACCACCAATCGACATTAGTATTTGGTCTGATCATAGAAAATGTAATTCTAATCATAATAACTCCTAAGTTTGTTATAGTTATTTATCGAGTCATACAATAAAAATGCCTGCTACGTGCATCTTCTAAACACATGGCACGAGTATCGCGATAATGATATTGATAGCAGGCGTGCTCTCTACGGCGATAAATTTCGCACTGAGCAGACCTGTCGTAGTATCTATATTCTTGCTGATAAACAGGAGGATAATATCGGGGTTGTTCTACAGGCTGCTGTCCGCCTATAACTGCGCCCATGCCAGCGCCAAGAATTGCTCCAGGAGTTCCACCTATTTGTTTGCCAACAACTCCACCGATCACCGCTCCGGTAGTTTGGTTAGCTTGATGATGTGTAGCACAGCCCATTAAAACTGTACTTAATAGAACTACTGATAAAACTTTACGCATGGGCAAACTCCGTGATATGTTTACATGAACGCCTAAACTGAAAGCCGCTACAGGTACAGTGATATTTACCCGGTGCAACGGTCACTGTATAAGAATCACCTTTGCTGCCTTTAACCGTAAAGGTCTTAACAGTATTGTCTTTTTCTTGCTCTACAGGCTTATCGTCAATGAGCAAAATCTTTGCTCGTTTGATCACACGAAAAGGAAACTCTGGGTTTCCTGTAGACAAGGCTATTTCGTCGGGCTTGAGCCATTTAACTTGGACTTCATCACCCTCGTATTCAAAATACTCGGGCTGCTCAAAATACCAAACGCCCGGGCGATTAAACTCTGGATTTTTAACTCGAATCTTCATATTAGCAGTATACTGCCAAAGTTATTTTGTGTCAATATTGAGCATTTTGCCCCAAAGCTCTGCCCAAGGCTTCATAGCACTGTCAACAATAATCATACGATCATTTCGCAACTCTGCCAAAACACTGTCAATCCCCGCCATAGGAATGTTGATAGTTGCTTCGCGCTGTCCCGGACTGCTGGTAATAGAAGTAATGTTTAGCTTGCGAATAAGATTCATCAAGGGACTATTATCAGGCATACAAACACTGTAGATCTGCTTAATACCTCTGTTGCGTAAAATATCAACTGCATAACGTAGGACACGTTCGCCCATGCCTCTACGCTTAAATTCAGGCAAGGTGCTAATACCAAGCTCTGCGGTTGAGCCATCGGGACTTATAGCAAGATGCACTGCGGCAGCTACACGGTCATTGATCAAGCTGGGACGAATACCAAATAGCATGTCTCCTTCTGGAATACTGTCCACATACATTTTAATTGTAGTAGGGTTAGCAGCATAGCCAAAACGGCAAACACAACTGTCCTGATCAAGCTCAAGCAGGTGCTGCTCAAGCTGATCTCTTGTGATTGTTTCAATCGCCAGCATGTTCAGCTTTCCACTGGTCTGCTCTTGCCTTAAAAGCTTCGGGGTCACGTTGATGTTCATTGATAGCTTCTCGCAAAGCAGCTTCAACAAACTGATTAAAGGTCATGTCACGTTCATGAGCAGCAACCATATACTTGAGCAGTTCTTCATCTGTAAAATTTACAGGAACACTAACACGAGTATCGTAAGGTTCACCAGCAAAGATTGCACGAGCTTTCTCAAGCCAATCCTCATCTGTTTCCAAATCAGTGTAGGCAACATCGTCCCAGGCCATGTCCTTAATACCTTTAGCTGTGCATTCATCTTGGTAGGCCTGGGCATGCGCAGGATGTAGCAAACGATAGCTACGATTGTTTTCGTAGTCGTGTGCTTCTACACAATATACGGTTCGGTCTTTTTTATCAAAAACAATAGTAAAGCTGTTCTTGCTACGATCAGGATCGTGATGATCCAGTGCATAGGCATTATCACCAAAACACTGCCAGCAGTAGGTCCAGCCTTCGGTAATACTGTAGTCGATAACTTCCAAAAAATCTTTTAGACTGATCATTTTGTTTCCTTAAATTTCAATAAACATGTTAGGGTCGAAACCGGTTTCTTCCACGTAGTCTGCGTTGCAATAACCACGAGGGTTGCAAACAACACGAGTGCCGCCAATCATGTAGTCAAATACATGATGGGTATGTCCATGTGTCCACAGTTTGATCTGCGGATGATCCATGATAAAGTCTTCCAAGCTACTGTGATAAGCGCCGTTCATCAAGTATTGGCTCTTGTACTGTTCATGTACACTTTGGAAACTTGGGCTGTGATGTCCTACAACCACAAACTTTTCGTCGTGCATGCCTTCTACAATTGATTTGATGTAGCCAAGACTTTCGCGATGACGAATAACAGTGTCTGCCGGTTTAAGAGCAGTGTAGCCTTTGTCGTCGTTGCGAATAAGTCTATAGTCGTTCATCATGTCTCGAACTGCATGCAAGGTAATAGGATCATGCTTGTTCATGTCAGTCCACAAGGTACTGCCAATAAAAGTCACATCACCGATAGTCTTAATGTCCCGTTCTAGAAAGTAAACATTACTAAATCGCTGTGCAAAAAACTCACGCAGATAGTTGATGCTTTTGACCCACTTGCCGTGATACAGTTCGTGATTGCCTGCTACGTAGATCACGTGAGGGAATTGGAAACTTACACGCTTGAAGAAATCATTGTAGCGACCACTGGCTTGCATACGGCGACCATAGTTAGCCATACCGCCAGGTGTGTAAGGATCAGGACTGGGATAGTCGTAGAGATCCTCAGCAACAAGAATGTCACCCGAGAGAATCAGCACGTCACAATTTTCATCATTCTTGATGTTGACGTCACCAAATTCCAAATGTAGATCTGATACAACTTTAATTTTCATTTTACTATTTTATACAGGATTGTATTTTATGTCAATGTTTCTTCGGGCTGTGCGTTCAGCTTCATGTTCGTCGCATAGAACTTTTACCCAACCATCACCACGAGTTCGTCCAGGTGCGCCACATTCTTCGCAAGCGATGCTAGCCCAGGCTTCCGCCATAGTTACCAACCCGCGAATATAAGTGTCGCCGCCATCGTAATAGAAACGCAGTCCACCAAACTTTTCTTTAATTTGCGAAACTACTACCTGCTCCACTTGTTCAGGAATTACAAGATTATGCGGGTTTTCTTTTTGTAGTAGTGCCCGACGTTCATTCATCCAATCAATATGGCCTTGGATGTTTGCACATAGCAACTTAACAATAGGCCACCAGCCGGCACCCACTGCAATGCCGCCATATCGTTGCGAAAACATTGCAGGATACTGTGTTTCGATATCCTTAACAAATGCATCGTAATCTTTTTCAGTATAGGTCATTTTAATTTGTCTACTAAACGGGCATGATAAATTTCTTCTTCGCCCTCAAACTTCGGGCACTGTTCAAGCAAATCATCAAGCAGGAATTTTATTTTTAATAGATCCTGCTTGATGTAAAATCCAGTGTAGCCATCTGTTCCTGGATGGCTACACTCATATGCCATGGCTCGCAATTGGCGAATAACTTCGCCCGAGTCCCATCGCTTGTTAAAGCCCATTATACGTTAAAGGGCTGGCGAACACGAACTCGTTTAACGTTGCCTTGATTAGTTTTAATCTCAGCAGCTCGATCTTGCAGCCAGCTTTCCTTTTCCGCTTCAGCTTTTGCGCTTTGGAAATCTACAAAAGTTTTACGGAATTTGCCGCAAGTCACAGTCCAAGTCATACCACTCATTTTAATTTACCTTAAAAGTTAAAAACAACAGCCTATTATAACAAAGATTCAAGTGGGCTGTCAACACTCAAATTACTTCAAACCAAACTTTTCCAATTGCTCGTTATCTGCAACAATGATCTGTGTTTTAAAACGAGAATCGCAGTGTTGTTTTAGTTCATCCATATTACGACCTTGTGCAATAAACCTGTCGGTTTCTTTTTCAAAAAGGTAAAATACTTCACCGTGCTTTTCAATGTCGCAGGAGATAAACTTTTCTTTGAGGTTCTTGTTTAGAACTTCAAGTTCCTTTTTTAGTACTTCGTTTTTTGCACGAAGGTATCCAGCAACCAGTTTTAGGATCAGCCATGCAATAGCTGCACCAACAATAAAACCCCAAAGAAGGCTAAGTAGTTCGTTCATCGTTTTTCAATAACTTGATCAGCCAAACCATATGCCACTGCTTCTCGACTGCTCAAGAAGGTGTCAAACTTCATGTCGTTAAACAATTCATCGTAGCCTTTTCCAGCAGTGTTATGTTTAACGTAAAGTTGAGTTAGACGTTCATTGATGCGTTTACTTTCCTCGAAGCTTCGACGAGCATCTTCAAACTGCAAGTCCTGGACATGCACACTTCCGCTGGTACCACGAGTGCCCGAACTAACCCGGTGAATCATTGTACGAGCTTCGGGTAGAACAAAACGCTTGCCTTTGGCTCCTGCTTGCGCAAGGAACGAACCCATGCTACATGCTTGCCCAACTACATAAGTTGCAACATCGGGGCGGATAAAGTTCATAGTGTCGTAGATTGCAAGTCCTGCACTTACACTGCCACCTGGGCTGTTGATAAACATAGTGATATCGCGGTCAGGATCTTCGCTTTCCAAAAACAGTAGCTGGGCTACGATTAGGTTAGCCATGCGATCTTCTACTTCGCCTTCTAGCAAGATAATGCGGTCACGCATCAATCGGCTATACAAATCCATTGCTCGTTCGCTGTTGCCTGTACGCTCGAGCACCATTGGGACTAAACTCATTCTACTTCCTTTTCAGTTTGTTGTGATTGTGTAATTTTAACAGTGTTTTGTTCTACGAGCAAGCGAAGTTGATCAGCAACTTGCTCAAGATAAGGGTCCTGATATTCAGTATGAGGTGTATCGGCTTGGACCGGTTGTTTTGGAAAAAAGAATTTGAGCATGATAGCTGTATTTAATTTTGGTTGTCATAATTTGGTTACCAGCTAGAATGATATTCAAACCACCAATTAGGCATTTCTTGTGCTAGCAGTTTAGTGAGCCGATCTCGAGTATTCTCGAGATCTTGCCAATACCATTCGTCGATGTCTTTGCTACCAAAGAAGAAGCCTGCTTGTGGACAAAGCAATGTTGCAGCTTTTGTATGATCCTCCAACACTTCTTCGATTACAGCCAGAAGCTTTTCTAGATCTTCCCGGCTAACATCGTAATAACCACAGTCGTCGTTACCACCTTGTACATTGTCTACGAACCATTTATGGATTGCGTTTGACTTGCGCCAGTAGATGGCTTCTGCGGTAATTGACTTAATTTTGGCGGCACCGATCTCGGGGAACTCTTTGCCAATTTTTTCTGCCAAGTCCGTTTCATTATACCAAAGGTGACGCTTGGCATTCAGATACATATCCAGTCCCATTATTCTACTCCTTCAATTTCGTCTGCCAAATCGGCAATTGTTACGTTGACTTCTTCAAGCTCAAAAGTAAGCGGGCAGTCGCCTGAATTGATAACTTCTTGAATCAATGCGGCGGCTTCCGCCAGCTTGGTGATTTGTTCGTACTTGTCCATATTATTTCTCACTTACAAATTTTGTTGATTTCTTCAGCAGTCTTTGTAGACTGCACATAGGCCAATTTACATTGACTCTCGTTATACGATTCAACTGCAACGGCTGTCATGCCCGCAGCCATAGTGCCAATCATCATAATAGCCAACCATTTACTTTCCATGATTATTCCTTTATGGGAGTGAGTAGGGTTTGATCATAAACTTCTAGCAAATCTTCGTCCGAAATCTCTTTCAGCTCGTGTTCTGCAATCATAAACTTTTCCATGAGTTCTTCGTCGCTAAAGGCAAACAGAATATACTCGATCATCAATTCTCGCAGTGTAGACATTATGCTGCCTCCTGCATCCGAACAGTAAAGCCTTGTTCTTCATAAAGGTCTGCTTCACATGCTTCACACGTAAACAGAAACAAATCTCCATCCCAAACTTCAAACATAATGTCTCCTTAATAGACTGCAACTAGAAAAATAAAAAATGCCGCTACAGGGTAGCCCATAAACAATGCCAACATAGCCAACACTGTTCCGAAAAAGCCTTTGTCATTACTATCCATATCAACTTCCTGTTTGCATGATCAACACACTAGCGTCTTCTTTACTAGGTTCAAACTGCTCGATAAAAACGTGATGATTGTCACCGCTAGCTCTAATGCATGCATCGCCTGCAACATACAAAGCGGCCCAGGTTGCACCAACAATGTCTTTAGTGACAGGCTTGCCCCAGTGATCTTTGTAATGCACTTTAGTGGCACCAAGGAAAGGATGACGAGCACTGAGGTTCTTTACTTCGTAGATACTCCAGATGGCAGCCAGCAACAAATCGTATTGCACTTGGCTGTAGTGTTCGCTTTTTGCTTCCAAATCATTGTCTTCTTGTTTATACGCACCTTGCAAGCCAAGTCGAATACTGTCACGAGCTTTAGACAGAGTAGAAAACAATTCTGGGTTTAAGACACCTTCCAAGCGACAGACAACGTTGTCAATATCACAGACAGCATTGTGAATGCTCTTAAATTCTTCAGCTGTCACGATAACATTATTTTGCATGATCGAGTCCTTAAGCGACAACAATAACACGAGGAGAATCAGCGCGATCCATAAACATGTTGCCTTGCATAGGAGCAGTGAAGAAATCTGTCTTGAACTTCTTGTCGACTTTACCTTGCCAAACACGGCGAGTAAAACGAGCTCGGAAGTCACCAAACTGCTGGGAAATGCTAACAACTTGGCCTTCCATATAGCAATCGTCAATGCCATTGAAATCCAGGGATTTAACGAAATCGCCAACTTTAAGTGTAGTCATCTCTAACTCCTGTTTGTTTACGCTATGTATGTATTATAACGCAGATTGGATTTTGTGTCAATTATCGGGGCATGAAGTAAAGGGTGCCTTGTGCTGTTTCTTTACGAAAAATGCCTTCTTGTGCCCAATCATTTTCCAGTTGGCGTAGACCTTTACGATCCTTAATGTTAAACCCTACTGCAATCTTAACGCTAGCACCGCGTTTGCCATAATTTACTTCAAATACTTGGCCTGAAACAACTAACTCGAGTGCTAGTTTAATACGGTCCATTCGCACTTGTTGAGCCTGCGTATACAAACTTTGGTTTGCAATATTGCGCATACGGCGATCCTGCACTGCCCACCACTTGTTAGTAGCTTCTTTAGTATCCAGATTTACTGTACGCATATCAACTCCTGTTTGTTTACGCTATGTATGTATTATAACGCAAGCACCAATTTGTGTCAACTAAACAAAAAACCCGCCTGGGCGGGTTTTAATACTAGTGTATTACACGTTTTCGATACCGTTCAGCTTCCAATCTTTGCCGAACTTCTCGAAATGCCACACTTGGTTGATCTCAGATTCGTTGTCTTCGAACTTGTACCAAATACTGAACTCAGTGTTGTTAGCAAGCCGCACTTCGTGACTTACATTAGACAATGTAATGGTGCTAGGAGTCAAGCCATTAGTCAGTTCATATACAACATCCGGACCCAGCAGTACCTTAAGTTCAGTCACATCTGCTTCTGCAAATGCTCGTTGAATACGCCAAAATTGTTGGGTAGGGTTAAAAGGTTGTGAACTCACGCCGCGCTCCTTGTTGATAAAATTGCGAACCAGTTGAAAGCCTTTGTAGAACAGCCAAGCAACACCAAGAAGCAGGGCAACTACAATTACGAAACCAAATACATCAGCGATAAAACTCCACACGGTATACTCCTTTTTAGGTTGAGCAGCTACGCCGCCCGGGTTAAATTGTGCATCACCGGCAACTGCACCAGGACCACTTGCCACAACACCACCGGACGAACTTCCAGGAGTGCCGTTATTGATTACTGTAGTACCGCCACTGTGTCCGTGATTGCCAAACAGTGCATTACCTACTAGTGTGCCGCCCATAGCGCCTAGGAACGGAGCAGCCCATCCACCGCCTACTGTAGGCGCTGGCGGCTGTTGATAACCGTATTGCGGTGCAGGTGCATACTGCGGACTAGTGCTAGGCGTAGAATGTGTGCCTGAGGTGCCAGTAGTTGCACCTTTGCTAACAGCTACATCGTTTCGGACGCCGTTAGTCACTTCGCTTTTACGAACACCTACGCTAGATGTTGTGCCACCGATACCGCCAGGATGGCTCGGAGCAGGAGCCACTGCCTGCTTTGATGGAGCAGAGTAAGACGGTTTGCTTACACTAGAACTAGAACGGCTTGAGCTTGAGCTTGAACTAGACCCGCTGCCGCTTCGTCCGATACTACCAGCTTCAGCTACTGCGGCAACCAATGCGGATGCAACTACAACAGCAGAAATAAATTTAGATGCCTTCATAAGGTCTCCTTAAAAAATTAGTTTAACAGATTAAAAATAACAAGTCAATTCAATAGGACGTAAACAGTTCGTATATGATATGACTGCGCGGGACTTGGATGCCCCAGGTTTCGGCAGCATCTATTTTGTTTTGTAATTCCTGGCGTGCAGACGGTTCATCATCTGCTTGCACTGTGATTTGCACTACTTGTTTATAGGTAAAAACAAACGTATGCATCACATTGACCAGTAGGTTTCGCTAGCAGGATTGCAACACCAAGGAGTGTCGGCTTCAATCTGCACATCCTTGCCAATCATCAGGTTCTTGACCGTCATATAACGCTCTTGCACATCAAATCGCCAGCCGTCCTTTTTAGGATACAGTTGAGCAGTGAGTTCGCGCAGTTCGCGCTCAACAGCCTCACGGTCCATACCGTTAAAAGGATACTTAGCAACAAAACGCTCGCCAGCTTTGCAACGCTTGTCAGCTTTGTAAACTGCAACGGTCCAATCTTTCTTGCTCATTTCTAACTCCTGTTTGTTTACGCTATGTATCAATTATAACGCCAAAACCAATTCGTGTCAATTAAGCGGCTTCGAGCATGTTAGCAGGAACTCGCCACAGGCCCTGTGC